ATTAACTGAAGATTTTGCAAATTATTTGTTAGAATGGCTGATGCCTCATCCAGAATATCACAAAGAGATCACATTCAGTGTTAGTGCTAAACTAAGTTGTAGTGGTGAGGCGAAACACGAAGCTATCCGACCAGATATAGTTTGCGACTACGAAACATTAGGATATACATATCTTAAATTTGTAGTAGCCACAGAAGAAGATGCAGAAGAAGCAATTGAAACAGCAGAGATTTATAGAGCCGAAGGATTTACAGGACCAGTTTATCTTATGCCAGTTGGTGGTGTAGAATCTGTTTATACTCTTAACAATCGAAGAGTCGCTGAACTAGCAATGAAGAATGGTTTGCGCTATTCGGATCGTTTGCAGGTTCCGTTATTTAAAAATGAGTGGGGAACTTAATGAAAAAGATTATTAAAAAAGTCTTAGGACTAGATAAATTAGAAGATTCTATTGCTAAAGCAGAAGCAGAATTAAAAGCTGCCAATGAAAGATTGGCTCAGGCCGAACAAGCTGCCGCGGAAGCTAAAATTAAAGAAGAAGAAGCCAAACTTACTCCAAAAGAACGTGCCAGCAGAAAAGGCGAACCTTGGGTAGGTGTTTTGGAAACTCACGTAAACAAAGAAAATCTTCGTAACGGTTTTTTTGAACTTGACTGGAATGATGAATTTATTGTACAATTGAGACAAGCAGGATACGGTTACGAGGGAGATCCTGATGAAGAAGTAGTCGATCGCTGGTTTAGAGCCCTTTGCGGAGATGTTGCAGGAACAGAAGGAATCAACATGGATCGTAGAGGCGCAGGTTATATTAACGTACAAAAAATCGCTGAAGGCAAATCGCAAGTTTCATGACATATATTCTAGTAGATACTGCTAATACTTTTTTTAGAGCAAGGCACGTTATCAACGGTGATACTGAAATAAAGCTAGGAATGGCTTTTCATATCACCCTTAATTCTATTAAAAAAGCCTGGAAGGACTTTAACGGTTCTCACGTTATCTTTTGTCTCGAAGGACGCAGTTGGCGTAAGGACTATTATGCTCCTTATAAGCGTAATAGAGCAGATGCTAGAGCTATTCTTACTCCCGCAGAACAAGAAGAAGACAAATTGTTTTGGGAAGCATTTGACACGTTTAAAGAGTTTATCAGCGAAAAGACTAACTGTACTGTTCTTAGACACGAGCAGTTAGAAGCAGACGATCTTATTGCAGGCTGGATCCAAAGTCATCCTAACGATGATCACGTTGTGATTTCTACTGATACAGATTTTGTTCAGTTAATTGCAACTAATGTAAAACAATACAACGGTGTTACTGAAACTACAATTACACACGAAGGTTTCTTTGACGAAAAAGGCAAACCTGTAATCGACAAAAAAACTAAAGAACCAAAAGCAGCACCAGATCCACAATGGTTGTTGTTTGAAAAATGTATGCGAGGCGATACTAGCGATAATGTCTTTAGTGCATTTCCTGGCGTTCGAACTAAAGGATCTAAAAATAAAGTAGGTCTTATGGAAGCATATGAGGATCGCAACTCTAAAGGATTTAACTGGAACAATCTAATGCTACAACGTTGGGTAGACCATAACGGTCAAGAACATCGTGTATTTGAAGATTACGAAAGAAATCGCAGATTGATTGATTTGTCTGCACAACCAGATGACATTAGAGAAATTATCAAGAACACTATCGACGAGGCGATTAAGAAAAATAAAAATATCGATCAAGTCGGAATAAGATTGATTAAATTTTGTAATATGTTTGATCTCAAAAAAATTGCAGATCAAGCACAAATATATGCAGAACCACTTAATGCGAGGTATACACAATGACTGAACTACATGCAAAACCAATAATTCCTAACAAATATTGGGTAGTAGAACAAAACGGTTTACGTTATGCTACTTTAAGAAAAAACGAAGACAACAGATTTGTTATGTCTAACGAAACAGGAATTGAAATTTTTGAAACTAAAGAAAGTTTAATTCGACAATACGGCAAAGGTTTCTTTATAGCAAAAATCTTAAAAGAAGCGGACGGTAGTCCTGTTAATGAAGTCCATGGCTATTCTACTAGTACCGAACCTCATAACTCAGTTTTTGATATCAAAAATAAACTTCCCTTATTCACTAAAAGTGAAGATAGTAAAAGTCTTTACTGTGCAGGATATTACATCATACGCTTTGATAAAGGTTGGGTCAAAAGTTTCTGTCCTAAACTAATTACATTGCAGAGATACGAATATCAAGGTCCTTTTAAGACCGAAAATGAAATGAAGCAGGCACTGTCAAATGCATCAAAATAAATTACCAGATAGATTGGGCAGTGTTGAAAGATTGGCACAACGACTCAAATCTGCCGAAGCTTCGCAACAAAAAGAAATAAAGTTAACTATTCAAGAAGCACGTGAACTTGTAATGGATTTAGGTTTATTGACTGCCAAAATGGGTAATCATATTCAGGAAATACATGAGATGATTACCAAAATACAATTAAACAACGAAACTATCGAAGTAAAATTCGATGGCGGAACATTTTAAAGGATAAATATATACGTACTTTTCTGGACGTATATAATGAGCAGACCTAAACCTAAAGTTTTACTTGAGATAGCTAACAAGGAAACTTTTAAGATTGAACAAATTTTAGAAAGCGAAGCCATTTGGGCTGTTTTCTATAAGGGTCAACCATTCAACTTAAAGAGCGGAAGTTTGGTATCGAGTTACCCTGGACCTAAATATAAAAAAGTTTCTTTTAGCAATCCCGGACACGCACACAATCTTGCTAAAAAACTAAATCGTCTATTTAAAACTACAGACTTTGATGTAGTTAAATTAACACAAGGCGAAATTCTTAAGAAATAAAATGGATCCAAAAGATAACTACACGTTATTATTTTTACGTGCAGCTAATCAAGATGAGAATAAAGATTTTATTTCTTCGAGATCCATTTGGTGGTATAACCAAAGAAACAAATCCGAAGGCGGTCTTAGATTAACCGAACAAGGATATACTTTTGTAATCGAACAAGCACAGATCAAAGAATATGTTGTTCCATTTCCCAATGATCTAAAACTAACTCCACAAATACTCATTTGGCTTGACAAATTCATTGCTGGTCCGTATTATATTAATAAAAAATCTATAATAGTTTTTTCAGAAAAAGTAGCATTTGAACTGTACCTATTTTCTGGCGATGTTCATAAAATGGGTGCTGCAAAAGCTCTCTCCAAACACATGGCTCAGGATTAACTGGGCATTCATATATCAAGTTTAAATAAGTTTATGTTTAAAATCAATCCACTGAACATTTTAAAGAAAAGAAGGTTAAGCTTTGTTCCTCCTCATTTCTCAAAAATACAAATTCAAAATCACGATTTATTCTTTGATACTGATTTGATCAAATGGATTGATACGAAATTAAACGGTAGGTATACGATTGTAAATCTACCGTATGTTACCAGCGAAGGCAAAAGTCAAACAGGAACATTTGCTGCCTTTGAAGACCCAAGAGAGTTAACATACTTTATGTTAGCCTGCCCACATTTAAGGAGAAACTAATGACTGAAGAAGTTCAAAATCAAGCACAGACACCACCTCAAGAGCAACCACAACAACCTCAAGAGCAAGGTGCAGATCTAAATATCAGCGATCTACAAGCGTTAAAAAATATCATTGATATCGCTAGCACCAGAGGTGCTTTTAAAGCACCAGAATTAGCAGCAGTAGGAGCGGTTTACAATAAGTTGACCAATTTTTTAAATACGGTCGCTAAAGGACAATAATTATGGCAATTCTAAAACACGTAGGTAAAATGAAAGCAAACGGAGCTAAAGTTCTAGTGGCTTTCAGAACTGTACCTGGAGATCCTTATTACGCTTTAGTTATAGGAACCGCCAATCTTTCTGATACATATCACAATGCTATCATTAGTCTAGTTGAAAGTCAACAAGCACAGGATTCTAATGAATTCGGAGATATTTTAAGTATCAGACATTTTCCAGACGGACGCACTATGTTGAATGCTTTACACGTTGATGGAAAATTAATAAAAGTTCCAACTACCGACGTGATTATGACTCCGGATACTTCTAACACTATTCCGTTAGATCAATTGAATACTTTGATTGCTGAACAGAAAGGTGTAGCAGTTGATGAGCTAGCCGGTCTTATTGGCCAAGATCCTAATACACAAATACAGAATGTAGGCGATGTAAAAGATCTATCTCCGCAACCTCAAACAACACCCAAGGAAGAAAGCGGTGTCTTAAGTGATAGAGATCTTGCTAAATCTTATCGTAGTCAAGCAGATGCTATGTACAAAGAAGCTGCAAGATTACGCAAACAAGCAGACGAAATCGATCCTCCTGCTAAGAAGACAGCAAAGATAAAAGAAGAAACCAGTGCCTAAAAAATTATTCAGACCGCCCAAAAATGTCATAAATGAGTGGCCTGAAATTTTTGAAGATATGTACATGAGTACTATGCCCCTCTATTATACTAAGAAAATGCAAATTAAATTTGAAGACGGGCGCATCTGGGAAATCAACATAACAGATCTTTTAAAAGAAGTCCATTCGGATGAGTTAGCAGGAAAGTTGGTGGAAACGTTTAACGAATATCGAGACGAAATCAAAGGAATAGAATTCGATATCGATATCGCTAAACTGAAAAAAGATATTAAAAGATCTACTAAAAGAATCTTATAGTCTGGTATTTCCGTAATGTATAACTGTGTAATCTAGGTTATCTTTATTAAAAGTTCTCCAAGGGTCAACAATGATTGACCCTTTTTCTATTTTGCAATAAAGACCTTGGCTTTCTTCAAAACCTCTATATTCATAAGTAACTCTACGATTATGTGCCAATAACACAACTCCGTAGCATCCATTTATATCGTCACCTGTGAGAGGATCTATATAGGTAGGAGCATATCCTGCTTCTTGGCAAAAATGTCCTATAAGTAAACTATAACTACCGTCTATATAAGGAACATCAGGTTTATACGCCTTTCCATGTATAAAGATGCTCATAGAATTTTCTTTTGCTAGTCTTACTAATTCTAATGCTAGATTCTTTGCTTGTATTTCTCTCGCATTCATTATTGCATCAAACAAGTCGTATCCGAGATCTAATTTTTGTGCTAGGTATCTCAATGCGATATTGTCTCTAGGATGGCAAGAGCCTCCGTCGCCCATTCCTGCTTTCATGTATTGCGGGCCCATTATACGCATTGTACTTTTTGCCAATGCATCAGTCACTACATCGACATTGATATTTCCTTGCTTCACTGCAACGTCTTGAATCATGTTCACAAGACCAATTTTAGTAGAAATAAAGGTATTGTAGAATACTTTGATACACTCACATTCGTCCCAGGTGCCTACTACATACCTGGGATTATTTTCCATTACAGTTTTATAAAAATCAATTAATTGTTTAGCATCTCCAGTTTCACTACCATCTTCTGTTCCTATCATAACCATTTCTGGATTAATCATGTCCCAAGCTACACTGCCCATAGCGATTAGATACGGATTGTAAACAAATCGAGGATTTGTAATATAAGGAATAAAATGTTTTCGTACAGTTCCTGGTAACACTGTGCTTATCAACACTAACAATTGATCTTTCTTCATATGATAGTTTGCTTCGATAATTACATCTGTCACTATATCATATTGAAAATCTTTTGGTTCTAAATGTGCTGTTGGTGCTTTACCGTCATATAGAGGATCGTGTGGAGTAGGTACAGCTATGAATACTATGTCTTTATCTTTAACCGCTTCTTCTACTGTTTTACATATTTTTACCAACATAGTCGGATCCACTAGGCTAACATCATAGCCCGAGACCTTGTGGCCTTTCTTAGCAATTTCTTCTGCACAAGGTAACCCCAATTTACCCAGACCAATAAAACCAATACGCATAAAACCCCCAAATAAATAATAGCAGCATATTTATTTGAAAAATATTTTATTTTATACAGGTCTGAAATGGAGAAAATTACTAACTTTTTAACTGACAACGCCTATGTCCAAGATCCAAGAAGTTCCTGTCTCACAGTGTCATTGAACGATTTTTTAAATGATGATTTAAAAAACGATTTAAAGAATGTGTCATATGCCGATGTTCTAATCAAATATCCGAATTGGGAAAAGAATTCTGATTTTTTTAAATTTATAAACGAATCAACCCTAGACGAATTAAGGAATAATAAAAGATTTTTTCTTTTCTTTGATTGTACAACTGAAGGTTATTCCCCGTTGTTTGAATCTCCGTATTTTGATATACTATATTACAACTGTAAAAAATATAATATCTCACCAAATAAAATATTCTATGTATCATCAAACGCACAAGATTCAAAAAACATAAAAAATTTTAATAAAAAAAATCAAATAACAGAATCAATTAATGTTTTTAGTTTTCCTGCATTTGAGCTTGCAACTAAAGATATCGTCATCGGAACTCCAAGACGTATGAATCTTGATGCTTACTTACAAACAACATTATCTAATGTGAACTCTCAATTCACCGGTGAGAAACTTTTTATCAGTCTAAGTCGAGTTAACAGAGATTATAGATCGCTAGCACAGTATCTATTATCTCAGAGTGAATCGTCAAAATATGCCATAATTAGCCATGATATTTTTAGAGAAAATTTAGATTTTTTAGCAGACCGATGGAGGCATCAATTTAAGGTACTAAGAGACGAGCCTAAAGAAAATATTAGATCCTGGTTAAAATCTTTACCTATAATTGCTGATACTAGAGATTTTCAAACTAATCACGCATTAAACAGTAATAGTCATTTACATCATCAAACTCTGTTTCAAATAGTTAACGAAACAAAAGTCGAAGATTTGTATAGAACTACTCTTTTTTATAGTGAAAAAACATTCAAGCCCATAGCGCATTTTCAACCTTTTTTAATCTACGGTCAACAAGGTTGCAATAGAGGACTTCAAGAATTCGGTTACAAATTATATACAGATTGGTTTGATTATAGTTTTGACGACGAAGTAGACCACGAATACAGATATGTTAAGCTACTTAAAGAAGTAGAAACAGCAGTTAACAAATTAAAAAATTTATCTAAAAAAGAACAAATCCAGTGGAGATTTAAAAATTTAGAAATATTAAAACATAATTACACAGTATTAGAAAATAATGAATATACTAAAAAAGTTATTAACCAAATCGGTCAAACAATCTCCACCTACATTAATCAATAAACCTGTCCAACGAATTTTTACATTCGGTTGCAGTTTTACGAAATATCATTGGATGACTTGGCCAGAGATAGTTGCTTACGAATTAAATGTTCCTCTTTTTAATTACGGAAAAAGCGGCGCAGGAAATCAATATATTGCAAACATGATCTGTCAGGCAGATGCCATACATAAATTCAACGAAAACGATTTAGTAATGATTTGTTGGACAAATGTCTGCAGAGAAGATAGATATAAAAATCAGAGTTGGATTACACCTGGAAATATTTTTACACAAGGAATTTATAGTGAAGAATATGTTAAAGAGTGGGCAGATCCAGTTGGGTATATGTTAAGAGATATCTGCACAATAAAATTAAGTATAAATTTTTTAGAAAATGTAAAATGTCAATTTCATATGTTCTCTATGTGTAACATTATAGATATCGTTGATCAAAGTCAAAACAACCTTCTAAAAAATTTATTCTTTAAACAAAAAATAAAAGAGATGTACAAGAATGAATTAAATCAATTACATCCTGATTTTTTTAGTACGTTATGGAAGAATGATTTACAAGCTCATAAATTTCCAAGAGACGAAAAACAAATTTCAAAATTTTTTAAAGATGGTCACCCCTCTCCCGAAGAACACCTTGAGTACTTACAACATATATTCCCTAATAGTTTTAGCGAAAAAACTGTAAACGCAGTAAACGAAAAACATTCTTTTTTTGTAAAACATTTAAAATTTCTTTCTTCTCATTATAATAGACCATTTACAGTATACGAATTAGATCATCGAGAAAATAATTTGTTAGCTAAAGGTACTACACTAGTAGAATCACAAGAAACAACATTTATATGAAAATATTTAAAAGTTCAAATTTAAATTTATTAATGAAAGATAATCACTTTCATTTTTTACCGTTTGAATTTGAAAATAAAAAATGGACTATTGTTGATAAAATATCAGATAGCGATGTAGTACCAGTATTGTTTACATACGGGGAAGAGTTAATAAAAAAAACAGTCAATGAAATGAAAGAGTTAGGGCATACCGATCAACCGGTAATAGTCCTAAATTTATTTCATTTAATGGATAATGAAAATAATAAAATTGCTAACCGAACATATTTAGAACTTTGGAAGAAATACCTAAACTGTCCGGTTTTTATGATACACTCTAACTTAGACGAAACTTCTGAGGATTGTATTTTTAACGATATACTATGGAACAGACAAAAAGCATACTGTACCGAATATCAGATGTTTGATTTAAAAAACAGAGCCTGGTCATTATATGCAACAAAGAAAATGTACAACATAGGACAGTTTGAAAAAAATGATCACTGTAAAATATTTCTATCTCCAATAAGGATATACAGTGACTCTAATCATATTAGAATGACTTATCGAGCTAAGTTACTAAGTTTGATAAAAAACAAAAACGGTTATTATAGCGACAATACTAATGGAATGGTTTTAGAATCTGAGGAAGGTTTAAAGTTCAATAATAGACTATTGTCAGGTGGCGGAACTTGGTGGCCCGTTGCTAATAAATTTTACGAATCTTCTTATATCAGTATCTATGTAGAAACAATTCTAGAAAGAGATAAGCTGAGAAGTATAACTGAGAAAACCTGGGATCCTTTAATTAAAGGACATTTTATTCTACCTTTCGGATATCAGGGACTAATAAAAGATATTGAGTCCTATGGTTTTAAATTACCCAACTGGATTGATTATTCTTACGACGATATCGAAGATATCGAAGACCGGTGGAATCAGTACGAAAAAGAAGTTAATCGAATTTTATCTCTTAGAATGCAACAGCTTAATCTTTTATGGAAACAAGATTTAAATCTGTTAAAATATAATAGAGATTTATTTTTTAAAAGAAAGTACGATAGTCTGTATGATAAAATTCTTTTAAAATTAAAAAACAGAACATAGTTTGTAAAATTGTTCCATTTCAGGAAATGTTTTTAGAAAATTAGTTCCCCGTCTGCGATCGTACTCATTGAACCAATTATAAAAATCTTTTCGACCTTCTTTTAATCGTTCTTCGCTATAGTTAGTTGTTTTCATATAATCAACTACACGCCTAAATTTTTCAAACTCAAGATCGGAGAATTTAGTACGATCCAGATCATCCAAGTTATCTTTGATGAATTTTAGATGCGATTCCATGTAAGGAATGTAATCTTCCTTGGGCAGTATATTCATGTCATACTGCAAAGGTTCTTTTAAAAACGGTGTATCAAATCTAATGCGTTGCCATTTATTTTGTTCTAAACCGTTATATCTCTTTCTCCACTCTAATATCTTTTCCAGCAAACTCTGAAAATTTGTCACTGTAAGAATATTAAAAGTTATCATAAAAGTAATAGGCAATGCTGTCTTGGTAAGATAGGTATTTAAATTTGTTTCCCACACAGATAGATCCAACCCTGTACGAATATACTCTGCAGAATCTCCCCATGTATCTATACTAGTAAAAATTTTAAAATCTTTTATTTTACCGTTATTAACTAAATTATTAACTTTTTCTACTAGTCTACTGATTAGTAAGGGCTTAACACCAAAATTGCTGTTGATGTTTAATTCTAAATTTGGTAGGGGATTCTGTTCTAAATCATCTAGCAATTTCCAAGTACTCTGTTGCAATAAAGGTTCGCCACCAGTAATACGCAAGATAGTTAATGTCTTACGAACTTCTGGCCACCACTCCCACCAAGCAGCAACATATGGATTTGTTTCTTCTTCGTAGATTTGAAACCAATTGATATCATTCCGATGATTACGAACCATAGTATACGGTCCGTGATCTTTGATCTCTTTATAATAGCTGCTGCTGTGTTTAGGATGACAATATCCGCACTTGAAATTGCATTCATTTCCAAAAGAAATTTCAATATACTGTGGGTTAACAGGACTCATTGGATTTTCGACAACATTTTTAAAACGTTGCTCTGTGTAGATACTAGCATTACGCTCGTGTCGATCACTGATGTATTCAGATCCTAATGCTTCTATATTCCAACAATATTGACACCCTGACGGTTTCTTGCCTTCTAACATGTCAAATCTCTCTGACATCTTTTGTGGTGTATTATGCAATACGCTAGGATTGTGTGATAACTGATCTAGAGGAATCTTATGAGGAGGGGGATGATAACAACTATGTGTTTCTCCCGTCTGTAGATATATTGTAGTATGATGCCATTTGGCCATACAGAATGTAGGACTAACTTCATTCATTATCGGAATGAACTTTTTAATCCTCGATATGTCTTGCATCAAACTGTTCCTTTAACCAAATAAAATCATTAATCTTTGCTAATTTTTCAGGATCATCTTGCCATTCAACACCGAATGATCTACCAGAGACTGCTCCATCTATAGCATACTTTCCATAAAGACTATGTTTGCCTAGAGTACACCATGCTTCTAGTCTCTCTTCTGATTCTTTACTTACTTGTCCGTGGAGTCTTTTACTGGCTAATTTGACACATTCTCTAAATGCGCTACGCCAGGTACTGAATGGATCTGTGTTAAATGCTGTAACATTGCTAACCTGTTCCATTGCTTTAAATTTTTTACTGATACTAGTAGTCATGTCAGGGCTAGAAACATCAACTTCTAATGTCAGCTGGGTAGGTAAAAGTTTAACGCCGCCGTAACCATACTCAAGATCATTTATAGGATTACGGCTGCGCCATACGTGAACTACATCTCTATCGTGCTTAGGAACATAATAATCTAAATTAAAATCTTCTAGCAACTCTGCATCAGCATCTACGACCCAGAACATAGGTGTTGATACTAATTTTGCTGCTTCTATATGGGCTTGATGGATTCCTTTTACACCGTGAACACGTTTAGAATCAGGGTAACGATTTAAAAGTTTTTGATAGTTTTCATCTGCAAAAGTTTCATTATAACTTATAAAAACAATTTCAGACGGGATTGAATAGGTTGCATTTATGTCAAGGTCTTTAGTCTTACCAGTAAAAAACTGATATTGCCATTCTCGCTTGGTGATATTGGTTCCTCTAGGAATCAAATATACGCCAAGTCGCCTTCCATTATCTTGCAGAAATCTGTGTATGTATTCTTTATCCCAAGCAGGAACAATATAGTCGAAATCGTAAAAAATAGTACAGTCATCATCTATTATCCAAGCAAATTTAGTAAATGTATCTGATAGTGCTTGCTGAACACTTTCTCTTTTTTGAGCGTGTGAAAACTTTTTCTTTATCTGTTGCCATCTAGATTCAGAACCGGGAGTTTTTTGATCGATAAAAAATAGATCATACATTTGTATAGTAGTAAGTAGCGCAAAGATTTATTGTTTCGTTATAAACATCAGAGACATATTTGCTTTGATCTTTATCAAAATTTAAATATTCGAATCCTAGATTGTAACGGATTTTTTCTCCCAGATCTTTGATAGCATCAACAAGACCGTTGTCGTTATCTTCTTCATACGGCTTACCGTACTGTTCCCAAATGCCTTTTAATATTTCAAAGTCTCTTACATCTACATAATTCCAATCAGTGCAATTAGTTAACCAGGTACCTAATCTTGCACCGTAAATGGCATATAGTCCGTTATCTACGTGTGCTCCAACTGTTGACCAAATTTTTAATCTATGTAAATTATGCCACCAAACACGTTGTCGTATTTCTTGAGGCGGAACTTTGACTCCATTATATAATGTCATTTTAACACCCTCTCTAAAGCCAGCTCTCCAGGCCTGATACGGTGTTACATTAATAATACTCTGGCTGAAAGATTTAGGATGATTCCTATATCCGTCTTCCCAACAAAAGTCCACTTGTGCTTGGTCACTTTCTGCGGCTTCGTGTGTTTTCATGTTTCTAATAAAATCTTTATTCCAGATTTTTAGGCCGCCGTTGCCGTATCGAAGGTTGTTTACAGAATTAATTCCGCACCAGCCATAGACTTGTATCTTAGGATCATCCATGCTAAGATCTAAATCAAAAAAACTAGTATCAACTATATTATCACCGTCGACTGTAATAAGCCAATCCGTGTCTGATAATTCTGCCGCAGCCTTGTGTGCAGCATCAGAACCCTTAACACCGTGAATACGTTTAGCCCAGGGTGCTTTAGTTAAAAGATCCGCATAATTTAAATCTGCGTTTGGTTCGTCATAGGAAATAAAAACGATGTCGTGCTCAATTACTTTCATTTGACCTCAAATGCTATCTTATCAACAAACTTCAGGTAGTACATACTAATGTCAACAGGAAGATGACTGCTATTGAAGAACATCCTATGTTCTCCGTGAGTGATTAGAGTTTGTAAATCTAATTTTATTGTATTATAAATTACCGTAGCGTCGTTGTAATCAGTTATCCAAATATTGTGATCGTATTCGATCCATTTTTCTAATAATTGAATTAAATCTTTATTATGTAATTTAATTACTAACTCTTTTGGTTCTAGTAAAATAGAAATTCCAATATCTACTGTATTATCAAGTATCTCGTTTTGGAATTCAATTCTTGACAAATCACCCCAATCCGAAACTTTCTGTGGTTTTAATTTAATATGATTTGTTTTCAAATCATTACAATATCTATACATTCCGGCATTTACTAACGGATCTAAAAATTCCATTTCGGACTCGTGCATCTTTCTTACTTCACTGTGCATAATGTGAGTACGATTTTGATATTTCCTAGGATCCTTAGGATGAACTCCCACAATATCTCCGTTAAAAATATTGTAACTAATATGCCAATCCTCTTTTTGCGCTTCGGCAAATTCTGTTAATAATTTTATAAAATTTGTGTTATCCATCCTTTATCCTTTTTCGATTGATACGATTATATGTATTAATATCGTCCATTGTTATAACACTCTTATTTACATAATGTACGATGTCGGTTTGCGAATAATTTCCAATTTTAAGCTGAGCTTCTCGATTTAGAAAGAATTTTAGGTATCTTGTCCAATTTTCATCAACTAAATTAGCATCTTGCACATTGGATTTCATATGGACTATGCGAGGGAATCCTAAATCGAATGATATTTCATCTGTTATTCCTAAAATCTTAGAAGATAGTGCAAATGCTTCATCTGTTCCTATAGGTGATCCCACATCCTGATCTATCATTAAATTTTTAAACTCTTTAGGATACTTGGTTATGTATCGCACCATTTTAAAAAACTCTCTAGATATTTCAGAGTCCTTTTTAAAAAATGTAAAAGCAGAGTATAAATCTGGAAGATCGTTTTTAGTGAACATTCGACGATAAAAATCAGACTTTATTTTATCGCCTCTAAAGTTATATGCCCCTTTGGTTACATATAAATCTGTAAATTCTCTAAGTTTATCTATCCAATGACTGTAATCCGACATAAACAACATGTCTGCATCAAGGCAAACGGTATCGTCCCAAGGACTCAGTTGATCCATCCAACTTCTTCCGTCCCAATGAGTTTCTTTATTCCAAAATTGAATCTTATCGAACACCCAGATATTGTTTAATATCGGAAGCCAATTCTCATCATCGGTGACTATTGCTACGTTGTCGTATCCTGTTGGCTGTGTCTTTTTAATAGACAATGCTAATGCATGCGCCATTCTATGATAATTATGACTCTGATGTTTAGCAACAATGATCAAATAACCAAATGATCTCATAATTCTAAAATTGTGTCTATGTTATCAATTAAAAACTGTTTATTCATAAAATGAAGATCAGTATCTTTAACTTTTATGGGGTAAATTTTATCAGTCTTTGGTAAAAGAAATTTTAATAAAGAGTTTTTATTAAATTCTTGAACTATAACTGCTTCGTGAATCGTTTTAATCGGAGGTAATTCATATTTTACGTTCTTTTTAAAACCATCAATTATATGTAGAGCAACCGTAAATGCTATATCATTTCGAAACTGTTTAGTATCAAACTTGTAAATAGAACCAAAATAAAAATAATTGTTCTTTATAAATTTAACTAGATCAAATATAGCTTTCGATTCTGCATCTTTTTTAAAAAAAATAGTTGTAGCCCATTTTAAATCTAATGATGTAGGACTAAGTCGATAATCTAATATTCCTTTAACTTCAGGATCAAAAAAATCTACAGCTGAAGATATTAAAAAACTTTGATCTACATCCCAATACCTGTTTAGCTCTTTAGTAAAAATTAAAAAATCAGAATCAAATAGCAATGTCTGATCGTATGGAGTTAAATCGTATGCAGAATCTCTGTTTAGATTTAAAAAAGAAGTTTGCTCACCAGTTACAAGGCTTTTCCTCTTATTAGTAGCAACTACATCATCTGTTAATACAATAGACTCAAAAACTTGATCTAATAAAGTCTGATACTTTGTATTAGTTAAACTCTCAAGAGACTTCGAATCAGTTACTAAAGAAACAGGATAACCTAAATTGTCTTTAGCTAACTTAGCTGACCCTAACGCCATTAACAAATAATTTGTCTTTTCGTTATTATGAGCGTAAGTTAATAAACCACGTTTCATAGATCTACCAATCCAGAAACAGTTCGTTGTTTTTTTAATTTTTCAAATTCTAAGATGTAATCAGTAGTCGATGCAAAATATGCATCAAGGATTTTATCCATAAAATCACTGACGTCTTTTATTAGGATAGGATTTTGATTAACATCGAGAACGGGAACATTTTCTAATCGATTCTTTCTAATTAAAAAATCAATAAAATTAATTAGATTACTATCAATGTAAAAAATTCCGCCGTCGTGCCCTATAGTAAGATTTGATTGAAGCTTATCCTTTAGAATCTTTATTTGAGATTCTAAAGTTTTTCTATAATTGGCAAAATCTAATGCTCGTTTTAATGTTTCATCCATGATAGTACAGTCTGTTAATAAACTGTACTTAGTGAGGATTTAGATATGCGTTGAGATTTATGATTACGAACCAGTCCAATCGACTTGGCCGTAACCACCGGGACCGGGACCAACGATAGTATTAAAGCTCTTACGCTGAGTTACCTGGCACTGAGCTAGGCCACCTGCACTGTCGCCGTAACCTACACCCTGGCCAATTGCTGTTCCACCGCTATAACTATCTCTAAATCTCACAATAATGGTAACTTGAGAGGATAGACCGGGAACACCGTTATTGTTAACTGCGATTAGTTGAAGTTGATTTCCACTATAGCTTCCAGAACCATTTAATGTATAGAATGCTCTTTCAGTGACGCCTGTTGCATAGTAGTCTGTGGCTCCAAAAAACTGAGGACCACCGTTTAAAGATTGATTAGCAGTATCGCAAATCGTTTGCCAGCTGTTCGAATGAGGAGCATTGTTTCCTGTAATAGATGGAGAAAATGTAGGTCTAACAAAGAAACCACCGCCCGCATTAAAGAAAGCGTTGGCGTCTGATGCTGTTGCAAATGAAATTACTGCGGAGTACTGAGCTTGAACGCTGAAAGTTATCGACTTAGGTGGCAATGCTGCTAGATTTGTTGGAATAGTATCTTCATATTCACCAACTGCTACTGAGAATCTTGAGCTATTAATAGTATCTGCTAGTGTATTATATGCATCATACGTAGACCATTGAATTGTACTATACAAAGCAACGTTAGTTAGTGTGCCACTTCCTGCCTGGTGTGTTCTTGCTTTCAGTATATCGAGACGCATAGCATCCCATTGTGATTCTCTTACCTTTGTATCTGTATTTACAGCAACGTTTGACGCATCTAATGCAACACCATATCCGTACTGATATCTAGCAGAATATTGGGTGTCTCCGCTTGCTATGTAAGTTTGACCAGAATCTAATACCCTGCCTGTCTTATTTCTTAAGGTATTCCAATCACTAACTGAAATTTTATCATATTGTGCCACTATATACTCCCGATCATAATATTACACATTCTACTAATTTAATATCTTCATTATCGCTCGATTCTAGAGCTATTGCAAAAACATCATTTGAATGAGGGACTGCTGCTGAAGCACAACCATTATTTGCTGCGATGAGTCTATCACCCTTCTTAACTCTTCCTATAACCTTAACAGGCACACGTCCCTTTAATGCTATATATGTTCCTCCTTCAAGATCACTATTCATCTTGAACGCAGGTTTTTCGGAAACTGCTCCAATAGCACGTTGTCCCCAAGAGCTAGCAGTAACTTCCTTTTCTCCTCCGACTACAACAACTGTTCCGACAGCATATTCCTGATCTGCTAGATATTTTTCTGCCAAGTCAGCATATCTAGCTGCTGTAGCTGTACCCTGGAACAATTCTGCGTCGATGTTTCCGTCTGAACTTCTAGCTACTACTGAAGTTTTATCAACTGCAACTGGCACACTTATGCTAGTTGAATAATATAAAGATCCAACCTTTAGTTGATCTGCCTTATCTGCTACACCCACGAACTGATTAGCAAAAACATTACCAGCTGCATTTCTAGAAACAATAGATGACTTATCAATCGAAGCTGGTATAGCAGTGCTATCACTCTTATTATTAAGTTTGTCAGCATTTCCAGCTGAACCTGTTACAGATCCAAAGATAGTAGCAGGATTATTTGAGTCACCGACAGTACCAAAAAACGATCCATAGAAGGATTTAGTTGAAGCGACAAACGCATTTGAGTCGTCAGACGCTTTAATATTTCCTTTATGGATACCGGTAGTATCACCGTAAACCATTGTTATAGGTGATTGTGAAGATCCTACATTAGTAGCGTATACATTTCTTAGATAAATGTCTCTATATTTGTAAGATGTACTACCAATATCGTATGTTAGACCTGCACCCGGAGCAATGCCCGAACTACTTACTATCATAATATCTCTGTCTACGCCACCATCCACGATCCTATGTATCATTTGACCAGGAGAATTTGTAGTTCTTCCCTTTTGATTTTCAAAAATTACATATTCGCCGCCTTGGATATAATTTCTAAATTCGCTATCTTGACCTACTTTTAGGCCAACGTCAGCAAAACTAACTTCTTGATTAAAGGTTGCATTAGTTTTTTGTATGTATTCGCTGGCCAACACTCCGCCTAATCTTAATGCATTAGAAGTAGTTCCCCAGAATCTCCAGTCGTTACTAGATTCACCAGTAGTTGCATTAGTATCAGGTAATGTTACACCCTTCTTTAGAGTACTGAACCCTGATATCCCTTCTGCAGGATCAATGACGAATGCTTGTTTGCTTATTATCGCTACTACTGTATCTGCTACTAAAATTTTTAGAATAGCATAATTTGTATTAGTATCTTTTTCTTTTACAACTGACGCTTGGAAAGTCGAAGCCCCAAACGCTGGCGCAGTTGGAGGGCCAATTAAAGTAAAGTCTGATCCGTTCCAGGCTTTTAATTGATTAGTACCAGTGTCAAACCAAAAATCTCCAGTAGCTAAACCAGTAGGTGGAATATCTCCAATTTCACAACCGCCTGCTACCTTCCATCTAGCACCGTTATAAAATCTTAATTTCTTTGCACCGCTATCGTACCAAATCTGTCCATCAATCCTTTTAGGCGGTGCTGTGGTATTTGCAAAATTTTGAAGCAAATGTAGGAAGTTTTCGTTTTGAATTTCACCGTAACCGGCATAGTTTTTACCCACAAATCTTATATCTGTAGATGTGTCTACTGTCCCTTCGTTGACAGTAGCTTTTAAAGTTCCGTTAAAATTATTAATTGGGTATGAATACGCCATTCTCTGCTCCGTTTTTAGTATTTATTCTTATACAATTTGATTAACACCGCGTTTTTTCTCGATTTCTGCTTTCTCTTCCTCGGTGCTAACCCAATGATATACATCAGTATTAGAATAATTTTGCAATTTTGTCTGATGTTTTGTTCGCTGTGCATCCAGAAAATCTATCATTTCTTGAAATTCCGGTGTCAAATTTAAGGAAGGATTGGCTCGTAGCATACCAATAATGATATTAATCTGCTTGTGTACAGGATACTTGTCTATAATTTTTTGATTAGTACCGTACTTTACCAAAGATTCCGAAATAATAGGCTTTTGAAATCTATTTCTAATTTCGCCTGTTTCGTAATCTCCGTACCAAAATTCCCCAGCATCCTCATCTATATCAATAGATTTGATGTGAAATTTACTTTGAAAAGCCGGCTCGTTTCTAGGAGTATCATCTGTGACTTCCCCAATTAATGCTCCAGTGCTTTTTAAGAATATCAGTTCTCTTAACAATTTTGCCATTTTTATTCCTCACAATCCCCAATGTAAAACTAAGCTATACTTGGGTCTTTCGTCCTGTTCAATCTTAGTAACTTCATGTTCTATATGTATTGGCATATCTAACATTGCTCCCGGTTCTTCTTCGACTAGGTGTGCACCGGTTTCATCATAGTAAACAAAGTGAGGTTTATCACTTCTTAAGAAAATTAATTTAAATTTCCAATAACCGCCTGCACTATCTCTATGTCGTAATAGATAATCACCCGGATCATATCTATTGATAACAAATCCTTCTATGTCATCTTTATCGTCTGGTATAGTTTTCCATACAGCCTGTTTTAATTCTTCACTCATGTTAAAATAAAACAAGCTCTTTAACTGACTATTCCCGTAATCTGTTACAAAATTATATTCTTGTCCTGGCGCTCTTACGCTGAACTTGTGGCTTTCTTTCTCTGCAAGTTCTATGATCTCGTCAACATTAGTAATATAATTTTTAACAAGATTAACCTGATACATATTCCCAACTCGTTCTATTTGAATTAACTCTATAAGTTAAATTATTATTTCTTGTAGGATCGTTTACTGTCAATGCCCCGTCTGTTACAGAAGAGACATATGTAATTCCAATAAATCGTCCTGTGGTAAATCCTGCACCACTCATACTAATATTTTGTATAGTGCTTGCGATTCTGCAAGTAGTATTTGCAGCAAAACTAGCCGGAGGTGCAATAGCATTTAACAACTCTACTATCGATCCGGCGCCAGCGGATGTCTTATCCAGTCCCCTAGTATCTAAACTAAAAAATAATGGTTTAGAAGCAATAGCATCGTCTACATATTTTTTTGTTGCAGCATGCATTGGCGATGTTGGATCTGCTGATAAGGTTAGTAAACCAGTCATTGTTCCGCCTGCCACTGGAACCTTAGTGCTGTCATAAATCGTAATATCAGATGTACCGTCAAAACTAATAGTGTTTATTGATCTTGCAGTTTGAAATTTTGTAGCTGTAGCTGCATTTCCGTTTAAAGAAGCAGTGATAGTGTTAGCAGAAAAATTACCACTGTTGTCTCTCGCTACAATAAATCCACCACTGTTTCCTGATGTTGCTTTAATATTCCATGTCTCTGGATAAGTTCCTAGATACTCAGCAGGAGCTCCTGGTTGGACATCTCTTTGAATATATGCTCCAGCTGTTAATCCAGCGCCTGCCCCTGTCGGAGCAACTATGGTAATATCACCAGTACCATCAAATGATACTCCATTAATATTTCTTGCTGTTAGTAATTTGCTAGCTGAACTAGCGTTGCCTGTAACATTACCAGTAACATTTCCTGTAAAGGTTGCATTATTGCCATCTGTCCCGCTGTCTAACACTGTAGTACCGTTAAGAGCTTTGACATCTCCTTTTACGTTTCCTACAACATTTCCAACTAAATCAGCAGTGATTACTCCTGCTGAAAAATCACCGTTGCCATCTCTAGATACTAACTTACCACTTTGATTTGCAGAGGAAGATGTAACATTCCAAAATACCTCAGCAGATCCATTAAAGTTAGACCCTGATATGTGAGTACCGGCCCTTAAAGAATACGGTACACTTTGATTAGCAATAGTAATATTTTGTGTTCCGTCAAAATATTGATCATTTATGTATCTTCCATTTAACAGTCTTGTAGCAGTTGATGCATTGCCAACAAGACTTCCGGAAATATTAGCACCGGATGAAAGATTTAATCCGACAGTAATATTATTAAAACCAGTTATAGCTTCGCTAGGATCGATAGTAAAAATATTTTTAGATAAAATTGCTAGAACTGTTCCATCTACAACTAATTTTGATATCGGATAATATGTGTTGTTACCGCCTTTAATTTTTGTAGATATTAATCTTGTGTCACCGTATCCTTGTATTGCTTCTGGACCAATTAAACTCCAGCCTGCGGCAGAATATGGACTTGTTCCATCATAAACAAATAATTGCTCAGTTGTAGATTTAAACCACAGATCTCCTTTTCCCGGAGATGTAGGAGCAGATTCTGCTACCTGTGCGTTTGCTACAGCTTTCCATCCAGTTATATCATAAACATTAACTGTCTTAGTTAACGTATTATAATAAATTTGTCCTTGTACCGGCTTTGATGGCGGTTCTGGAGCAGCAAAGTTTTCTAATAAAAATAAAAAGTTTTCGTTTTGATATTCACCATACCCGGCATAATTCCTGCCGACTAAAGTTAAGTCGGTAGTAGTGTTAATCGTGCCATCTTCTAGCACAGTTAACGCAGTTCCGCTCCATTTGTTAATCTGATATGCCATGTTTCAATTCCTAATTATGGTAAATCTTGTTGCCAGGTCCACACTCCTGAGCTAATTGCGTATTCTTTTACAAGTCTTGTAATAACTATATCAGGTGTAGGCAAAGACAACGGAGAAATGTTTAAGTCTGATAAAACAGTTCCTGTAGTCGTTGGACTAACTCCCGTTACTACTAACGAGAACGATTTACTAATCTCACTAGTAAATGTAAATGTCTCTGAAGTATTGCTGTAATAATATGTTAATACTCTACATTTAGTGTTTGGCTGATGCTCTGCAACTGGAAATAATTTTTCTATATACGTTGCAATAGCACCATTGGACAACGGAGCTCCTGGATTTAACGGATCAGATATGTCCATGCTAAAGCCTAAGTTAGCTCTTCCTACTGCATAATCAACATATGCTTTAGGGGCTGCATCATTAGCTGCACTAGGGCTTGTTACAGTGTTAGTAAATGAATCATATGTATACTTGATTTCTTTAATTTCAGATCCTGATACTCGAATAGCACCTACTCCGGCCGGATTTAAGATTAAATCAGTATTTGTAAATCTTGTAGTGATTTCATTATCATTGATAAAAATATCATCTACTGTAAAACTTGTAAATGTACCAAAGGATGTTAATCCAGGTGCATTAGTAATTGCAGCAGATAAAGTATTTCCGTTTAATACTTCAACTCCGCCAATCTTAAGACTTTTTCCAGCATCAAGGTTTATATGTTCTGAGAAGTTCCAAGCACGACTGGCCAATGCCATTCTGCCGCCGGATGCCGCAGCACCATCTTTAGACCACATTATGATGTGGTCAGTGGTTCCTTTCAGTGTGATACCGCCCTGATCACCGCTATCGTCTGTAGGTGATGCAACCTTAGCAATTTCTATCAACTTGTCTTCAACTGTTAATGTCGATGTGTTAACTGTTGTTGTATCACCTAATACTGTTAAATTACCGTTTACCTGAAGATTTCCGCCTATTAAGGCTGTACTTTCTGCGTTGTTAGGAAATACACTAACTATCTGATCAAGTGGATTCACTTCAATTGCTGTCTGTAACTGAGTTCCGCTCGATCTGGCTAATAATTTTATTCGTTTACTAATAGAATCATTTTGAACTATTAGATCTCCGGATCCATCTAGATATAGTTTTGCCTGTAACGAATCGCCAAATGTATATCCGTTATTGTTGGTCGACGATATCGATCCTTGTATATTGACTGATGGAACATCAGTTTGAAAGTATGAAGTAGACGACTTATTGTTTAACTTTTCACTGTTTAAAGCTGTTCCGTTCCATTTTACTCCTATTAGAGTGCCCGGGGTGAATCCTATTTCAATATCAGTATTATCAGGAAAGCCAACTATTCCGACCGATGGCCTAAATTTATCCTTACTGAATATTCCTAATAAATTTCCACCGCAGTACATTAATGCAATGGTGTGATCCAATCCTAAAGTATCAGTTGATGTCTGTACTCTAAAGCCTGTCTCTTTTTGTAATTCAGTATAAATCGGAGCTACTAATATCAAAGTAGTTCCATCGTAAAAAAATAATTGATTGGTTCTATCGTTAAACCAGAGATCTCCCGCTCCCAAACTTAACGGTTGATTAACTGAGATTGTAGCAGTCCCTACTGAAACAAAGTCTAATCCGTTGTAAACTTTTAATTTCTGTTCTGTAGTATCATACCAAAGCTGACCACTAATCGGACTAGTTGGTTGTGTTGTACTAGAAAAATTCTCAAGCAATTTAACAAAGTTTTCGTTGATGTATTCACCAAACCCGCTATAATTCTTTCCCACAAGTGTTAGAGACGAACTTAGCTGATCTATCTGACCATCTGCTACCGTTGCTAGAGTATTTCCATCTGATTTATTAATAATATAAGACATTTATTTTTCCATTATGTCAAAGTAGTGAACTTATCGACACCATATCTAATGATATAGTTGACTGTTAAGAACGGATTCATTAAAGAGAACGATTGTCCTAGACTAGCCAGTGTTCTATCTTTAATACCACCCGATGTTGGCAGTCCTTGTAACTGATTCGAAACATATGACGATGGTCCAGAAATTAGTTGACCGCCGTCTTGAGGAGTAGCAGTGTCTGCTCTATAGGCATAATACTGTTCACCCTTAGTACCATTTAAGTTTGTTCCTTTTAGATCGTGCTCGTGTTGAGGAAGATTTGATATTGACAGCGACGATGTAGCTGCTCCGGAGAATCCACCCAGTGTCGTTGCTTGATCACCTGGGACACGTCTAGGATTAGGAGTACCACCGCCTGCATCAACTACTCCGACTAGATTACCGTTATCCATATCTTCTTTACCTAATGCAAATCTACCTCTTAAATCAGGTAACTTGAAGTACAATGTGGGATCGCCGATCCAGGTATAATTTAAAGGGACATACTTGTCTAAAATTATATCGTATAGATCTCTATATCTATTTTTTAACACTTCACTACCGTCGCATAAGAAAAATCCAGGAGGTGCAATATTTCCTGCATAAGGTAAAATAGCACCAACAGGAATTCCTAAGCTGCCTACAAAATTATCTCGGGTCATCCTTCTAATTTTATCTGTAGTGGTTGCGTTAGGAACGTAAACTAAAAGTTGAGTAGTATCATCCGAAGTAGTAATTGTTGACTTGTTTGTAAACAAGTTTACAGATAATGTAGTCGGGAATGTTTTATTATACCCGCCTGTTGCACCGTCGAACGATACTGGATCAGACACCACATCTCCAGTTAACTGGAATGTTGTGCTTTGTTTTAAAGAATCAGCTGTACCAGCTGTTCCTGTAATATTTCCGCTAAAAGATCCTTCAAAGGTATCTGCCACTACTCGCTTTGCATATACGTTATTAAATCTGTTTCCGCCAGCAGTAGAATCTGCACCTATATCATAAAGATTTGATGTCTTAGGTAATATAGTATTCATCGTAGAAGTATTTTGTACTTCTAGATTTCCTCCGATAACAGCACTCTTAGTAACTGCAATGCCACCTGCTGTCTGTATACTACCGCTAGAAAGATTTACGGCCGAAGCTGTATTTGTAATGTATAAAGTGCCAGACAGTTTCTGATTACCAATTATATCTAAAGATTCTTGAGGATCTAATTGATTAATACCAACAGATTCGTTCTTAATTCTAATTACTGTGTTTGGCTGTGATAATTTACTAGTCTGTATATCAATTGGATTACCAGCTAATGAGTTATAAATCTTGGCACCGGTTGCTGTATTTTGTAACTTAAATTCGCTGTTAATTACTAGACCGTTAGAGTTATTAATATTAAATTGATTATCAACTGTATTAATTTGATCAGTTCTTAAAAATTTAGTAGCCGATACATCAGTAGTACCAATTCTTAATGCTTCTGCTGATGTTGATATTCCAATTAATTTAGTGACATATCCAGCATCCAATGTGGTGGTTGTTATATTCAAACCAGGTTTGATACCTTGTTCAAATCCTGAAATAGTTGTCTTGGGACTGAATGCAACTGAGCTAACAATTGCTACCGGCTTGTCGTCTACATAAAAACTTAATACTGTTTTCGATGTCGTGTCTTGTGCTACAATGGTTTCAACTAACGGCCCGGTTCTTGTTCCGCCGCTATAGAACGGTCCGACTAAAATCCACCTAGAACCAGAATAAATTGATAACTGTTGATTACTGGTATTAACCCATAGATCGCCCTGCCTGCTTGAAGCAGCATCCGGTTCTTCTACTCCGGTTTGTATATTGCTTGCAGCCTTCCAATTGGTACTATCCCAAACTTTTAATTGTTCGTTTTGCGTATCATACCACAATTGACCTTCAACTGCATTAATTGGTTTTGAACCTGAAGCAAAATTTTCTAGTAAATGTAAAAAATTCTCAGCAATAATTTGACCATAGCCTGTAACATTTCTTCCAGGAAATATTAAGCTGGTATCAGTATTAGAAGTATTGTCATATACTGTAATAGGTACTTTAGTATTTTTATCTGTAAAATTGACTGTATATGGCATCTTTATACCTCAGTGAAACCGGTTAAGCTCTGAACACGGATTGTGTAATCAATCTGCAACAATCTGTTCAAAGATTTCTGTACAGGATGGAATATAACGTGTGTCAACAGTTTGTAATTTCCTGCAGGATCGTATCCTTTTAAACCTAACTCGTCAAAAACAAAATTACCGTCCATTGATTGACTATTATCAAACGCCTCTTGCCCTAACGGCTCTCCATAATCTAAAAAACAACTAACCACAATATCTGTATATGTTGCTCCACTTATATGACGAATTTCCATTTTATTTCTAACGGGATCCAAATTATCTTTTTGGTATTCGTCTACTACTTTGGCATAAGTTTGATTATACAAACTGGAATTTGTTCCTGTTGTATTCGGAGTCAAATAAGTTATCAATCCTGTAGGATCAACCGTTGTTCCGCCTGTTCCAAAAACCATCTGATAAATGGTTCCTTTGCCCTGAGCTGCAAGACTATTAGCTAGGGCAGTACTCATGTTTTCGTAATGAATTGCATTGCGTTTATTAACAGCAATTTCTCCAGTATCAGGGTACCATATTTTAATATGACCTTCGACATGAAACCCAGCAAATTCGTTAGGTTTTTTAGTGTTTTCTAAGTTTGACATAGTTAGATTTTCTTCCATCTTGTATTTATTCGGGTAATTTTGTAGTCTTATTTCTCAAGAAATTAGCTACAGGAGTGGTATTATCAAGCAATGTAGTGCCCGACGATGCTGTAGTTAATCCCTGATCGTAAAAAATCTGCCCAGTACGCTTAATTACTGTAATTCTCACACCGGCAGGTACAGCTTTAGTTAATCTAATGTAAGGAGTTTTTCCGTTGACACTAAAGTCTGCTTCAACATCAATGTCTGCTGCTGGACTTTCTAATCCGTTGTTTTCAGAATACTGCTTATATGAGTCTTTAACTAATCGTTTGCCTTGGATAAAGACCTCCAGTTGATCGCAAGGGCCATAAGTAGACGGTATTGTATTTCTATACCAGCTCGATCTTGTGCCTTGTGCCGGAGTGAAGCTCAGAGGACCTATTAGCAGAGTTGATCCGTCACTAACAAAATCTTCTCTAGCTTGATACTCTCGATATGGTAGAGATTGATAAATGCTGACATCTACTACTTTGGATCCAATTTCGTGTGACTCGGCAATCGCTGAACCGTACACTCCTCTTCTTAATTGTCCTAGTATGTTACCAGTTTTAGTGTAGTACTCGATACGCTCGCTATTGACGAATATTGTTCCTGGTACTCGATCTGCAACATTCGGAACCGGTAACGAACTAGCATCATTTACTTCTATAACAGTATCATAATACTTTAATTCTTTTGCCAATTCGACAGAGTTTATAGAGTAATTTGTGAAATGATTATGATTCAACATATCTTTATAAAGCTCGTACGCAACTGGATCTTTATAGACATTGTTTCCAAATATTAATACTGTAATAATATCTGTATCTATAGTTTCTACTCTTAATTCAGCTATGCTGTAAAGTTTGTTATAGCTGTAGTCAACTTCAGGAGTTAGTCGATGGCCGTTCTTGTAAATCCAAATAAATGAATTTGAGATAGACTGTCTCCTAATAGGTAGAGATGTTTTGCTACCGACAAATCTATCTTTAACTAAAGATAGTGTTGAGTATTCACTGAACCAGGTTACTAATATTTGATCATTAGGATTTAAACTTAACGAACTATCAAAAACAATATTATTATTAGAAATTGTATATTTGACATCTCTTACAATTTCTACAATAATTTCATCATTAATTGTTAATTCAGAACTTAATACTGTTAAGGTATTTGTTTGACCGTCAAACAACCATTGTCTAATAAATTCAGCAAGGACATTATTAATATAAACCTTTATCTGAGATAATAGTATTGATCCTGAAGCAACTGCTGGATCAGTTCCTATAACAAAAGAATTATTTGAACCATTATATTTTACTGATAACATGTCTCCCGAATCAATATATAATCCGTTAACTTCTACTATCATGTTTCCAGCAGCAGAAGCTTTTTCTAAACTAACAAAGTTATCAAGAGAATAAGTTCTTGTAGATCCGTCGTATATTATTGTTTGTTGATTAATTCTTATAGGAGTTTTATCAATTAAAGAATTGTTCAATCCTCCCATAACAAGAATCTTAATTTGATCACCAACGTTAGGAGCGCCAGGAAATTCTACTGCTGTATTATTAGTATTATTCAAGACTGTTGCAGAATTAATGAATATTGCCGATGACTCAATTCCATTTACTGTAGCAACTATTTTACTAGTATCTGCGTACCTTGCATTAGTTACAAAGAATCTCGTATTTCCGTCGCCTACAAATTCTACATAGTCTAGTATTCCATATCCGCCCGGACCGAAGCTAACAATTTCTATCGGTATTCCAAATGAAGGTGGATTTAAAAATTCAATAGTGCCGACGTCTAAGTTTACCCAAGCATCAGAAGTTGTATCATATTTGTCAAGTGTTAATACTTGTTTTATTTTGTCAAGATAAACTGCAACTGCATTAAACTCTAAGATGCTTTGGCCAATTTCAAACTTTCTGTTTATTCCATTGCCAAAGTAAACTCTGCTTAATACATTAGGAGCTCCGATATTAACTGAAGTAAAAACTTTAATAGATACAGAATCTAATACTTGACCAGGAATATTTTCCTCAGGAGCAGGCACCTGTGACGGGCTGATGAATGTTTCGCCATAAACTAAAATTTCATCTACAGTCTTACCTGTAGCAGTCGTATACAGACTATTGGTGTTCGCCAATGTACCGCCACTTAGATTTGTATCTAAAACATTTAGATCGCTGATTACTACAGTTCCGTCGCTATCACTAGATCTAAATATTAAAATGTCACCAGCCTGTGTGTGAAGATTGTAAGGTAAATTAACTGACTTAGTTACTCCGTTTCCTACAAATGTATTCATTACTGCGGTAACTGGAGCAGATGTTTTTCCATTTGGCTGAACTGTCGAGCCGTCATACACATCATAGTAAGGATCGTCAATTCTTGTAAACTTTCCTGTCTTATCAGGAAGCGTAGAAAAGTCTCCTCGCTTAATGTAGACGTTAATCGCTTGACCTATTGCAGGAACGTATGGCAATTCAACTGATGTTGTGCTGCCGTCTGCTATAACATAATAGTCGCTATTTGCAGATACGCTGTCCCAACTGTCACTAAACCAAGGCAATGCGTCCCAACCCCCTGTTGCGGTGAATGACGATCCTTGTATAATCACTCCGCCGAAGTCTATACCTGTCATTAGCTGTTCTGTATTGTTTCCTATCATTCCAGCATCTGGGGAATAAAACTTGTTTATTCTGTCAACGCTGTCTAATATAGAATCATTTTTTTCATAAGATATTTTGATCGATGCACCGTTAACAGGAACATATGAGAATTTAACTCTGCCTTTTAATACAGAATTTCCATCAATTTCTTTAGTGTATAAAGTAACTGTGTAAAGATTTGATAAAATTAAATTATTGTCAATATAGATAGTAAATTTAGATCTATCTCTAGTAGGAGGATATTTTAAATCAAACACCGCTGTTCTGCCATTAGCAGTTAAAGTTTCTTCTTGCGTAAACTTAGTGAAAGATCCTTGTTTTGAAATCCTATCGAATTTAATTCCAAGATTCATCGATCGTACAACGCCTCGACCAATCGTTGCATAGGCCGTTGCCGTTAATGATAAATCAGTATTTCCGCCAACTAATTCTACTGTAGGAGATGTTATATAACCAGATCCTGATGTTAAAACAACTACACCAGAAACCTTTCCGTTTGCAATATAAGCTTTAGCAGTGGCACCTGATCCTCCGCCACCGGTGATTAAAACTTGTGGGGGATTAATGTAACCCGATCCTGCATAATAAACATTAATTTCAGAAATTCCGTAGCTGTTATTATCTGCCCAGAATTTCCAAGGATAAGTCGAAGTTATTTCATTTGTCGATTTAACTGGTAATACTTGCCCTTCCGATTTATTAAATGTCGGTGGCAAATCAAAATCTGAAATTATAGATCGTGTTTGATCTAGGCTATCATAACAACTTGTATACTCTCTTATTTTTGTTCTATATGGTTTTACTTCTTTTAGGTATTCTTCAAAGCTTTCTAAATTATCATTTTGATAATGTGTTTTTTGTACTAAATCGCCAACGCTGTGTAGAGCCTGTAAGAAGCTGGTCTTGAATGCCCAATCTACATATAGTTGTTCTGAGAAAACATAATGAATACTATTAAAGAAAATTTGATTCCATTTATATTGCAAATCATCTATTAATATATCAGTTTTGATAGCTTCTATAATATTTCTCGTTTCAGCCAATGGTTGCTTATCGTACGCAGCGAAATCGTAAGTGCCAACATTATCATAACCAACTTGATTAATTGAAGTATCATAAAGAGTACTAGAAATTTGTATTGTTCCGTTCTGTCTACCGATTAATTCATATTTCTTGTTTAGTGTTGTAGCAGTAACATCGACTACCTGCAACACTGCCCATCCACCTGATCCGTATTCAGAAACTTTTACCAACGAATTATTTTCTAATTCAGTTAACGTATCGTCTAAATATAGACCAAGAATTTCGTGGTCGATTCTTGTAGAAGAACTAAAACCAGTTTTCCACCAATCAACATAGGACCAATATTTGGTAGTATCATATCCCTGTGTTAGAGATCTATAATACTGGCTTGTTCGATCTTCATATTGATATACAGTCCAATAATTATTATAAGTTTCGTCGTTGGTGACTAGTACCGAGAACCCTCTAACAGTTAATGTTATAGAATCATACTTTTTACCTTTGTTGATAATAGTATACCCTGTAATTCTTCCAGAATTATCTATGGTTAACTCAACTTTAGCACCGACTCCAGTACCGGAAATTGTTACTGGTGGCGGAATTCTATAACCAAAACCAGAATCTAATATATCAAGTGATTCTAGTTTTCCGTCAATGATATTACCTCTCAGAGATGCCGTTCTAACTTTAGGGACTGTTAATTGTGTTAGGTCCAAATAAGTTTCAACAGTAATATCATATAGATTCAATAACGGATTTGGAATCTCATCAACTGACCCCAATCTTTCAAAGTTTAAATTATCTGCAAAAGGTTTAGTAGTTAAAATTTCATTAACATTATCTAAGAAAATTTTAAAAGCTGTGGATCTATCTATAAACATACTCTGTCTTGGTCTAAAAGATAGCCCATATTTCTGTTTTGCAGATAATGACGGATCTGGCACTTTGTTACCCATTGTGTCGTATCCAACTAAACTGTCAATCCATTTTCTTTCTAATGTTTCTGCTGGTATACTATCAGCAACACCTTCTGTTAATAACTGATATTCATTATGAATTAAATTAATATTTTTATTTTCTTTATACCATTGTATGTTGAATAATATTTGATCTTTTGTAAGAACTTTATCAAAATTGAATGCAACATACTCGTTGATTCCTATTACACCGATATAAGGAATTCCAGCCAATGACGGTGAATTAATAAATGCAGCCACAGATGCTGCACTAATAGATCTGTTCTTAATGTCTGGAACAACAACAGTATTTTTTACCCAGTAATAATATAAAGTTTTATTAATTAAACCTGTGTTCGTATCATAAAACTCTTTAGAGTTGTATGTGGAATCATCAGGATATAATGGCTGTCCGCTTATTCCAACAGCCAATCCTTCATTAGTGTCTGCAACCAACGACCATTCAGAAGGTAGTAATTCTGTTTCTATCCATTCATAAATGTCAACACTTGAACCTACAACCTGTTGATTCCAATGTCCTGTCCTGTAGGCAGTAGTTCCTTGCTCATAATTTAGCCATTTAGCAGTATCGGAATTCCACCAAAGCATTCCTATCTGATCTCCGTACCAGGCTTGATTAGAATCAACTACTACTTGTTCTTCATTTCCTCTAGAATAGAATGCAGGATCATAAGGATTTTTAAATCTAATCTCTTCTTCGACTATTCCTAAAAACTTTCCTTTATAGTGATCAACTATATCAATATCTGCAATCTTAACATTTTTAGAAGGATCGTAGACTGATAAACTCTTGATTAATGATATGTTGGATTGTAACTGTTGTTTGGCCAAATTCGTCCAGACAACTTTATCTTGTTGTTTTGTGTATAGCCTTATTTGTCCAGCAGTAGTTAAGACATTTGGCTCATCATTATATGTCGGTGAACCAACAAGAACAAAATTTTCTGTTGCAGAAATACTGTATCCAAAACTTTCGTTTGGTACAAAGTCTGCATCAAGATCTTCTGCTAACAGATATTCAGTATCTTGTTTTTCAAAAACATAAACTCTTCCTGACGATCCCCTGGCCTGACTAAACGTAGTCGTTCCATTGTCAAAGACTGTGTTGTCCGAGAATCTTGTTTTTAATCTCGAAGTTGAATTTGCTGCACCAACAACTAAACGATTTCCACTTGGAGTAAGAATTAAGTTACTTCCGAACTTTTCAAATGCTTCTAAATCTAATCCGTTAATCTTGTTAGTTAATTTATAGTTCGGTGATGTTGCAGAATTTTTAAGTACATAAACTAATCCGCTGTCTGTTAGATTAAAATCTCCGTATGGAGCAGAAACAACAATAATAGATCCGTTTATATTAGAAGATACTGCATAACCAAGTCTGTCACCAGTGTTTAATGTTTCAACACCGATATCACTAATCGTTGAAATATTTGATATATCAACTGATTGATATAATTCTAAAATATCTCCGCTGTCTATTTTATAGATATAAACTTTACCTGTATTCGTTTTAGATGAATCTTCTGGTTCAAATCCCGGTGATCCGACTACCAAAGTCGAACCGTCTTGACTATAAGCTACAGAATAACCGAATTGATCGTAAGGATCTACAGAAAATTCTTTAAACAAATCATCAGTTTTTAATCTCCAGATGTCACTAGTGCCATCATTATAAAATTGATAAACATTACCGCTATAATTATTTGCGCCAGGTGCACCGACTGCTAGGTATGTAACATCTCCTAACTTTGTAGACGATAAACTAAATCCAAAACTTTCATACGCTGCCGGTCTTGGAGAAACATAAGTGTCTTTCTGGGTCCATTGATCATTTTCCCATTTATAAAAAGTGATGACACCTTGTTTAATATATCCCGGATCAATACCTCCGCTATCGGCTAATATGTAATCTGTCAATTGCCATTGGCTAGAATTTAAAGTTATAGAACTTCCGTCGCCGTTAATATTCTCAGTGGCTTTCCACAGTTTTCCATTATATACAACTACTTGACCGGTTAGGTAAGTAGCTGATGGACTGAACGTGCCTCTATAAGCAGAATTAACTCCGCCTGCATCATAAGAACTTACAATCAACCATTGTTCATCATTAGTAACATGAAGATTTGATCCGTACTTGTTAGTTAATTCCGATAAGAACTCGTTAGGTGGGATTAATATCTGCGAACTCTTTAGTCCGTCAGTATCTGGTTTATAAACAACAACAGCTGAATTTCCATATAAGGAAGCAATCGCTTGTTTTCTTTCTGGTACATAGAATACACTAGTTCCTGCATAAAGAGGAGAAGTTGTACCAAATTCAAGCACTTTATTATAGGTGTAAACAGAACTTTGTTTTTGTAATACTTCCCAATTTCCTTCTTCGTCATCATCTATAAAAATAGTATCGCCGACTTTTAATCTTGCTATTGAATTATAATCAGTATCATTCGAAGTTGCAAAACGGCATTCAACAAATCTACCTATATCGATAGCTGAACTATCTTCTGGCAATATCGGTGTTGATGAAGTACCTGCAATTACAAAAGAGAATCTATCAACTGATTTTACTTTATAAAATCCAGTTAAGTTTGTAATACTGGTTAATCCTACGTATTCGTCTACAGACAGATCATGAGGAAAATTTAATACAACAGTAACGTCATTGGTTATATCATCTTTAGTTACAGAATTTAGATCAAATGAAGTTCTTGTATATCTTAGAATACTCCATTGTATATCTTCTGTGTCAAATGTTACCCAAACATGATCTCCGTATTTGACTTCACTTATATTCAAGTCAGGTATATTATCTCTAGATGATATTGCCCATTGTACCTGATCTACTGCAACATACCCTGCGGTATGAGAAGGAAGTTCGTATTTTTTCTGAGGATTAACATCTGTACTAAACGGAACTAGTGATATTGAATAAGAATTATTATCAACTCTTATATACTGATCACTTACATCCTGAGAAGGAACATTATTTGTTAACAGTATTGGTTGAGGATTTAATCTAAATTTTCCAGAATTAAGATAAAACTCAACTTCGTTAAATTGATCTACTCCGCCGAATGTTCCTAGTCTAAATGCCCATTCTTCTTTTAATTGAATACTATCAAGTTTTCCATTGCTTAACTTATCAAAGACCTTGGTAATAGAATTAGGAGTTCCTTTTTCTTTTATAAAGCCTTGATACAATTTAAACTGACTGATATCATTTTGTGTAAGATTATCAAGATAATCTCTCTTTTGATATCCAATTGCATGTCTTGCTAGGTCTCGCTGGCTTGTGCCAACGCCTTCGGCATCAAGATCATAATAATCTTCAAATTGATTAATCTTATAATCAAAGTTTGCTACTAATCCTTTTTCAGGAGTATAATCTAACTTAGTCCACTTTGTTTCGTCGAAAGATACTGAACCTACTTGCTTTATTTGGCTGGTCCAATAAAACTCTCTATACTTGACGATGTCTCCTAACTTATAGTCTGTATACTCTTGCCATTTCTTAATATTAACATTATCAAACAAGAATCCTGGGCTAGTATAATCTCCATCCCAATCAGTTGTTCTATAACCTATAACTTTCAATCTATCTTGTCTATATCCAGATGTCTTATCGTACAGAACATCGTTAAAGACTGTCCTGTCGTCAAAAATAACGACGTGCTCTTTTAGCACTAAATTTAAAGTTATAAAATATATCCCGTCAGATGTGTCAACTACATCGACAGTCAGAGTCTGATAATCTCTAATAACATTTATATTAGACACTGGTAGTAATGTACCGTCACTCTTTAAAACAGAATAATCGTAAAAACTATCTAATAAAGATTCGGATACACCTACTCCAAATTTAAATACAAACTTTTTAGCATTAGGACTTAAACTTAATAAAGATCCCTCTGGCCAATTATGCTTGGTCCAGAACATAAATTCTTTAACGCTGGTAAACCAATCATTTACTGTTGATAACTCGTAGTTGAATTCATCAAACTGTATGCCTATGCTCTTAAGATATTGTTCGTATCCAAATATAAAATCAATTACTTCTTGTACAGTGCCTAATACTGTCGAATATGGCAACACGCTAAGTTGTGAAAAATCAAATGTATTACGCTTTAATGCTTCTACAGCCCCTTCTTGTGGTAAAGAAGGAATTTGCTTATAATATTCAGATTCGAAACTTGCACCGGCAGTGTGACTCGATATAACTCTATAATACTGATTATTATATTTGACTATCTCACCCAAAGCATAATATTTGTTTTCAGTCCAAGTAACAAATGAGGAGGTGATTCCGCCAACGCTGATTAATGGATCGCTTTGATTTGATATGGCTTGGTAATAATTAAAATAAGGTCGAACTTTGTCATATCCGTTTATCTTCCAACCTGCTGCGGTTTTTTCTATTAAAACTGCGCTATAAGATATGGAAGAGAACGGTGATCCTACATTAAAAATTATCTTAAAGTTTTCCTTAGGAACAAATACACTCCTACTAGTTGACTTAGGATTTTTACTATCTAAGATGTATTGTTGCTGAGATTCATCTACAAACCCAGAAATTTTGTTTGATAGTTTTACATCAATGCTGTTAAATTTGTTTTTTATTTCTAGGTAATTCTGAGTTTTCGATTTTGAATAATCTATCAAATAATTTAATAAGCCTGCTGTTTGATTAGAATCAATATCAGGATAGACTATATCTTCGATCTTAACAAATTCTTGAGTAGGTTGGTAGATCGGTTGGCCGATTATATTTTTAGATATTCTAAATGTATCTAACGATTTTGTAATAAAATCAAACGGTCTTAATAAACATAATGTTGATATTACTACAAAAGGATATTCGGAACTTTTTCTCCAGGCATTTTCTACAGGAGCAATATCGCCAAACTTGTACTCTCCTTTAGCAAGGACTAAACTAAATTCTTGGGCTAGATTGGATTCTAATGGAGATTGTAGATCTCCGTTTTCATTAACTGGAAGATGTTGTAACAGCGTAGGTCTCTTATATCTATCGTACTCGCCTGCTCTCGGACCTTGTCGTATAATACCGTCTTTTAAATCTTCCCATAATAATAAATTTCCGCTAGTATATGGGGCTGGTCCGTATTCCTCTTCCCACCATGTTGGTTTTTCACTAAACCCTAACATTTCCCAAGGACATACGTGAGGTCTATCAGTATCATAGAACCAATCATAGATACCTCTCCAATAACCTTTAAGATTAATTGTTTGGGTAGATTCTGTCATGTTAGAATAATTGTATGTGAACGAATTACCGTTCTCAAAATAATCATTCTTAATATAATCAATGTTTGCTGCCGAAACCCATTTTAAGAAATAGGACGCCATTACAGAATTTGTCTCATCTTTGTTGAATAAAGAATTTCCGTAAAAACCTCCTAGGTTTTCGTCAATGTTAAAAACTGTTTCCTCATACGATGTTTTGATATTGTTGTAAATTCGTTTTTCTAATTCCAACAATAACTCATCTCTAAAATCATCATAAGCAATTGTTACACTACCATCGTGACCTTGAATTACTTTTGTAGGAGTAACATAAGTGTCGTCTACATAAATTCTAGGAGTGAATTTTTTATATAAACCTAACTTAGTCGGTGTAGGCGGAATAAAATTAAATGCAGTAGTTGAATACTGACGGATTTCTATAATGTCGCCTTCATTTAAATCTATTGTAACATTTATAAATCCAAACGTAGAATCAAAAGTATATTCGCGATCTACTAACAATTGTACACCATTGTGATATACGTAAATGGCGTTTCTAGAAAGGGTCGAAAGATCAAATTTTTCTGTTAAGGCAAATACTTTTATCTGTCTTTCTACTGTATATTTGAATCCGAAATATGCTCCGCTACCTATCATGTCAGAATCGGCAAACGGAGAGTCAGCTGTTTTAACTTTGTTTAATTCTTTAAAAATTTGATCAACAAAATCTACTGGATTTAGATCATAATTCAGTTTAACTGCAAGAGTTAAAAAATTATTTCTAAATTCAGAATATGATCTCCTAGCAAAATCTAAAGATTTAATAATATTTGTATTCTTATCACAGATCAATGTAATAGCGATCGGAGACAAACTAGCATGTTTGAGGAATCGTCGACCGTAATGTTGGTAATCTGATATATCTCTAAGATTAGAAGTTCCTGGAAAATTCCCACTAAACTCTTCGGTTATCTCTACCATCGATCTTAAATGATCTAACGCTTGCCCAAAGGTAAATGAAGTTAGATCCTGATTTAATGGATTATTTTCTAATGTTGGAGGAATTTCATAATACCCTTGGTCAGGTACTGCATCAGTCCAAATTTTAATTGTAATAACTTCGCCGGCACTAAATGTATCTTCAAAAGTAAAGTCTCTATTATTAAGACCAGATCTAACATATCGGCCATTGTAAATATTTCCGTTTCTATAAAAAACGATTTTTTCTCTAGTAACCTGTTCCCAGAAAATAGTGTTAAATCTAATAGTATTTGTGCTAATACTTAATACAATACTATCAATAACTGGTTGTAGATATAGCGTATCAGTTTCAATCCAGGTATTTGAATATGTTACATTAGTTGAATCAACATTGGTTCTTAAAAATCCGCTGCTGATTTTCTTTTCTACTATTGATGTTGTTTGGTACTGGAACATATCACTGTCCCAAGTAGCATCAAATAATATATCACCTATGTTATCAATATTAAGATAACTCAGGCTAAATCCTAATTCAACGTCAGATACACTTGATCCGACCTTATATGTTAATACTGTAGTTCCTTTGAACTTGCTTGACGGATAATAGGTTTCATTAGAAAAACTATAACCATCGCTGTCATATACATCAAATAAAGGAGCTTGATTTACTGCTGTCTTTAGTTGGCTTAAAGTCCAGGTAGTACCATCAAAATGGTACATTCTTCCGCCGTTGTCTTGTCCAAACTTTACAAGAACACAATCGCCAGATACACTGACTGCGTCCTCTTCTTCAACTAGATGAATCTGTTTTCCTGTGATTCCGCTGTACTGAGTCTTTATAAAAGTTACTCTATAGATTTTATTTTTTACTAAACTATCAGTATCAGCTGTGAATAAAACTCTGGCGCCTTCAAATAAATCAACGCCTTCAATGTTATAACCTGCAGAACCTTCTATAATACTAAATGCGTCAGATGTAAACACATCGATAAGGTCAATATCTTTCTTAGCGAAGCTACCGTGATTGAATAATTGAAGATCTGGTTTAAATTCTATAATTGGTCTTTTAGCCCTAGCCGACTCTGGTAAATCAAAAGTTGTGCCATTAAAAGTATGAGAGTATTCTAGAACACTCTTATGAAACCATCTATTGTATCTACTCCAAGGATTACTATCTACACTAGATTTATTAATAGTAATATAATCTTTGTCTAGAGGATATGAAGTAGCATCATCAAAAGGAACAGTGTCAAATCCTTCGTTATCAAAAACTATTTCGCCAGTTGAAGCTATTAATGCTGGCGTCGATATTGTGTCAAATCTAATTAATCGAATTCCAACGCCGACACCTTCAACTAACCAAGTGCCTTTAGAATACTCTTCAGGAAATACTTGTCCAGAAAACTGGACTACTAATCCATTAGTAAATGTTACATTATTTGAACTCTTATAAGTTAACTTTTTTAATATTTCTTTTTCTACATCAAGTGTTGTGTTTTCATTAATATTCTTAACTAAGAATCTTCCTGTTCTTCCCGGTTCTTGATCGCTAACATAAAAAAGAATATCAGGAGATCCGTAAGGAACTGTGAAAGTAATCTTTCCAACTTCGATTCCGTTGTTAGTTACACCGGCACTATAATAATTTCTTTTATCTAAAGTAGTTTGTTCCCAATCCTGACTGTTTGAGTCAATTGAGCTACCGTCACCGTTAATGTTAGTTTTTGCTCTCCATAACTTGCCAGCAAATTCTACAACATCTCCAACACGATAATACATGTTAGGATTAAACTCCCCAGACACATATTCTAAACCATTTGATGTTCTAATAGAAAATTTGTTTCTAGGAGAATTTACATCAAAGATATATGTCTGTCCTCTGTATAGTACAACATCAGGATTTGCTGTTAATCCGTCCGGATTAAAAACCCAAGCAGGTAAATCTCCAACTGTTTGTGCTCTAACTTTATATTCGGATGTTATATTCTGGGCTTGACCTTCTACTGTGACCACAGGAGGTCCATTGACTGCCCAATAGTATTCTCTAAAGTTTGAAAACTTATCCCAGTCAATCGGAGGATTCCAGGAATAGCTTTCTGTTTGTGTGATTAAATTATCTTTCTCGATAGAGTTACCAAAAAAGTTTAGTTGATTTTTAAAGTCTAGATAATCGTAAAATGTCGAAACATTATCGTCATCGTCAACAGTTACTATGCCTGGCTCTAATTGATATCTACTTCTAAGAGTATTATCAGTATCTAGGTAAACATCAGTGCTATTATAGGTCTTACCGTATCTTCTGCCTACAAAACCAGATAATTTTTCTAACACTCCCGGTTGTACAAGAGGATCAAGTGTTCCTCCTAAAAACTTAGAGTTGTTACCTGTCTGAAAGATCTTTGGTAGGAGATCAACTGTCCTTCTGATCTTAATACCACTTTGTGTAAAAACTTTTTCGGTCATCTTATTGGCTCGTATTGCTAATTATAGAATTAGAATCTAGATTCATTTCTGCGGCAGTAATAGATTCAACTATTATGATATCATCTACTGTTGCTGCACTAATAAAAATTTCGTCTTGTCTTGATTGTATTTCAAATAAACTACCAAATTTCTGAGTGGATTGTTTTGGTACTAAAACAAAATTGCTTATGTCTGGAGATAGTTGATTTATTACATATGTGGCCATTTCTGTAAAATAGAATTTATCTCCAAAGTCCCAACCGTCTACATTAAAGAACTCGTTGATAGCAGCTATTATTCTTACCTTTACATCATTATCACTTATAGTTTTATTAGGATTTTTTACTACCTTGAACTGTGCTTGAAACTGTATATCTGCTTTTGAACCAAACAAAGGCTTGAACTGCACAGGATGATAAATGATTTCATCACTTACTGATTTGATTGCATTTAACCCAGAACCAAACTGTATTCTTAATTGATCGCTATTAGACAATAATGGTTTTGTAGAATACCCAGATAGATAATTTCTAAATTCAGTGTCATATGCTCTTGTTAAAATATAAACATCAATTATGTTGCTAACGCTAGGATCAATTCTTCTGTCAACTCCTGCATTATGAATGTATTGAAATTTAACATTATCTCTTCCTAGATTTGCTCTATAAGAACTATCTATAACAAATGTGTTAGTTGACTTGTCAACCCGTTTAACAACGTCCTCAGTTTGATCGTAAAAATATACTAGGTCGCCGTCATTGTAGGAATTAATATTAACAAGGTTAGTTCTGCTGGCGATTTTAATAGCACCAGAAGAATTATCAATATACTGATAATAAGTAGCGCCATATTCATCTATAGATTTTTTAAAGAAAATATACTTTAGATTATCGTCGCTACCTGCGATTATTTCAAATGATTCCGGATTATCAACAACTCCGTCGTCGTCGCTATCAAAGAACGCTAATTTGACACTAGATGTACTTTGATAACCATCATCAAATCTAACATTATCAACTATTTCAAACTTAATATCATTTTTAACAGGATATATTTTGTTATAATCTGTATTAATGCCCAAGATGTTTACTTGATCTTTTACAACCTGCTTGGTTTTTGTGTCGAATACTTTTTGTCTATTGTCAAAATAAAATCTATTTTGCTTTAGACTTTCAAAAACATAATCTAATTCTCTTACGTGTACATTAAATTTAATACCGTCATATACAAATGCTAAGATCCAAGAACTATCTAAATTTAGACCTGTTGTGTCACCTGCTGTACCTGCACTAAAAAATTGTGAAGTAGTGTTAAGATTACTGGCTGTTATTATTTTCCAATCTCGATCAGCAACACTGTATCTCAGACCAAAATTTGAATAATTGTTCATTAGATTTAATACTTCTGTCTCTAAGGCATCTCCGATATTAGTGATAAATTTTGGAATTACTCTAGATATAACAGAATCGGTTGGTACAGTATCGCTGAATGTAATTGGACCTTTTCCGTTGGCTAGCACACCTCTATTAGCGTTCGTTCCATCCCCTACTACACTTACAACTTTAACCCATAATCTGTCTTTCTGTTCCCAATCTGATAGATCGAGATCAACTAAAGTACCATTTTTAAAAGCTTTACCTGTAGGTGGAACAAATTTAACTAATGATCCTGCTTCAATGTATTTTAAATTTGTAGATGTATAATTTCCAACTTTTAATTTTGTAGAATCATTTACATTTCTAAAATATCCTGTACTAGAATCGCCGTCGGATGTTATCTGTAACCAATGAATGTTTAAGTCACCAAACAGAATTTTATCAAACTTACCTAAATAAAAATTGTAAACTCCGGCACTGCTAATTGCAGGTTCAACGACTTGTCTTATAAAATTAACTATCTCAGATTTAGATTTAAATTTTAAAGAAAACGCTTTTTCTAATTCGTGTTTATATATTAATCCGTCATCTGCAAACACGTTAATCTTAGAATATTTTCCTGTTGCATCGACTATGTCAAAGTTCCTGCTAATTCCGCTAGATGTTCTATTGATTGCTTTTACTTTCAATACATCTTGGCTGGCAGACAAAGGAGCAAGGTTATAATCCTCACCAGTAATCATTCTATTTTGTGTATAGTATAATGCAGGCGCTTTTGATCTAATGCTGCTAACTGTTTCTGATGCTGCGGCATTGTTGACAGTATATTTTAAACTTAATGTAAAAGTTAAAGTATGCGGTGTTCCAGCTGCATTGACATATGGAACACTTACAGAAATGCCCCTCATTTCGTTAGGAGAAATAGAATAGGTTAAACCATTACTAACTCTGTAGTACACTCTAAATGCGCCTTGAGGAAGATTTCCATATATGCCATCAGAAAATTGTAGTTCAATTTTATCATTTGCTGTTGTAACTACTGTAAAAATATTTCTAATATCTTTACTAATACTGTTATAAATGATATTATTTCCGCTCAGCGAAGGTACTTTAGTCCATTCGTCTGTTTGTAACCCATTAGAATCTAATCTGTACAACCAAACATCATCGTCATTAATGTTTGCACTATCAACTGAAACTCTTTCGTTAGTAGTAGGCTGAGCAATATTAAAATCTGCTAACTCTAAACTACCCTGTTTGAACATTAAAAAGAATCCGGTACCGGCGCTGGCTGCACCCTTACCATCAGATCTAAAAATAAATCCTAACTGATTGCCAGGAACTGGCGATTCTTCAGATATCTTCTCGCCGTCTGGGAATGCTGTACTTACTATTTCAAAGGCTGTAGATCTTGACGAAACAGCTCGGCTATAAGAATAAATTGGAACATCAGTTGTGTTAGTGTTGAACCTATATTGTTGGGTAGTTATACCATCTATAACTGCTTCTCCCTGACTGTTTCCAAATTGTGTATTTTCTGCCATTGCAGAATTTAAGACTAGTATGAATTGCTCATACCAATTGTTATTTGTAGGATCATTCCAAACTATAATTTGTTGGGATAGATTTTTACCATTACTGTCAACTATTGATTCTGTAGTACTAACAGTGTCAAATTTTAATAACCCAGATGCAGCCTTGCATCTCTTGGCGTTATAAGACAGCATACGAGCTAGACGTAGTACGCTTTCTTTTCTATCAGCTATATCGATAAAGTTTTCTCTAGATGCTAAGTCGATTCGAAAACTTAAACTCTGGCCTAGAAATGCGATAGCATCGATCAATGCGAGATATTCGCTCGATTCGATAAAGTCGTTAAAATCTTCGGGGTAATTTTCTTGAAGATAAGTGATAATAACTCTACGAAGATTTTCAAAATCGTAAGATTTAAAATCAGCATTTTTAAATGTCTGATATATTCGTTTCCAATCTTCTGCTAGAATTAAATTATTTTGTCTACTAGTTGTGGTCATTTTTCTTATCCTATCACATATTTACCCAATAAAATTAAGTGCTATGTTAATAAATTATTGTCTCTACTAAAAGTAAAAGCCATTTTTTCACTAACGTTAAATGGCAAATAAACTGCATCAATAATGATCTGTATCCCTACTTGAGTTGCATCAACTGTAACTTGTTGAATAGCAATCCTAGGATCCGAATTAACTATTGCCTCAACATCTTTAATGATGATATTTTTATTTGTTTCAGTCATTGGTTCAAATAACATGTCCCATATTATTGTACCGTACCCTGGTTTTTCTAGCTTTTCACCTTTTCTTATATGAAAATGATTAATCAAATCTTGTTTTACTAGAGCAATATCATACAATTTAAAATTCTTAGTAGTTTGATTAGAGCTAAACCCTCTGTAGGTATATTTTCCAGAATTATTGTCTCCAACTGCTGCTACTCTGCTAGATACTTTCTTTTGATTATATAATTTGTTTGCCATTATTCTGAATCCCTATCTGTATTTTGTTTATTAAAAATCTGAGGGGCAAAATTTTCGTGTCCGGGCCAGGGCTCGTGCATAGGAACACGCCTCATAATACTGGCTATTCCTTCCGCCTGATATCTGTTTTCCCAACCCTTAGCAGTATCCGTGGCAAAATTCTTTCTCAATGCTAATGCTTCTACCGGTTCTGCTGTCTCAGCTTTTTCTGCAATAGGGCCGTTCATGTCTATCCTATTGGCAGTTTCGTAATGGCGGTCACCGCTTCTTATATGTGTATTACCGGCCGCAGTAAATCTATTATCGCCGTCCGTTCTTACATTAAAATTACCAGCTGTAACAAATTTTGCATCGGTATTAACTACAGTTTCTAGATTTCCTTTTACTGAAATTTTACCGTTGCTACCTACTGTTAAATTAAAATCTGTTTCGACATCTATCTGCACTCTACCAGTTGCAGATCTCATATTAATATTTCTTCCTGCTTCTAAATTAATATCTCTATCTGCACGAATGTTTAAATCATTTTGTGTATGAATACTGATACTATCGTCGGCAAAAATATCAATCTTACCATTGCTGGTCATTTCTATCCAGGTAGTGCCTTTAGAATTTCCTATGTAAATTAAATCCTCGCTGTTGTGAAACAACAACTGATGTCCAGTCCTAGTCCTTATTCTAAAATATTCACTATAAGGTATATTAGGAGTACCTTTTTCGTTCTTTAATAAATCAACATAATCCTGGCCGCCTTCGCTTGCTGGTGTTTTTCTGGTGTATTGATCATCACCATCATCCATTATTATCTGTGTTCCACCTAAACGACTTACTGGTATCGGTTTAGTAGTTTGAGTTGCAGAATTTTTAATGAATGCTTTCTTACCTTCTTGGTCCAACGGGCCTGGAGTTGATATTCCGAATACCATTCCAGGGATATCTCTTCTTGCAGTAGTAGGTGCAGTACCTCTAACATCATCGTCAAGCAGCCCTTGTTCTAAAAATCTATCGGCGATAGGATGTACGGGTTTCTTTGCTAAATCTATTCTAGTGCCTAAACCTTTATCAAATAAATCTCTATTGTATTCTGCAACAGGTAAGGGTTGTTTAGTTGCATATTTTTTTTGATCTGCGGGACTTATATCAACATTTAATGATCCGCCAATTGCAGGAATCATGTGATTCATTCCTCGGTCCGGAACGCAGCCCATCCAATACCCATCTGCAGGGTTTCCATTAACAAAAAAGCAAAGAACAAAAACTCCTAGATCAGGAGGAACGAACCACATTCCATAACTTTTTTGTGTGTCATTAAATCCCGTAGCTGCATCAGTTTTCTCAGCAGTATTATTTCCTACGTGTTCTAAACTTGTTACTCCATAGAAAGGAGAAGCATATCTTACAATTAAAGAATTTCCGTATTCAACTAACTTATTACCTTGATGACGCATCAGTACTACACGCAAACTGCCCATGTATGAAGCATCTACATATCCCACTACCTTTGCTAGGTATGGACTGTGCGGTAGTTTAGTACCTTGGCCCGCTGGTTCTCTTCGTTCTATTGTCATATTATGCCACTATTATTACTTCAGAAGCTGGTGCTGAAGGATCTTCTTGACCACCTGGGGATTCTGGTAACACCTTAGTCTTATCTTGAGTTTCTGGTGTTTCTTGCTGGTCAAGATAATCGTCTGGCTGACCGGGCATCCTAATCAGTGTAAGACTTTGTGTAAATTTTCCGTCAGTAAATTTACTGGAACAATCGTTTACTTTATAAATTCCACTAAACTCACTTACGGTGTTTCCTATAGAGGTAAATTCATACAATCCAGTTTCTGGGTTAATATCTCTAGGTGTTAAAAATTCTAAAATCACATAAACTTCACTGCCTTCGTAAGTCATAGTGCCGTCTTGCGTAATAGCGTCATTCTGTTTTTGAGCGAAGTAATTCCCCATACCACTATCTACCATCCAGTAAGGATCTCCTAATATATCTAGGTTGACTTTAATCATGTCTCCTTTAGTTGTTAGATTTTGCTGAAACATTTCTGCTATTTTCTTTTCTGATCGAACATCACCCGCACCACCCGGATACGAATCTTCTAAAGACTCGGGGCTATTTTTCATCTGTGCTATCGGAGAATTTGACGCTGCAACCTCATCCGTCTGTCCGCCGTCTTGTGTGACGAATTTCGTTTCAGTACCTGGGGCTAAAGATTGCACCGCTTGTGACTTAACTCCACCGGTGTCTGTTGGGCCAGCGCCTGACGCTCCTGTATAAAACAATGTATCAAATTTTATATCAAATCTTAATACGTGATCATTTTTGCCAGTATAGATATATTGATATCGCTTGGCTATTTTCTTTTGTAATTTACTATATCCTATCACAGCAGTACTAGGATTCATGTAAACGCTATGATGCACCCTATAAGGAACTATTCTATAGATGATCTTTTTAGCGTAGTCTTTTGTTAGAGGATCAAACTCTAGTAATTTCATCTGTACATCAATTTTAAACCATTCAATAGTTCCGTCATCGGCGATTTTTTTAAATGTATCTATAGACCATTTACTACTCATTATAATTTGCACAAGTATATCTGTAATACTTTGACCTTGAGCAAACTGAAAAGCTCTAGCGTTAGGATCGATGATAACTTTATCTCTGTTGATCTTAGCACTGTCAGGATCATATACATCACCTTCTAAAGGCATGACAAAATTTCCGCCCCTAGATGCATCAAATCCCATGCTGCTATCGCCGATAGCATTGTTGCCAAAATCAGTTACTCCTTGAGGATCTTTTCCAACTTTTAAAGGAACATATTCGAAATTTGTAGTAGCTCCGCCATCGGAGCCTCCTTCGCCTTGTGTAATTCCTATAGGATCATGACCGTCCTTGGGAAAAACAAAAAGATATTCATTTGCTATAGATTGATTTTTCTTTTCGGCTGCATTTCTTTTTTCTTGACCGTTTAAAATAGAACTAAGAGAAAATTCCCCAAATGATAATAATTCTTTTACTGAGCTTCCTTGTAATTGAATATCTTTAAACGATTTGTTTACAACATTACTGAAACCGGTATGATTATAAGGAACTGCTTCTACTTTATAAGTTGATCCAGCATCGTTAACTTCCATTTTTACACCGATAAGTCTCATCGGAAAGTATTTGCTAAATTTACTAGATGCTAAGCCGTCGTCGGTATATCCTTGAAAATCAACTTTTAATAGATAAGGACAGTTATCTAGATAACTTTTGTATCCGGCTTTGTCTGCCGCATTCTGTAAACTCTGAAGGAACAATCCCATGCTATATGGTTCAACAACATCAAACATTAATTTCATAGCATTACTATTACCATTCTTTTCTCTAGGAATTATTACAGAATTAATAATAAAGTTGTTTACAAAATATTCCGGTTTGCCGTAGTATGTTGATACTCTTAAATCATCGTATCTACCAGCTGAGCTGAAAACTACTCCTGCCTGAAACACCTTGTCATTTCTTACAAACTTTTTATTAAGATAAGCTAAATTGTCTTGTCTATATGTCGCTGGATTATTATATTGTTCTTTAGTTAACACTGCTAAGGTGAATAACTGAGTGTATGAAGTAAACTTATCTAACGGATTAGCTATAGGAGTATAAGTGTAGGGCAATCGATCAGCAACAACTGTTACCTCGGGCAATCTTCTATTATCATCATCGGTAACATTTGTTTCAACTTTAGATTGGGTTGATGAGCCTGTGCTGTTAGAAATAATGAATCTTTTACGTGCATCGAGGTCGGCGGTAGATCCGTCGCTTATATCGTTCAATCTAACTGCTGTTCCTGAATCTGCCATCTATTAAACTCCCAAGAATCTCTGAAGATTACTTTTCTTAGGTAAAAATATTTTAGTCCCTGTAGTAAAATCATATATTGGATCTTTTATGGTATCCATGTTTCGTTGTGTAAACACCCACCAAAGTTTCGGACTACCGTATAAGTCGTACGCAAGCAAATCCGGTCTATAATTATATTGACTCTCAATGACATATTGAATATCATCTGCCTCAGAAGGCACTGGTCGAATGTTTAATAATTCTAGATAAAGATCATTCTGAGTTGTTTTAAACCAAGGACTTGTATTAGTATAAGTTGCCATTTTAAATTATTCCTACTTCTTGGCCAGAAACAAAGTTTTGTAAACTAAATTTCCTCAAACGCTCTCTGCTGTAGATCGGACTTACAGTCACAGACACTGTAGAAAATATAGGAACCCAATTGTCTACTCCGTTGTAAGGAACTTTTATGTAATTAACGTCGTCTTTTAGTTCTAGATTAAAAGATTTAACTACTACTGAAACATTATTGATCACCTGTGGACCATACCCACTTAAGGTACAGATCACAGGGGGATTTCCTACAAAATCTCCCGTTCCATAAAACATTTTTGTTGCGGCTCGTAAAAACGTAATAGCTTCAAGATAATAGCCACCGTCAGCTACATCTTCTACCACAAAGTCTGCTGAAATAGTAATATCATCCACTTGACTATTTTTATAAGACAACATCGGAGCATTTGAATGCACAGGATCCGAAGTAGAGTAATTAGCTTTACTTGAAATTGTCATGTTTGGAGTAAACGGAAATATCAATCCTTCGGATATTTTCAATCTTGAGAATGTTCCTATTCCGAAAATAGTATCAAAATCACAATATAGTTTTACTCTCCAATCACCTTCTCCACGGTCATTTCTTATTGCCACTGTCGATGTTCCGGTAAATAACTCTGCACCAGCAGGAAGACTTTTTCCCCTAGCTAGGCTAGCAAAATTATTGATTGCACCGGCTGTTCTACCGATAGCTCCCAATGCTCCTACTAATCGATCACCTATTCCAATACGTTGCAGTGTGGCAGCAGCATTGCCTGCATTTGCAGAAACTACTCCAGCATTGTCCCCGATTACTCCGGCGGCGGTTCTGACACCAGTAACTAAGCTCTGTCCTCTGCCAGCTTCAATGTCTTGTCTGTTTGAGGCTCCTCCGTTAAGTCCAGTACCAGGGGCTCCGGAATAGGTTTCAACTGTTCTGTTAAGATCAGCTACATCTGCAGGAGTTGGTTTTTGGTTGCTGATCGACTGTACCCCTTGTTGAATCATTGAGGACACTGTGTTGTATATCTTTGAGAACGGATTGGCAGACAAACTCATAATATTTTTACCTTTTAGTCTATTTATTCTGTTAAAAATGTGCTATTATATTACTATCTGAGGACCCATAACTATAATGAATGTACAACCAAAAATAAAATACCTAACTAACAAAGATTTACTTCGAGAAATACATCTAAGCAAAAACACCTATTGCTCGTATCTACAGCCAGAATATCATGATTATGATCTAATAGTTCCTAGCCTAGAAAAAATTAATATTAGAACTATAGCGGAAGCCAAACGCAATCGTGCGGCCAAGCTCAGCAAACTAGCACACGAAAAAGCACTGCTAACTGATCGAAAAGCTGTTGCTAGAGATCATGAAGTAGACTACAAGAAAGTAGCAAAGAACGATGTTGTGTTTAGATTAATGACATTTGAACACATACCGTTAGCGCCAGGTCGTAAAAAGACTGTCAAATCTAGAGCAGACAGTCACGAAAAAGTAAACTTTCCTCCTTTCCAACATTGGAAATTCGATGACAAAGAAAACCTAATCTGTGTAGGTAAAAGCCACTGGAAAGGGGATCTGCAACTAGGAGAGTTTTCTAAAGAACACGGACAGATGACTAATAATCTTGCCCGAATGTTTATTAAACTTTGTGAGCGTTATGCTACCAGAGGTAACGTTAGAGGTTATACCTACAACGACGAAATGCGCGGGCAAGCTATTCTCCAACTAACCCAGATAGGACTACAATTCGATGAAAGCAAATCAAATAATCCTTTTGCTTACTATACTGCTGCTGTTACTAATTCATTCGTTAGAATTATCAACATTGAGAAACGCAATCAAAACATTAGAGACGACATTCTTGAAATGAACGGAATGAATCCTAGCTGGACTAGACAAAACTCAGGGCCCGTTGGTGGCGGTGGAGACTGGGGCGGTGACGATTGAAATTAATCGCTCAACATGTTAAAATTGCACTGGAGGATTTATGAGTTTATTCAAAAAAGCAGCCTGTTTTACTGATATACATTTTGGTTTAAAAGGCGGTAGCCGAACACACAACAACGATTGTGAAGAATTTGTTAAATGGTTTTGCGACACTGCAAAAGCTGAAGGCTGCGATACTGTCATATTCCTAGGTGATTGGCATCATAATAGGTCGGCAACAGATGTAAGCACAATGAATTACACTGTTAGTAATCTCAAACGACTAAATGATAACTTTGATCAAGTGTTTGTTATCACTGGCAACCACGATCAATTCTACAAAGATAAACGAGAAATCAACAGTTTAGAGTTCGGCAGACTACTTCCAAACATAACACTAGTAGATAAAACTATCACTTCTGGTGATGTTACCATTATGCCCTGGTTAGTCGGAGACGAATGGAAAGATGTTCCAAAGATTAAAAGTCAATACATCTTTGGACACTTAGAATTACCTTCATTTTACATGAATGCAATGGTGCAGATGCCCGATCACGGACAATTACAAAGAGATCACTTTGTAAATCAAGAGTACGTGTTCACTGGACATTTCCATAAGCGTCAAGAAGCTAACAATATTGTCTACATAGGCAATGCTTTTCCACACAACTACGCTGATAGTGGCGACGACGACCGAGGCATGATGATTTTAGAATGGGGTAAGAAGCCCGTTTATAAAAATTGGCCAGGACAGCCTGTATATCGAACATACAAGTTAAGTCAAATTATGGAAAATCCAGATGCATTGTTACATGAAAAAATGCATTGTAGGGTTAGCATCGACATACAGATTTCTTTTGAAGAAGCTAATCTTATTAAAGAAACGTTTATTCCCCAATACAATTTAAGAGAACTGATGTTAATACCTGAAAAAGAGCAAATTGCCGACAACTTTGAAATGGGGGATATTACATTTGAAAGTGTTGACAGTATTGTTATAGGTCAACTAAATGCTATCGAATCAGAATCATTCGATAAGAAACTGCTGCTGGACATATATCAAAATCTATGATTAAAATAAAAAATTTAACTGTAAAAAACTTTATGAGTGTGGGTAATCAAACCCAGGCTGTAGATTTTGACAAAGGATCGTTAACACTAGTATTAGGTGAGAATCTAGATCTAGGCGGAGACGGCACTGGTGCTAGGAACGGAACCGGTAAGACTACTATAGTAAATGCGTTGAGTTATGCGATTTACGGCAATGCCCTAACAAATATTAAAAAAGATAATCTGATCAACAAAATCAACAATAAAAATATGTTGGTCACTGTTAGCTTTGATAAAAACGGTGTAGAGTATCACATTGAACGCGGTCGCAAACCTAACTTATTAAAACTTAGCATTAACGGTACAGAGTTACAGCCCATAGAACAAGACGAAAGCCAGGGCGATTCTAGAGAAACACAAAAAGAAATAGAATCAGTATTCGGTATGACTCACGATATGTTCAAGCATCTCGTGGCTCTTAACACTTATACAGAACCGTTCCTGTCAATGAAAGCAGGTGATCAACGTGCAATCATTGAACAACTGCTGGGCATTACTATACTATCTGAAAAAGCAGATGCTTTAAAAGAAGGTATCAAGTTAAACAAAGAATTAATTACTCAAGAAAATACAAAAATTGAAACTATTAAAGCGTCTAATGCTAGAATACAGCAAAGTATTGATGCATTAGAGCGTAAACAAACATTGTGGTTACAGACCAAAGATGATACTGTAAGCAAATTAGAAAAAGACATCAAAGCATTGCAGCTTATAGACATTGATCTTGAAATTAACAATCAGAAGTTGTTAACTGATTGGAACAAGAACAAGAAAGAAATCGATAACCTAAACAGCCTATTGGCAAAACAGATAACAGCATTAGAAAAAGAACAACGGATCTTAGACAAATTAAACAAGGAATTAGAATCTCTTGCAGAGCACAAGTGCCATAGCTGTGGGCAAGACCTTCACGACAGCAAACATCAGGAAATGATGGATGCTAAACAGGCGCAGATACAAGAAAGTCTCAATAATGTAACTGCACATCAAGAAGAAATTACTGTGTTCAAAGAAGCATTAACTTTGCTAGGAGAACTAGGACCTTGTCCTAATGTAGTATATGACAGTTTAGAACAGGCTCTTAATCATAGAAACACATTAAGCAACTTAGAAAAAAATCTTGAAACTAAGAAAACAGAAAAAGATCCATATCAGGATCAGATCGATGAATTAAAAAACACCGCTGTGCAGAACATTAACTGGAATAACATCAATGAACTAACAAAGATTAAAGATCATCAAGAGTTTTTATTAAAATTATTAACTAACAAAGATAGTTTTATTAGGAAACGCATCATCGATCAGAATCTAAGCTTCTTAAATGCTAGACTATCGTTCTATCTAGATAGAATTGGACTTCCTCACCAGGTTACTTTCCAGAATGACCTATCAGTGTTGATTACACAGCTAGGACAAGATTTAGACTTTGACAATCTAAGTCGCGGAGAGCGCAATAGATTGATTCTAAGTCTAAGTTGGGCTTTCCGCGATGTGTGGGAAAATCTATATCAGAACATTAATTTGTTGTTTATTGATGAACTAGTTGATTCCGGAATGGATTCTAGTGGTGTTGAGAGTGCAATAGCTGTATTAAAGAAGATGACTAGAGAGCGTAATAAGAACGTTTTCCTGATCAGTCACCGGGATGATCTAACTAATCGGGTCAATCAGGTACTACGTGTTATCAAAGAAAACGGCTTTACATCATATGCAACGGATGTGGATATTGTAGACAAATGAGCTACGAAGCACATGATCGATTGATCAAGGCCTTTCAGGAATACTTTAAGGCCAAAATGAAATTTGACAAAGAAAATTCAGACAAAGGCGGCATAGAGGCAAGATTTTGGCTATCAGAAATACGTAACGAGGCAAGCGACTTAAGAATAGAAATTCAAAAAGACAGAAAAGAACGCAGAAAGGCTAGATTAGGCAAAAACGGCAGGCCAAGAAAGGACGGCACGATTAGAGATTAGAACTAAAATAGTAAATGCAGTGGACATATCAGAATACACTTGTGGAAGAATTGCCGGAAGATTGTATAGGATTCGTCTATCTGATCACCAATCTAATCACTGGACGCAAATACATAGGCAAAAAACTGGCACAGTTTAAACGCACAAAACCACCACTCAAAGGCAAAAAACTTAAAAGACGCAGCACTGTAGAAAGCGATTGGCGCGAATATTGGGGCTCATCTGATAAGTTACAAGCAGATGTACAAACACTAGGTCCAGAAAAATTCACCAGAGAAATACTTTATTACTGCAAAAGCAAGGCTGAAATGAGCTATCTTGAGGCTAGAGAACAGTTTGAACGTAAGGTTTTGGAAACAGACGAGTACTATAATGGCATTATTAATGTCAGAGTAGGCGGTTCAAACATACTTAGGCAACGTCTAGAAGAACATAAAAAGGCAAAATAACGCGGTTTAGGGCTTGCGCAGGCCAATGTCGTGCGCCTATGATAAGGGGTTTAACTACGCCCGGACGGAAATCTCTCGCCGCAAAGAGTACTCAACCACTATCCTTAACAGGACGTTAATGGCAAAGACCTTGCTGTATGGTTGTTTGGAGAGCGAAATAGGCAAAAAGAGGGGAGAAAAACCCCACGTCTACATAGATGATAGCAGATTTATGTAGGCCGCCGTTGTAATAAGACGGAGCTCGAGGTACCGGACAACCGCCTCTGTAACGCTCTACTGCTGTGTGACATTGTGCAACTCGGATAATGTTATCTTTGCCCGGCCTGGGCAAAGTGTGACTGAACAATCTGGATAATATTAATAGTGCTTCGCACTAATTATTCTCTACTATTAAAAAGAAGATAAATGTGTTTGAGCGAAGCGAAAAACACAGATGAGCGTAGCTCATCTTCGAAGAATGAAAATAAATAATATATCTGTTTTAGGAATAATAACATGCGAATAACTGATGTCCTCGTCGAAACGAATACAAATGCCAAGTCACGATTAGATGAAAAACCAATGGGGATCCTAAGTAAATTAGGAAACAAAGCCCTTTCTAAGTTGGGTAGTGGTCGTGCTGCTGGTCGCCTAAGCACTGGTGATCTAGCTAACAAAATACACAAAGAATATGATACCTATCTAGGTAAAACAGGACAAGAGCCTAGCAAAGAATCTGTATTGGCTTTCCTACAATTCAAGGGATATCCTACGCAAGGCGCAGAAAAGATCCTAAACAGTCCCGAAGCACAAGGTCAAGCACCTACTGGACCACTAGGCAAGGGTAGTCCTGGTGCTGCTCGTCCAGGTGCTGGTAAAGCCAGTGCTGCTCCTGGCGCAGATAAGATTGAACCTAAAATGGGAGATGAGCCGGCAGGTGATGCAACAGCTCCAACTGATGGTAAGACAGAACCAACAATGGGGGCAGAAAAACCTAATTTTAGTACAGGTCCTCAACCTACAATGAAAGGTGCAGACGGTAAAGCATTACCAACAGGTATTCCTAGTACAACAGATCCACTAGCAGCTATACGTAAAAATGCAGGACTACCTCCTGCTGCTGATAAACCTGCTGCACCGGCAGCAGATGTTCCAGGTGCTCCACCAGGAGATGACAAGAAAGCTGCTGCTAAATCACGTATCGATCAGATGAAAAAAGATAAAGCAGCAGGTACTGGATTCGGAGGCTTTGTTAAAGGTGCTAAGGCCAAAGGTCTAGTAACGGCAGGTATGTATGAAGCAACAGCTATTCCTAGCTCTGTGATAGACAAAGCTCTGTTAAAGGCTGCACAAGATGCAGAACGCATGGGTATTGGTCAAGCATTAGGAGATCCAGAAGACGATCAACAAGGTGCTCCAGCTGGTCCTATGAGCAAAGGCGGTGCAGGTGGTGGACAACAAGGCGGATTCATGGCCGGGGTCAAACAAGGAATGGGTGGCGGCGCAGCAGGTGATGAAGATCCTGCTAAGGTTAAAGGTAGTTTGAATATAAATCAGCTGTCGTCTCTGATGCCAGGTGTTGACCCTAGACAACTACAACAGGCTGTAGCACGTATTAAAGCTGGTCAAGAGCCAAGTCGTATGCATATGCAGACATTGGCACAGGCATTTACTGCTATTGTGCAAGCTGATCCACAGACTACACAACAGATCATGATGCTACTCAAGCGTGTAAGTGCTGCTTAAAAGAAAGGTAATCCTGTCTTTTTAGTAGTTTCGAGATTTTCTTTTATGATCTCAGCCACGAGTAAACGTTCTTCCTGGCTGAGCATCATGGCTTCGGAATAGCTCATTCCTCGCATATACCAACACATTTTAAGAACTTCTTTCTTAATACCCAGAGCCTCTTTATCCATCTGCTCTACTATCTGTAAGATCTCCGACTCTGGTAGTGTTAAGATCTTACGGCGAAAAAATTTGATTGATCCATCACGATAGGAGTGCTAAAGAGATGCTCGCATTCTGGACATTTTACTTTTTGAGGTTTAAGTTCTACTTGTTCTTTAATACCAGTGATGTGTTTGTGTATAGTATCAAATACATTACTTGGAGCATTGTCGATAAATTCTTTAATCATTTTCTGATCGCTCACAGGACCGGTAGGTGTTTCTATTCTTGCAATGCATCCCGAGATAAGATTAACAGTGTACTCAGTTAATCTAACAAAGCCTTTGCCAAACTTGTCCATTTTTTCTTCGTCGGTAAGTTTGTCATCTGTGGCAATGTCAACTAATTTTTGCTGTTCTAAAGTTTGTAATTGTGCTTTAGAAAGTTCTTGATAGCTGTATGGTCTAATGATTACTTTCAATGGATCGACAGCAATGGTATTTTGATATTTAAAATTTTCAAAAGTTTCTAACCAACCTCGTAGATTCATTTCGTAGTCACTGGTTGTATCACAGCTTGGACAGGTAACAGTAATATCCATGTTCTCACCGTAAGTGGCTAACCTAATAGCAATTAACGCACAGTCTACATCGATACTAGGCATCTTCCAAGGATCTAATATAGCTGGCATACAGCTTTTGATAATTTCAACAGTGGTCTGACCGGTTAACAATGCATCCGGAGTTTTAAATAACAATTCGTCTTTAGCAGTCATAGCATATACAGGGTACTCGCCGTTAGTACTTCTGTCAATAGTACCCGGAGGATAATACTCGCCGTTTGATGGCAATTTAATCCAAATTTTTGGTTGTCTAAAATACTGACTTAGTGGGTTACTATTTGATTTGACTGTTTGTGTAGCTTCATTTGCAACAAAATCTGACATTATTATCTCCGATAAATACTATGTAGATTATTTATCTACGCATTTTTTAGAAGATTTTAACTATGACTGTACTAGTCGATATTCCTGGAGTTGGTGTTGTAGAAGCTAGAAACGCTGCTACTGAAGCCACTCTGCGCTCAATTTTAAAAACCATGCAAGGAATCCAGAAAAATACTGGAGGTAGTGGACGCGGAGGTGGTGGCGGAGGTGGTGGCGGTGCTGCTGAGGGTGCTGCCGGTGCAGGAAAAATGGGCAACGCGGCATTCGCTGCCGGAGTTGCTATAGGAAAATTTGCCACTGCTGTAAAGAGTACAGCAGCAACGATTGATAGATTAGGCACTAGCATGATCAACACCGTTGATAGTTTAGCTAACATGGGAGATAGTGTAACTGGTGCAGCTGGTGCATTAGGCGGACTTGTTAGTAAGATACCGGTGGTGGGCGGAATGATGGCTGCGGCATTTACCGCAGTAGCCAGTGCAGTTGAACATACATCAAAATCATTCCAGGCGGCAACGGCCAGCGGCGCAACGTTTGGCGGCAGTGTTCAACGATTTGGAGCTGCTGCCAGTGCCGCAGGCATGACAATGGATCAGTTTGGCCAACTCATCGGAAAAAATGGTGAGGCAATGATGTTGTTAGGTGGTACTACTGAAGACGGGGCCAAACGTTTTGCTGACATCAGTAGGAATTTAAGAACATCTAGTAAAGAATTATATAACTTAGGCTACAATACTCAAGATGTAAATGAAGGATTAGCAGCTTATACAAAACTAACAAAATTAACTGGCGGAGCTAGTCAAATGACCAATGCTCAGTTAGTATCAGGAACCAAACAATACTTAAAAGAATTAGATTTATTAGCCAAGGTTACTGGAGAGAGCAGAAAAGAAATAGAAGCTAGACAGGCTAAAATAGCTGCCGATGCCAGAGTACAAGCGGCGGTCGGTGCATTAGATCCAAAAGTAGCAAAAGCATTTAATGATACTATTAGTGTATTGCCTAAATCTGTCGATGGAGTTACAACCGATCTTATGACAACATTGGTGGGTATGACTCCCGATGCTCAAGCATTTCAAAGCATGATGAGCAATACCGCAGAAGTTATGAAAGAATTAGGCGCTAAAGCGCAAGCCGGTGGAGAACTTACCGATGCCGATAGAGAAAGATTAAGAAACACTCTCATTGCAGAAGCAAAAGCCAAAGAAAACGAAATTAATAATATTGCAAAATATAATCAAGAATTTGGATTTTTGCAACAGGTAGTAACTGATGCTAAAAATTTAGAAAAGAATGGTATTGCTCGTGCAAGACAAAATCAAACAGATACACAAAATACAACCGATGGAGTAAATGCTAACCTGGTCAGTATGCAACAGCAATTGGCAGAAATGAGTAATTCATTTCAATTATTTTTAGCAGGTCAAGGTAAGTTACTAGGCAGCATGATGGAATTGCTGGGGCAATTCGCTGGGTTTGTTCAAAAATATTTGTTACCAATAATACAAGATTATCTAGTGCCTGCTCTGAAAGCAGTTGCTAAGTTTATTGTCAACTATGTTATACCTGCATTTGAATGGATGATCAAAACTGTTATCAGTTTAGCTAAACAGGTATATGAATTCCTTACACCTATTTTTGGATACCTTGCAGACCAGATTAAAAAACATGTGATTCCTGCCCTTCTAGAAATTGTGTTGTTTGTTGAAAGAAATTGGAAACCAATTCTTGCTGCTTTTGCTACTTTTATTGCTGTGTCCGTTGTGCCTCCATTAATAGCATTTGTCGGAGCACTGGCATCATCTCTTTTAGCTTTTTTACCATTTGTAGCAGTAGGTGCCGCAGTTGTAGCAGCATTTATTTTAATAGACAAAATAATGGATCGATATGGTATAAAAGTGAATATGTTAACAGATGCATTCAGCTGGTTAAAGCTTAGGATGGAAGACTGGTGGATGTGGATGAAGGAAGGAGTATATAAATTTTTAAATATAATCCCTGGCATGCGAGGCGATTATGATGAAAAATTAAAAGAAATTAAACAAGAAAGAGAAGGTAATAAAGAAGAACGTGAAAAAATCGAAAAAAAGCTTACAGCTGATGCTCTAAAAAATAAAGCAGATGCAGAAGCACGTGACAAAGAAATTGACAAATTAGAAAATAAAAGACGAGAAGATCTTAAAAACGGCAATTACGGAAAGGCATTCGGCTTACCTTCGATCGAAGAAATCAAACGTATGGGCGGTCCTAACTTTGGAGTTCCTGCATACACAGCCCCCGGCGGGGGTGGTGCAGCTGGCGGCGGTGGCGGCCCCGAAGATTCTAGAACAGGTGAAGACTATAAAGGCGTCAGCGGTTCAATGAGTCCAGACACATTGGCAAGAATGCAATACGGAAGATTAACTGGAGCCACGCACGAAGAAACACGTAGAGCTATAGAACGACAAGCAGAAGAAAAGAAAGCTGCCAAAGAAAAAGCAGACAAAGAAGCAGAAGAGAAGAAAAAAGCAGAGGAAAAAGCCAAAGAAGAAGAAAAGAAAAAAGGCAGTCCTCAGAAGTCTGCTGAAGTATTACTAGCAGAATTAAATACTAAGCTAGATGCAAATAATCAATTGATGAAAGATTTGGTTCGATTAAATGACGGACAATTAGTTGCTGTAGAAGGTTTAGGTAATGATGCTTTCCGTTATCCTAGATCTTAATAAATTGGAAAATTAATGAGCTGGAAAAAATATTTTACCCCTGTTAAAGTTAACGATGGATCACTAAGTCCGCTAGGAAATGGTGGTAAGCCCGGTCCGGCCCGTACAAACTATAGCAGCTACTTGCCGGATGTCTATTCCGGTACTCCTAATCGTATTGAACGATATATGCAGTACGATACCATGGACATGGACAGCGAAGTTAATGCTGCTCTAGATATTCTTGCAGAATTTTGTAGTCAAAAAAACAAAGAAAACAGCACACCATTCCAAATATTTTTTAAAGGTAGTCCAACGGCTACTGAAGTGAAGCTGATCAAAGAAAGTCTACAGAAGTGGAGCAAACAGCAAAAATTTGAAACTAGGATATTCCGTATCATACGAAATGCTTTCAAATACGGAGACTGTTTTTTTGTTAGAGATCCAGAAGACGGTACTTGGTTTTATGTCGACACTGCCAAAGTTACAAAGATTATTGTTAACGAATCAGAAGGTAAAAAACCTGAGCAGTATGTGATACAAGATTTTAATCCTAATTTTAAAAACTTAGTAATCACTAAAATGCATCCGGACACACATAACACTCCTTCGGGGACAGCAGCATATGTCAGTGGTGGTGCATTTGCACGAGGAATGGTAGGTGCAGCACCTCAGCAGACTGGTACAAGATTCAGTAAAAATATACAAGAAATTGCCATAGACGCCAAACATGTTATACACATCGGATTAAGTGAAGGCCTAGACAATAACTATCCTTTTGGTAACAGTCTATTAGAATCAGTATTCAAAGTTTATAAACAAAAAGAACTACTAGAAGATGCGATCATTATCTATCGTATCCAACGTGCTCCGGAACGTAGAATTTTCTACATTGATGTAGGTAACATGCCAGCACACATGGCTATGGGATTTGTTGAGCGTGTTAAAAATGAAATACATCAGAGACGCATTCCTAGTTCAACAGGCGGCGGCCAAAATGTAATCGATGCTAGCTATAATCCGCTGTCAATGAACGAAGACTACTTCTTCCCTCAAACAGCAGAAGGTCGCGGATCAAAAGTTGATACACTGCCCGGCGGTACTAATCTCGGTGAGATCGACGATCTAAAATATTTCACTAACAAGTTATTCCGTGCTTTACGCATACCTAGCAGCTATTTGCCAACTGGTCCAGACGACAGTCAAATGGCATTTACTGACGGAAAGGTCGGTACTGCTTACATCCAAGAATTAAGATTTAACGAATACTGTAAAAGATTGCAAAGTTTGTTAATCGAAGAGTTTGATTTAGAATTTAAACTTTGGATGGTTAACAAAGGTATTAACATCGACAACAGTGTATTTGAATTGAAGTTCAATGCACCGCAGAACTTTGCTGCATATCGTCAAAGTGAACTAGACAATGCTAGAGCACAGAGTTTCGGAGTGTTGCAGGAAGTTCCGTATCTAAGCAAACGTTTTGCTCTCAAGCGTTTCTTAGGACTTACCCAAGAAGAAATTACAGAAAACGAACGTCTCTGGAAAGAAGAAAATGGCGGCAAACTTGCACCATCTGCTGATGCAGCTGGACAGATGCGATCGATGGGTGTAACTCCTGGGGGAATATCAGCAGACATGGCCGATCAAACGGCAGAAGCACCTCCAGGCATGGAAGCTGAAGCGCCAGCGGAAGGCGAACCCGCAGCAGCCGAAACACCTCCGGCACAGTAAAACATTTTGGTGATAAATACAAGATGCGCCTATTAGAATTCTTATATTTCAACGACGACAACAGCGACTATAGCATTGACAGACGCTATGAAAATGGTCGCGACTCTGACGTACTAAAGAAGGGCGATACTAGAAAAGTACGCCTTACATTAAAGCAGATCAATATGTTACGTATGCAAAGCGAAGCACACGAAGCAGAACAAGAGTCTGAATTAGGTTTTATAAGACAAATGTATGGCCAACCACCAGCAGAAGCACAGCCGCAGTAAGCCCGCAGTAGTTCTAGGTAATGGTGTTAGTAGATTAAAAGCCAATCTAAACGAGCTTAAAACACACTTTATTACCTACGGTTGCAACGCTTTATACAGAGAATACTCCCCAGATTATCTTGTAGCAGTTGATGTAAAAATGATCAACGAGATCATTAGTTCTGGATATCAAAATCAGAATGAAGTTTGGACAAACCCAAACAAAGGTATTACTTCCACAGCCGGTATTAACTTGTTTGATCCGCACAAAGGTTGGAGTAGCGGACCTACAGCATTATGGTTAGCTTGCCAAAACGGACATAAAGAGATCTATATATTGGGTTTTGATTATGCTGGCGTAGAAGGTAAGTTTAATAATGTGTATGCTGACACATTTAACTATAAAAAAAGTACAGAAATACCAACGTTTTTTGGTAACTGGGCTAATCAAACAGCACAAATTATCAGTGGTTTCAAAGAGATAGCGTTCTATCGAGTAGTAGATAAAGGCTACATGACACCCGATCCGTTACAAGGATCCTTTCATAATTTTTTCAACATCCCTTACAGCGAATTTGAGAATAGATTTCCTGGTTCTACATTTATCTAATCAAATTGATCAAAAAAGCGTCATATAACGCCATTTTATTATCTTAGTATTAAATAAAACTGACAGCCAAACTATACAATTAAAGGAGATCTCTCATGGCCGATAAAACAATTATTGAGCAGATGCTTGAGCATCTGGTTAACGGCGATAAAGCCAAAGCAGAAGAATTATTCCACGAGTATGTAGTATCAACATCTCGTGATATCTACGAATCACTAATCGATTCCGAAATCGACGAAGCTTCTCAAGATGAAGACGATCTAGACGAAGCTAGCAAAAAAGATCAAGAAGATGAAGACGATCTAGAAGAAGCTAGCAAAAAAGATCAAGAAGATGAAGACGATCTAGAAGAAAACTACGACGAATTTGCAACAGAAGGCGACGACGAAGAAGGCGGTTTTCCAGGTAGCATGGAAAAAACCGGCGATCTAGAAAAAGAAATTGACGACGAAGAAGGTGAAGGTGAAGGCGAAGACGAAGGTGACATGGATGCACCAGCAACCAAAGGTGATATCATGTCTGTCAAAGACGATGTCGAAGAACTTCTAGCAGCATTTGACGAATACAAAGCACAAGAAGAAGGTGAAGGCCACAATTTTGATGGCGAAACAGACATGGATGACATGATGGGCAAAAATGGTCCTAAAATGGATTCTTTTGACACAGAATTAGAAACTGTACGTGAGTATGTTGAGAAAGTTCCAGCAGGTCACGGTGCTGAAAAGAAAGGTAGTGCTGAACAAGGTGGTACAAATACTAAGTCTATTATCGACAACATGAAAAATGACATGGGCGGCACAACTGCTAACATCGTTAGCGGACGCAATGGTGCAGATTCAGGTCATCAAGGAATGACAGGCGACCTAAAAGGTAGCGGTCTATCAAAAGGAAAGCCACAACTACAAGACGGCGGTAACATTAACGTTCCTGGTGGAAATGCTGGTAAGACAGGTTTCAAACACAAGGAGCCAGGACACGGCGCTGAGAAAAAAGGCGCGGGTGAGCAAGGCGGCACAAACTCAACTAGTTTGTTCCGTAAAAAGTAATCGGAGCCTTTAGGTGAAAAATTACCTTAGCGAGCATCTGAGTTTCGATCAGGCGCAGTTGGTTATTGAAAGTGCCAACGAGGAAAACGGCAATAAAAGTTTGCATCTAAGCGGAATCTGCGTTCAAGGAGATATCCGCAATGCAAACCAGCGTGTTTATCCATCTTCTGAGATTGCAAAGGCTGTCAAGACTATCAACGATCAGCTAGCTGGCGGATACTCTGTGCTTGGGGAAGTTGATCATCCTGCGGATCTACGCATTAATTTGGACCGAGTCAGCCACATGATTACAAAAATGTGGATGGATGGTCCAAATGGTTACGGAAAAATGAAAATCCTACCAACTCCTATGGGACAGCTAATTTCAACCATGTTGGAGAGTGGGGTTAAATTAGGCGTATCAAGCAGAGGCTCCGGTGAAGTTGATGGCGACGGAAAAGTCAATGGTTTTGAAATTATTACTGTTGATGTTGTTGCACAACCATCAGCTCCGGGAGCTTACCCAACCCCGGTTTACGAACACTTGATGAATCAAGCAGGTGGATATAAGGCATTTAGAATAGCACAAGAAGTCCAAGGCGATACAAAGGCACAGAAGTACATAGCAGAGAGTCTTAAACAGATTATCTCTAAACTCAAATAATGTAGGAGAATCACATGCTAGATTTTGTAAAACAACTTTTTGAAAACAATGTGATTTCCGAGGAAATGAAATCGGAGATTGAAACTGCTTGGCAAAGCAAGATTCAAGAAAACCGTGATCAAGTAACTGCTGAGTTGCGCGAAGAATTTGCTCAGAAATATGAGCATGACAAGAGTGCAATGGTAGAAGCTGTAGAAGCCATGTTACAAGATAGACTACAAGCGGAACTAGGCGAATTAGCTGAAGATCGCAATGGTCTAATTGAAGCAAAGGCCAAGTATGTTAAGAAAATGAAGCAAGATTCAAAAACAATGGAATCATTTGTATTTGCAAAATTGCAACAAGAACTTAGCGAACTACATGCTGATCGTCTAGCAGTAGCAGAAAATGTCTCTAAATTAGAAGCATTCATTGTGGAAGCACTAGCTAAAGAAATCGCAGAATTCCACACTGACAAGAAAGATCTTGCCGAAACAAAAGTACGTTTAGTACGTGAAAGCAAGACTAAATTTGAAGCTGTAAAGAAAGAGTTTATCACTCGTTCAGCAGCAATTGTCAAAGAAGCCGTAGCTACAAAACTACGTCAAGAAATGACACAACTCAAAGAAGACATTGAAGCTGCTCGCCGTAACGACTTTGGTCGCAGAATTTTTGAAAGCTTTGCTAGTGAATACTCAGCGAGTTATCTCAATGAGAAAAGCGAAACTGCAAAACTATTAAAAGTAGTTAAGCAGAAAGAAGCTGAACTAGAAGAAGCAGCAAAAATTGTAGCAGAAACACAAAAATTAGTTGAAAGCAGGAACAAAGAAATTCGCATTGCGAAAGATCTTGCGACCCGTAAGGAAATTATGAGTGAATTACTAGGTCCACTTGCAGGAGACAAACGCACAGTAATGGGCGAGTTGCTAGAAAGTGTAGCAACAGAAAAATTACGCGGAGCATACGACAAGTATCTACCAGCCGTATTGGCGGAAGAAGCTCCAAAAAGAAAGGCAATAACTGAAGGCAAAGAGATCACAGGCGATAAAGAGGCCCCACAACAGAACAGCAGCGAAGGTAAGACTGCTGAAATTTTCACAATCCGCAAGCTTGCGGGACTTAAAGTTTAAGGAGAACTAATATGTCAGAACTACTCGAGTCACGCTGGCAGGAAACCAAAGAGGCACTATTAGAAGGCCTACAAGGAACTCGTCGTTCAGTAATGGCCACTACTCTAGAAAATACCCGCAAGTATTTGTCAGAGAGTGCCACTGCTGGTGCTACTTCTGCCGGTAATGTCGCAACCCTAAATCGTGTGATCCTTCCAGTGATCAGACGTGTAATGCCAACTGTCATCGCAAATGAACTAGTTGGTGTACAACCTATGACTGGTCCAGTTGGTCAAATCCATACATTACGTGTTCGTTACAGCGACACTGATGCTGGTGCTGGCGTAGTAGCTGGTGAAGAAGCATTCAGCCCATTTAAGATTGCTTCTGCATATTCTGGTAATTCTAGCGAAGGAAATCCAAAAGCAGATTCAACTGCTTCTAAGGAAGGCCGCGCTGGTAACAGAATGAGCATCCAAATCTAGAAGCAAACTGTCGAGGCAAAAACTCGTAAGTTAAGCGCAAGATGGACATTTGAAGCTGCACAAGATGCACAAGCCCAACAAGGTATTGACATCGAAGCAGAAATCATGGCTGCTCTAGCTCAAGAAATCACAGCTGAAATCGACCAGGAAGTTTTAACTTCACTACGTACCTTAGCAGGTTCAGCAGTTGAGACTTATAACCAAGCTGCCGTTTCAGGTACTGCTACATTCGTTGGTGACGAACACGCTGCTCTAGCTGTTCAAATCAACCGTGTTGCTAACTTGATCGCTCAGCGTACACGTCGTGGTGCAGGTAACTACGCAGTTGTTAGCCCATTTGCGTTAACAATTCTTCAGTCTGCAACTACTTCTGCTTTCGCTCGTACTACAGAAGGTACTTTCGAAGCTCCAACAAACACCAAGTTTGTTGGTACACTAAACAGCGCGATGCGTGTTTATGTTGATGGCTATGCTGCTGACAGCACAGACATCCTAGTTGGTTACAAAGGTTCTAGCGAATCTGACGCTCCAGCATTCTACTGCCCATACATTCCATTGATGAGCAGCGGTGTTGTGTTAGATCCTAGCACATTTGAACCAGTAGTTAGCTTTATGACCAGATATGGTTACGTTGAATTAACCAACGTTGCTTCATCTCTAGGTAACGCAGCTGACTATCTAGGTAAAGTTGCTATCACTAGCGGTAACGTTAAGTTTAGCTAATCTAGAAGAAAACATTTTATGTGTTTCAAAAAGGCTCTTCGGAGCCTTTTTGTTTGGCTTAAATATCTGATGCAGGTTGAAAGTGATAAAGATTTTCCTGAATTAAGAAAGCAGATACAAGTCTGGAAGAAACGTTTTCCTTTGTTTGCACACGATGTCCATAAAATTGAACACATAGTAGAAAATCACATACAAAATTTTTCCATAGCTGGTGTGCATTACAGGCAAACTAAGAGCAAAAAATATCTAGAACTTGCCCAAAAAGAGTTAGATGAAATCAACAGAGTTATCGGCACAGTTGAAAAAATTGAACTGATGGCATTACTTTCCCAAAGATAAATACAATGTCTAAATGAGCTTGCATAGTGCAAGACTTATGCAGTACCCACTGCGTAGACCTAAAACGTCAACATAAGGAGAAAACAAATGGGACGTCCATTAAGAAAAGATGTCAGGGGAACTGACGTAATCAATACACCAGTCAGTGCAACTGGTATAACAGTAAAATTCCATGACGGTACAGCATTAAGATCCGACGGAATTATTATTAAACAGCGCGGATCAAAGACTTTCCTTGTAGCAAGGGTTGGAACTCCAAACACAAGATTTACCTGTGTTCTAAAGAACGGTACACCAAGTGCAGCTGGCGAAATGCAACTAACTGGTTCAACATCGGGCATGCTTGATGCCGGTTTAGTAAACTGCGCTAAAATTACCAAACGTGTATTCACTAATTTCAGCGGTACACGTTACACATGGTATTTAGAATCTGACTCATCAGCAGACTATATTGTATTAACAGCTATCTAATAGGATTCGGTAATGGGACAAGTAATACAGACTAACGGCGATTATGCTATCAAGACCAACTTTGGTGGAGTGATCACGCTGGATACCGGTCCCAGACTGGGACAAACGATAGTTACCGGAGACCTTATTGTCGAAGGTATTACTATCACGGTTGATGCAGAAAATTTAAACGTCCAGGACAATGTCCTTACCGTTAACTATGGTGAAACTGGTAATGGCATCAGTCTAAGATATTCTGGTATTGCTGTCGATAGAGGATTAAATGCAGGTATTCCAAACAGCCAACCTGTATTAGTATATGACGAAAATGCAGATACGTTTATCATCGCAGATGCTAATGCCGGTTTAACTAACGTTAATTATACAAACAGTAATTTAAAAGTTCGAAGAATACTAACTGACTCTGCTACCGATAACGGAGATTTAACATTAATTGGTTATGGAAACGGATTAGTAAAAACTACAGGAACTACTGATTATTTTGAATCTATTCTTAGCAGGATCAATGATCCTATTAACTTTCCTTCCGGACTTTCTGTGCCAGCAACTACAGCTGACGACGTCTTAGCTAACGTAAAATATGTTAACTGGGCAGTTATTAACAATCCTACATACTTCTTAAGAGATGCTGATACTAGAGTAGTTACAGCAGACCTTAGCACAGTCCATTCTGTGGGTAGCAAAAGTCAAGTATATATTCAAATTGACAATAACACAAGATATCGTTTCTATGACGATATGTTTAGTTTATTAGGAATAGAAATTACTAATGAAACTATTACAGTGCCAGCGACAAACGATGATTTAAACATAGTCATTAATGGTACAGGAAAACTAGCTATTAATGCCCCTTTAAAATTAGCAGTTCAAGCTTCTACACCTGCTAGTTCAAGCGGTAACAATATTTTATACGCTAAGACTCCCGGAACAGGTGACAGCGGTTTATTCTTTGTAAATACTTCAAAGGGCGGAGAATTAATCAGACAACAACGAGCATTGCTTTATTCAATGCTGTTTTAAGAGAACATAAATGAGCATAGAATCTACACTTTTATTATCAGGCCTAGACCAAACGATTTTCACAGCGTCTGGAACACAGGCTATCACAACAATGGTATTTTGTAATACTGCTACTCCGGATCCTGCAGACGAATCTGTTCGCGCACAAAGTCTTGAAGTACACTTGATTAAAAGCGGTAGATCTAAAAGCAGTGGTAATACTATTATTAAAAATTTAACTATCCCTGCAGGAGAAACACTATTCTTTGATACTGAACGTGTAGTTTTAGATAACGGCGACATCGTACAAGCAACGTCTTCAGGCACTAACAGATCAGTTAGCATTACAGGGGTTACTCAAGCAGCACAAGCAGTAGTAACATCTAATGGCCACTTATTAGAAGCAGGCAGTTATGTAACAATATCTGGAGTTGTGGGAATGACTGAGTTGAATGGTAACACTTATCAGATCGTTTCAATAACCCTTAACACATTTACTCTGAACGTAAATTCAACAGCATTTACAGCATATTCTTCGGGTGGAGCAGCAGCAGCTGGTTATCTAGCTGCAACAGTGAGTGCATTAACAGTATGAAATTCTTAAAAACAAAAAATATAAGTAAATTTTCTGCTAGCGACAATGCTTATATCCAGTATCCATCTGGAAGGATTTTCATCGACAGCACAAACAGTATGCGGTTGCCTAAAGGTGCAACCGCAGACAGACCTCAGACCAGTCTAGCACAAAGCGGAATGGTCCGTTATAACACTACGTCAGATCCTACAGCAAATCCTTCAACAACATCATTAGGTCTAGAAGTTTACCATGATGGGGCATGGAGAACTGTTAGATTTAAAGGCGCATCAACTATAACAAAACAGACACTAAGTCCTGTAGGTAATGCTGTTGAAACAGTATTTGGTCCGTTAACTTATGTTCCTGCCACAGCTGACAATATTATCGTTCTAGTAGAGAATGTTCCACAGATTTCAACAACAAACTTTACACTAGAACAAAGTGTTAGCGGTAGCTTAACTGGTCCTTCTGCTCCGTATGCAGACGGGTGGTATTTAAAATTTACCAGCGCAGTGCCTGTTGGAAAATATGTAACAGTGTATTACGGCTTTGATCAGTAATACAAGGAGCGGCCATGCCTGGAGCAGAACTAGGTAGAATATCAGGGCAGATGTTAACTTCAAACCTAGAGAGGTTTGGAGTAGATCTAGCGTTTGAGACTAGCCTATTATATCTTAAAGTACCCCCACAGACTTCTGAAGATCCTAATCTATTATCTGGGTTAGGAAAGGGTATAGGAATTAAGACTGATTCTTTCAGTCGAGATCTTCAGATCAACGGAACTACTCAAACAGATTATCTAATTGGTTTGACTGGGACCCTAGGTAATCTCACAGTTAACAATAATCAAATAGGCAGTATCAGCGGCCCTATCTATGTTCGAGCTGGGAATGGTACTGGGACAGTGTTAGTCAGTAAAACAGTTACTGACGATTTGCAATTAAATGACAATGTAATATCAAGTAGAAATTCAAATACACCAATAGCACTTGACCCAAACGGAACTGGCACTGTAGATTTTAGATCTAATACTAGAATTTTTGGTAATTATAGTTCTACTGGTAATATAGTAATAGACGGCAATTTCTCATTTGGTGGAAATATTACCGTCGGGGATCAAACAACTGATACTCTAAGTTTAACACCAGAATTAACACAGACTTTACAGCCGGGAGTAGACAGCACATACGATTTAGGCAGTACTCTTAAACGTTGGAGAACTGCTTATATCAGTGATCCATTGATCAGTAACAGTGTTATGATCAATCAAAATAGAATCAGTACTTCTATTTCTAATGCTAATTTAGAATTAAGCGGTAATAGTTCTGGCGGTGTATTAGCAGAAAAAATAAGAATAGTTAATAATACTATAGAAAACAGTTGGTCTGGAGCTACCAATGATCTGCAGAGGTCTATAGTTTTTACGCCCAGCGGCGGACAATTAATAATTAATTCTACAACATCGTTGAGATTTCCTGCAGGAACAGTTGCCCAATATCCGAATCCTGTAATCGGAGACTTACGATACAACACTACATTCGGAACATTTAGTGGGCTCGGAGGAGCATTTGCCGGATTATACTCTACAGACCTTGCTACTCGCGTTACTACTCCTAGAGATATTTCTAGTAATATCATCAATTTTACTGCGGCAGGATCTCAAATAGCCAGTGTAGATTCTGTTAAATTATCTGCCATAAGAGTAGATGTAGACCAGGTTACTATAGATAACAACAGCATAAGCTCTAATAGCTTAAACACTAACTTAGAATTCTACGGTAATTCTAGCGAAGTGAAACTAGACAACATAGGCATACAAGGTAGTGCGTTTATTAATCCTAGTAGTGGTGCTGTAGAATTTAAATCTACAAATCAAGGTTACTATAGGCTAACAGGAACTAACGCAGTTGTTATTCCAACAGGCGATACTGCCAGTCGTCTAATTCCTGCTCCAGAAATTGGTTATCTAAGATTCAATACTGATGTGAACCAGTTAGAAATTTGGGATGGTTCAATTTATAATATTACCACTGGTGCTGGTTCGGTAGTTACGCAAGCCGAAATGGAAGAACTATCTAATTTTTATACCATTGTCTTCGGTTAATCTCCAATTTGAATAAATACTTGTGATTACGAAAGATGACCAATTTTTCGTATGATTAAACTGTGGTAAACCCGCAATGTAAGGTGGTTATCCGTGAAACTCGGTGTCATAAGGAGAGCTGATGGCTGTTGGTCGCATTTCAGGTCCGCTCTTAAAGGCGAATTTGCTTCGTAATGGGGTAGATCTGGCTTTTGAGACCGACCTTCTATATCTCGATGTTAATAACTCCCGCATTGGTGTAAACACTGCCGCTCCTGCTTATGACCTAGATGTTTCAGGAACAACAAGAACAACCAATTTAGAAGTAACCAATCAATTAGATATTGGTGCTTTTAAAATTTCTGGTAACACAATCCTAGCTAATACACCTACAATGAGTTTCTTGCCAGCAGCAGGAGACATTACTGTTTATCAGTCACGCCTTAGCGTAGACGATTTGTTGTTAGAAGGTAATACTATTAGAACAGCAAATTCTAATGCTAATCTAGAATTTAGACCAAATGGAACCGGCACTGTTGACATTTATGGTAACACCAATGTCTATGGTAACCTATACGCCACTGGTAATATCAGTTTAGATGGTAATGTTGTTATCAAAGGTAACATTACTATTGGCGATCAAACTACTGATACTATTACGATTAATGCCGGAATAACCAGCAACATATTGCCAGAATATACAGGACAATTTGATCTAGGTTCTCCAACACTGCAATGGAGAAACATATTTGCTGATCGTGCAGTATTATCAGATGTAGAAATATTCGATAATATAATTAGAACAACAGTTTCTAATGCTAATTTAGAATTACGTGCAAATGGTGTAGGTGCTATTAGAATAGAAAAAATCGACATTAATGAAAATGTTATCAGCACCTGGGATACAAATGAGAATATAGTTTTACAGCCTCAGGGCTCTGGTAGAGTAATAATTAATTCTACGACTGCTTTACAGATACCTGTGGGAACAGATGCACAAAGACCATTTCCGGCTGTAGTTGGTGGAATGCGATACAATACAGATCGCAATAGATATGAAGGGTTTGACGGCGCAAACTGGTTTAACCTTATAGGTGTTGAGGATGTTGACGGTAATACTAAGATTACCGCCGAATTGACACCCGGTGCAAACGACAACACTATTAGATTTTATGCCAACGGTTCGGTAGTTGCTGACATAAACACTACAAGATTACGTGCTGATAGACTTGATGTTGACAGTGTTACTATCGATAACAATGTTATTAGTACATTAACATCGGGAACTAATTTACAGATCAATTCCAACGGTACCGGTGTTATTAGAATTGAAAATTTTGATTTTAAAACTAATTCGATTACCAACAGAGTATCTAATGCTATAACAACTCTAAACAATACTGGAACAGGTTATTACAAATTTACTGGATCTAATGGTTTTGTTATTCCTAAAGGTCTATCTAGTGAAAGACCAACATCTTATGCAGAAGTTGGCATGATGCGTTATAACTTAGATTCTCTAGCAGTTGAAGTTTGGGACGGAGTTCAGTGGTCAAGTCCTGCAGGTGCTGGTGGTGCTATTAACATTACAACTGCACAAGACATAGCATTAGTAACAGTACTAACATTAGGATAAAGAATGGCAACCTTTTTTAAAAATACAGTTATACCTCAGGTAGGAACAACACCCACACAGTTAATACAGACTGGGTCTGGTACTAGAGCAACAGTTATTGGTTTAAGTATTTGTAATTTATTAGAAAATGCAGTAACAGTCAGTGTTACGTTAACAGACGATACCAGTACAACAGGATATTATGTTAAAAATGCAATTATTTTGCCCGGACAAACTATGCGGGCAATTAACGGTGGTGAAAAATTAATTTTGTTTACAAACAATGAACTTAAAGTTACTAGCAGCCAAGCAGCTTCAATTGATGTAATAGTAAGTTATGTTGAGATAACATAAGGAAAGAGCGATGAGTAATTCATATTATATCGGTGACGTAGACTTTTATCCGCTGCTAGGCGAGAATAATAGCAGATTCTTCTACGGATTAAGAAGAGATGCCGACGGAACATTGTACCTAGTAAAGATTGATCAGGTTTTGGGATTAGATCAAATTGCAGTAAATCGCCCGGGTGATCCTGCAGAAGATTATCCAGATTTTGAATTTGGTATCGACTTCTTAGAAGGCATCCAAACTAATCACGAAATTACATATGACAATCTAGTGTATCCTCAGTATAAATGGGATCCAAGAAATCTATATTATTATTTGAATGCAGAAGGCGAGTTAGTTGTACGTGTGAACCAACCATATACATATCCAAACGATGTGTAATAAATATTAAAATAGCTTTTAATAAGCAAAAGGACGAAAAATGGCAGAGTTTAAACTTGGTAGATTAAGATTTGTATGGAAAGGAGCCTGGAATACTTCTACGGCTTATGTACGTGACGACGTGATTCGTTATGGTGGTAAGGTTTATGTTTGCGTGGCATTACATACATCTAGCTCAAACGTTGCTGGGGGATTTTACAGCGATCTAAACGACGCAACTCCAAAATGGCAGTTGATGAATGACGGTCAAGCCTGGGCTAGCAATTGGGCACAGACAACCTATTATAAGATCAGTGACATTGTTAGATATGGTGGTCGTTCATATATTTGTATATTAGGACATACCTCTGCTACAACATCGTTGGGATTAGAAAATGACTCTGCCAAATGGGAACTTCTCAACGATGGTATCGATTACAAAGGATCTTGGGCATCTACTACAAGATACAAATATAACGATCTAGTAACCTACGGTGGTCAGTTATACATTTGCACAACTTATCATACATCTGGTGCTAGTTTTGATTTAACTAAGTGGACATTATTTGCATCTGGTTTACAATTTGAAGGCGTATATAGTGCAGGAACTACATATCAACCAGGTGACGTTGTTAGCTACGGTTCTAATGCTTATGTAGCAACACAAACAACAATTGGTAATCTTCCAACGAATGCAACTTATTGGACACCTATCACAACTGGTATTCAATTTAGGGGTGCATACAGCGCAGGAACACCATATAAGAAAGGTGACATCGTAAGTTACAGTTCTTATTCTTATGTCGCCAATCAAGATACAACAGGCAATGCGCCCGACAATGCAACTTACTGGGATATTTTAACTCCTGGTTTTGCATACTTTGGATCTTATGCCGGCGGAACCACTTATCAGAAAGGTGATACTGTAGGTTACGGCGGATTCCGTTATGTTGCCAAATCAACAACAACAGGTAATCTTCCAACTAATGCAACCTATTGGGACGTGTTTACCAAAGGTTACACATTTATTGGAACATATTCCGGAGCAACAGCTTATAAACCAGGCGAACTAGTTGCCTACGGCGGTAATTTTTATGCTGCCAAAGCAGACACAACCGGTAATGATCCATCTAATGCAACCTATTGGGATGTGTTTACCAAAGGTTACGATTTTAAATCATCATACAGTGGTGCAACAACTTATAAAGTAGGTGATGTTGTTAGCTACGGTCCAAGATTATATCTATGTATTCAGCAAGGTTCTGGTAATCTACCAACTAACGCTAGTTACTGGTCATTGTTCGTTGACGCTGTAGGCTGGAAAGGTACCTATGCAGACGCCACAGCATATGTGATCGGTGACATTGTTCGATACGGCGGACGCTCTTATGTTTGTATTTTAGGTCACACATCTAATACAGCAGGAAACATTGAACCGCCAAATGCTACGTATTGGGCATTGCTATCATCTGGCATGAGCTGGAAAGGCACATGGTCCAGCGCAACTGAGTATGAATTAGATGACGTTGTTGAATACTCATCAAGTTCTTGGATTTCTATCGACAGTGATAACCTTAATCAACAACCAGATACTAGTCCATTAAAATGGAATCTTGTTGCACAAGCAGGTACTTTAAGTGCAGTCTTAACCACACGCGGTGACATGTACTTTAAGAATCAAGCTGGTGCTATTGCTAGATTACCAATTGGTACCAACGGCCAGATTCTAGTAGCTAGTTCTGCAGGTGACCCTGTTTGGGAAAATAACAATTATAGTGCTAACGTTTATTATGTTAGCCCGCAAGGCAGCAATTCTAATGATGGAAGAAGTAAAAACAGAGCATTCTTGACAATCGCATATGCTTGCACACAAGTAACTGGTCCAGCAACAATTTTTGTTGCGGCAGGTACATACACTGAAGCTTTACCTATTATTATTCCGGCCAGTGTGCATATATGTGGTGATGGTCAACGTACAACAATTATCCAGCCTCAAGCCGGCGACGAAACAAAAACTATGTTTAGGATGAGCAACGGTAGCCAGCTGTCAAGAGTTACAATGACCGGATTAAACGGATTCAGTAAGAGTGGAGTAACTCCTGAAGATATTACAGCAGCTACTTTAGGTGGCGTATTTGTGGCATTAAATTCTGCAAGTCCTGTTACTACAAAATCTCCATATGTTATGGAATGTGCTGCGATCAGCTCGGGCGGATGCGGGGCTCTTGTAGACGGAAGTTTGCATGCTAGCGGTAATAAATCAATGGTATTCCATTCGTACACCAACATACACGATCAGGGTGTTGGCCTTTGGGTATCAAATGGTGCTAGAGTAGAAACTGTATCATTGTTTACATATTATTGCGATTTTGGTTATGCAACTACAGCCGGTGGTATTATTCGTTCACTAAACGGTAATAATAGTTACGGATTGTACGGTTCTGTTAGCAGCGGAGTTGATGCAGGCGAAACTCCAATAACCGGTACATTATATGGAAATATGTTGACCTGGTCAAACTTAACATTATCTGGCGGCAGTCTGTCAGTTGGTAATGTGTTACAAGGTTTGACTTCTGGTACTACTGCAAGAATTTTAAATGTTCAGGAAGCTTCGAACAGAGTAATATACAAGATTATATCTGGAGGTCCTTTTGTAGTAGGTGAAACTATTAGAGATAATACAACATTGGCAACCGCAACTGTTGCAGCCGGTGGCGTTACTGGACAGAAAGGTTATACTGTTGTGGTTAGCGGATTTACTACTCAGCCGCAGGCAGGAGGTAGTTTAACCATTACCGGTGACAGCACCAAGTATGTCATCCAAGCAGTTAGCGAATGGACATTATCTGGAACTGGTTATAAGCCAGCAGGTTATGCAGTTCTTTCACTGACTGGAGATAAGACCACTGCTAGCAACGACGGTACAGCAGCGTCGATCAGATATCAATATTCTAAGATTAGACTAACAGGTCATGATTTCTTGAATATCGGAACTGGCGGAACTGTAACTACCAATTATCCTGGTACTCCAACACAGGCACCTGTACAGGCCAATGAAGTTGTTGAAAGAGTAGAAGGTCGTGTTTACTATGTAAGTACTGATCAGGATGGTAATTTTAGAGTAGGGGATTACTTTAAAGTCGATCAAGCAACTGGTAGAGCAACACTTAATGCCAGCGCATTTGATTTGACTGGTTTAACAGCATTACGTTTGGGTTCCATAGGAGCACAAATCGGAGAATCGATTAACGAATTTAGTTCAGACGGTACTATGAGCGGAAATTCGAATTTAGCAGTACCGACCGAACAAGCGGTAAAGACTTACGTGGATACACAACTGGCTAACACTTATGGTTTGATTGTTGCCCAGGCGGTAGCACTAGGAGCATAAATACACTAAAGGGTGCATTACAATGGCAAAAAGACTTATATTTGATTACACATTTGATCCTGCAAACGATAAGATCACAGTTGATGGAAATGTAGCAACACGACGTTTACTACTAATCACAAACGTCACTAGAAACATAGTTCTATTCAATTTCGCAGATACAACTAAAAAAGTTTTATCTAGAACATATGATAACACATACGAAACAACTTCGTTTGTGATGCAGTATGATTGTGCTGCGATGAGCGCAACTGATGAGATACAGATTTTCATCGAAGATGAAGCAGCTAAATTTTCACCAGAAGAACCATTACTGGATCCAGTAAACAAGTTCCGTGTATCTCAACCAAATACGTTGATCGATACTGACTTTGAATACGGATTACAAGCTTCTAAATGGGAAACACTTGAGCGTGTAAACGAAGTTCCTGCTTTCTATGCAGCCACAGGTGATGTGCCATTGACAATTATTTCAGATGTTACAGTCAACGGAACAAGAACAGTTACAGTAACTTGCTCTAGTTCACATGGTCTTGCTACAGGTACTCCGTTAGATGTTAGAGGTCTTGATAGTTCAACAGCAGAAGGCACATTTGTTGTTAAAAGAACATCAGATTTAAGTTTTACTTTTGATGCTAAAGCAGTACAAAGAGGTACAGTAAGTGTTCCAGTAAGTATTTTTACTCCATATGCTAGCATTACTCCAGGCCGTTACTATGTAGGATCTACAATTGCTGCGGATAATACTGTTACTAATTTAAGTGGTCCAATGACTACTGATGCACAGGCATCTAGCACAGTAACTATCACAACTCCATATTACCACGGTTTTAAAACTAATGCAACATTCTATCTGGCTAACACCCTACCAAGATACACTCAAAGTTTTAACCCAGTAAGTATTACCAACGGTGGAGATGTTGACGATCGTTCAACATTGTTAGGTCAGTTAAGCAGCTTTACAGCAACTATTTCTACTACAACATTGACTGTTAACGCATCCCCAACTCCAACTGGTTACATTACTATTGGTCAACGTGTTGTTGGCTCTGGTGTAACAGCTGGTACATATATTACAGCACTAGGTACTGGTACAGGTGCTAATGGTACTTACACAATTTCAGTGTCTCAGACTGTTGGTTCTGCAACAGCAATGACTGGACAAGGTTTAGGAACTGGTGAAATTAAAGTCCTAGAACCATTCCACGAAGGTGTTATACGCAGAGATATTATCGCCACAAACATATCAATCGTTACTCACTATATCACTATTCCAAATCACGGATTAGCCACAGGTGACATGATAGCATATGTAGGAGCTGCTTCTACTGGCTCTATTCCACAGATCGCAGCACTAGGCACTGGACGATTTACTCTTTCATCTGGTCAAATTCCTACCTGGTCAACTTCTAACAGCGGTATGTTATATGCTGTAGTGATTGATCAAAATAACATAAGAGTGGCAAGTAATGCCAAAGATGCATATGACGGCACTAACCTAATTCAATTTACAGGTACTGGTTCTCTAACACAGACTTTTGCACTATTCAAGAGAGGTAGTGATCTTACTCCTGTAATTTCTAGCATAGCAGCAACTAGCGGTCAGTCTACCTATACATTTACACTAGCTTCTGGAACTAACGAAAGCAATAAGATCTTTCCTAAGAGACAGATCACTATCGCTAACTCAATCAGTAATCTAAGTGGTGTGTTCGTAGTTCAGAGCACAAACTGGACTGCTACTGGCACTACATTCGTAGCAGCCGGTCCTACAAACAGTTCTGGTGTGTTGATTAACTCTGGTGTATCACAGACTTATACATTAGCCACAGCAAATACAGCAAACACCGCAGCCAATGGAACAACCAGTTTCTTACGTTATGATCCATTAGTAACACCTAGTTCATTTACAGCATCTATCTCAACAACTACGATGAGCGTTAGTGCTATCACTAGTGGAGCAATTACAGTTGGTGAGACTATCCAAGGACCTGGCGTTTCTGCTGGAACTACCGTTACCGCACAATTAACTGCAACAAACGCTGCCGCAGCTACACCAACTGCTACAGGTACTGTATCAACAAATACTATTGTTGTATCTAGTGCTACTGGTATCGCAGTAGGACAGTTTGTAACCAGCGCAAGTGGTGTTCCGAGCAACACATTTGTCACAGCTATTAGCGGAACAACTGTTACACTAAGCAATAATTTAACAGCCGGTATTACTAGCCAAACAGTAAACTTCTATACAGCAGGGCAAACTGGTACATACACTGTGAGTGTAAGCCAAACAGTTAGCCCAGCAGTTGCAATGACTGATGCGAGATTCAGGATTTACCTACACGATCAACAATGGATCAACCACTTGCGTCTAAGTCACCATGACTGGTACAGTATTAGTGCTATGACTTTCACTAGACAAAACGTTCTAAGTGACAGTATCTACATTAAGAATCACGGTCTAAGTACAGCTGAACCGTTAATCTTTATCGGCGGCGGTAACACTTGGACATCAGGTGTTACACCTCCAAGTGATGGAGCAATTTATTTTGCATCTGTAACTAACGCAGATGAAATCCAACTAAGAACAACACAGACGATTTCTGGTACAGGACCTTATGGTTCGGCTGTAGGTGCTACTGCTGTTAACTTTAACACAGCTAACACATTAGTTGGTGGTATCTATCATTTACACCCTGGTTTCTCTGTAAGCAACTTTACAGCACAAGGTGCAACAGGTGGTGCTGGTAATGGTCGTGACAGAGCGATTGCTACCTTCCAAACAGCTCCTGGTTACTTAACAGAAGGATGCCCGGTAATTTTAACTCAAGGTACTGGTTCAACATTACCTACGCCGTTGACAAACACTCCTAACACTTATGCTTCTTATCAAAAGTATTATGTTAGAACTATTATGTTAGGTAATACAGGAACTCCAGTATTTGAATTCTCACTAGCATTAACGCCAAGTGGTACACCGGTTAACTTTACCGGTGCAACTACAGCTGGAGCTGGTATTTTCTTTGTCACAAGAATTGAAGAAAACTTATATTCTAACAGCTTCTGGTTACTCAATCACGGTGGCACATCAACTAACCAAGCAGTGGGCGGAACTGGACAACAAGGCGGATATCCAACTGCATTAGACTATCCTGGTCCGTTATTTGACTTTATCAGTGACGTTAACAACGTTCGTTATACTCGTGCTAAGATGCAGTTAACAGCACCTACCGCTGCTACAGGATTGACCAGTGGTAACACATATTACTGCGTTCCTGTAAACAATAATTGCTTTAAAGTGCAAGATTATGCAGCTACACAGTTACCAACAGGTAATAACACAGTTCAAATTACTGCAATTACCAGCACAACGACCAGCCATGCATTTACCAGCAGATTAATTCAAAACATTACTGCAAACAGAATTATTGTTCCGTTTGAAAGTCAAAACCTGATCGAGAATGCTATTGTTCGTTATGAAAATCGAGGAACCAGTGATATTGTAGCTTACAACTTTACTGGTGTTATTCCTGGTTTGATCAACAATCAGCAGTATCTAATAAGAAATGCTAACAACGTTTATTATAATGTAGTTGGCCGTGTTGATGGCAATTATACTGCTGCTGCTACTTCTATTTTAGTGACTAGTACATCAGGTCTAGCCACAGGAGCAACAATTAGAATTGGTTCGGAAGACATGACCATTACTAATATTGCGTCTTTAACATTAACTGTTACAAGAGCAGTAAATGGAACAACCTCAGCGATTATTTCAGATGGTGCTGTAATTAAACGTCGTTACGGTCACTTCCAATTGTATACGACCACACAGTTTGTACCTCGTTTAGTTAACGGTGGTGCAGCTGATACTACTAGAAAGACTATTCTATTGGCCAACCACGGTTTGAAACCAGGCGAAACAATGGTTTTTGTTTCAACAACAACTGGTGCAGTTACAACTGGTGCAGGTACTATTACCCTAGCAGCAGGCGATCTGTACTATGCTATTGTTGAAGACGAAAACAACTTTGGTGTGGCGATTACAGAAGCATTGGCATATGCCAGCTTCCCAATCAACATCACTACGGCAGGTACTGCGTGGGTATTCCTACAATACTATGCAGCAGCACCGTTGACTGGTTTAGCCAGCTCTGCTGTACAGCACAGATTAGTTGATTGTTCAGCTACAGGAGCATTCGACGGTGGGTATACAGCATCGGCTGTAACTAACACAACGATCCAATTGCCAACAGGTCTAAGTGTTCCGCAACGTGTATTAACATTTGATCCTAACTTTGTTCTAAATCAACAAAACGGTGAATTCTATATTCAAAACCACGGATTTCAAACAGGAACAGCAGTCACTTATAGCAAAGGTTCATTAACATTTGCAATCGGCGAAGGATCAGGACAACCGTATACAGGTTATATCTCATTAACCAACAATACAACATATTATGTTGTTCGTAGAAGCTTAAACGCTTTCTGTTTAGCAACTACCAAGGCCAATGCTATCGCAGGTACCGTATTGAAGGGATTTAGTGGTCCTGGTTCTGCTCCAACTGGTGGTGTAGGTCATACATTTACTACTAGCCAGATGTGGGGTGAATCACTTGCTCCAGGTCTAGCAACTATCGTTGCACGTGACTTGACATTTAACGGGTCTAGCTCAACTGTTATTCAGGCTTCAACTGATCGTGTTGTAGTTAATAATCACGGTTTGGTAACTGGCGACCGTGTCATTTATCAGGTTTGGGCCAACGGCGGTCAGGTAAACGGTTTAGTAAACGGAAGAACATATTTCGTTTCTAACACAGTGTTTACCGGCGCAACAGCTGGTGGTGCTGCATCAGGACAAACAGCTAACCAGTTCTCATTACACAACACATGGGTAGGTGCTTATACCAATACAGACCGTGTTGACATCTTAGGTGTTGGTCGTGGTTCTGTGCATACATTAAAAGTATCTAACCCAACATTAGTTGGTAATTCATATAGAGGTGAATGGAACTCGGCAGACGGTTACAGATTCGGTGATATCGTACTGTTTAGAAATGCCTACTATATGTCATTAACTGGTATTACTGGTAACCTAAATTCAGGTAACCAGCCAGTGGTAACTGCAACCGGTTTGTATTCAACAGATTGGCAACCAGTACTGAATTTGCCTGCTTATCAGACCAAGTTCTTAACAACTTATCGTTCTGGTGACACTATCAAGTTATCAAATACAGCATTGCGTAGAACATTACCGTTCGATGCTAGCACAGCGGTTAGTGCCGCAGATAACACCATTACTATCACTAACCACAGATTAAACACTGGTGATTGTGTAATATATCGTGTAGACGGATTCGGTACTAACTTTGCAGGAACTGGTGCTAACCATTACTACTCAGGTAGCACAGGTAACAGTCTAGCAGCGGTTCCAGTTCCCGGATTGAATCCAAACCAGGTTTACTATGTAAACGTAGGTGATGCTAACGTATTCACATTGTTTAACAGTTATGCAGAATGTATTCGAGGCGGTTCTGGTGATAGCGGTAACTTTGCTTACGCTGTAAACATTACTGGTACAGGTACAGGTACTCAACATAAATTTGAGATCTTAGAAAATAGTACATTGGAATTGCAGGTTATTTCTGTAACTAGCGATACCGAAATGTTAGTTTCCGATCCATATACTGCTAAGGCTGTTACATTTAACCCGGCAGAAACTACAACAACTGTAGCTGGTTTAACATATCAGGTTGTTAACTTGGCCAACGATGAAATCTTGATTCCAAATCACGGTTTTCTAACAGGTACAAAAGTAGTTTATACATTTGGACCTATTGGTTCAGGTTCTGCAATCGGTGGTTTAACAGATGGTACTGCTTATTATGTAATCAAAGTTAACGATGATTTAATTAAATTAGCAACCACCGATCAAAACTCAGTTGCAGGTATTCCTCAAGACTTAACCACTATTGGTTCTGGTGTGACACACTACTTGATCGCTACTACGATCTGTTCTAGCTCATTGGTTAGATTTGCAAGTGCAGGTACAGTTTCTAACAACAGTATATCAACAAGAAACTTCTATACCAGCCAGGTAGATGGAAACATCCGTAACGGTGTTTTAACTGGATTGCCAATTGTTCAAGAAACACAATTGTTACCACGCCCAGACTGCCAGAACGTACACAGACCGTTTGACGGCGGTGTTGAAATCAACGCTAGCAAGAGTCCAAACGTAAGTATCGTCCGTCAGACACGTAAGTATTTCCGTTATCAATCTGGTAAGGGCTTACAATGGTCAACTGGTTTGAACTTCAGCCCTAGCATTGACGTTAGCCGTATCACACACGATGGCACTACATTTGCCACAGTTGTGACACGTCGTCCGCATCAACTATCAGTAGGATCAAAGATACAACTTGATCAGGTTGGCGCACAGAGCGAATACGAAGCAGTAAAATGCGAACGTGATTTAGGCTATTTCATTGACGGTGTTGGATACGACATTACCTTAGGTACAAATTATAATGCTGTATTCTTAGGTCTAGCTGATTACAACAGCCAAGAAATTACTAATCCAGTTATTACTAACATCCAGAAAACTGGTGCTTATCTGTCTGCTTATACTATCGCAGATTCTACAGCTATTACTAGAAACAATGCTTTCTGGGCAGAAGTTGTAGACATCTTAAACAATGGTAGATCGGCTGCTGATACTGTAACATATACCAATCCAGGTACTGCTACAACATCACAGATTGCTGCTAAAGATAAGATAGTAGCTAACAGAACATTTATCACAGCAGAAATCAATGCTTGGGTAGCATTAACATACCCAGCATACGATCATGATGTTGCTAAGTGTACACGTGACGTTAACTATGTTATCAATGCATATGCATATGATATTCTATATGGCGGAAACAGTGCTAGCTACGATGTCAGCAAATTCTTTAACTACTACTTCACAGATGGTAGAACAGGAACTAGTTCAGATCACAGAGCACAAACTGTAGCAGCCTATAATAGACTAAAAACTATCCTTGGTCAAATCGTTCAAGGTATTGCAATTACTAAGACTACTACAGGTTCTATGCCTAACACTGAATCACAAGTGACATCGGGCAACAATGCTACATCTGGTGATGCTGCTATAGTACAAGGTTTCGTAGATATTACTATCAGCCAAGTAAATGCAGTTTCACAGACCGCAGCTAACGTAGCACTAGCAGCCTTTACTAGAACTGCACCTAGCGTAACCTGGGCAGCAGCTGGTTTACAAACTGCTAAGACAGCTATCGATGCTGCCAAGACATCATTGATTGCTAACGTTGTTAGAGGAACTCCTTATACAGTACCAGACAACTCAAGTCCATTCTTTGTAGTGGCTAGTGTTGTAGATGACTTTACTATCACATATAGAACAAATGGTATTCCTGCAAATACAACACCGTACGGGTTCCCAAGAATGTTTGTGTACACCTGGAACGATGCTAAAGTACGTGCAGGTGTATTTGACGATCAAAACGGTATGTTCTATGAATATGATGGTAAAGTGTTATACTGTGTCAAGAGATTCAGTACACAACAGTTGGGTGGTACATTATCAGTAGTGAAAGGTAGTAACACTGTTACAGGTGTTGACACTAACTTCACTGGTCAATTGACACCTGGTAGCTTTATTGTTATCAGAGGTATGAGCTACAAGGTAACCCGTGTAGCCAGCAACACCAGTATTGATATTACTCCTGCTTACAGAGGATCAACAAAGGCTAGAGTACAAGCAACTAAAACCATTGATGAGAAATACGCTCAATATGAATGGAGTGTTGACAAGTGTGATGGAACAGGACGTCATGGATTTAATCTAGACATCCACAAGATGCAGATGGCCTACATCGACTTTAGCTGGTACGGTGCTGGTAAGATCCGTTTTGGATTTAAAGGCATCGACGGTCACGTGATTTATGTACACGAGATCATCAACAATAACCATCAAACTGAAGCTTATCTACGTTCTGGTAACATACCAGCACGTTATGAGATCAGAAACGGTGATGCCCCAACTTATGCACCAAGCTTGTATCACTGGGGTGCTTCGATGATCATGGACGGTGTGTTCGAAGACGACAAAGCTTACTTGTTCTCAGTAGCTTCTGGTTCAGGCGGCTCAGACACTATTAGTATTCCAACTAGCCGTGTAGGAACACCTTGTCCTGTATTGAGTCTACGTCTAGCACCTAGCGTTGACACAAACTTAGTAGGAGCACTAGGAGAAAGAGATCTTATTAACCGAATGATTCTAGTGTTACAACAGGTTGGTATCGTTATTACATACGCAACAGCTGGTAAGACAACACCTGCTTCTATTAGACTTGTTCTAAACGGTAGCTTGTCACAACAAGCATACTTCTCGTCCTACGGTGCTCCATCGTTGACACAGATCATTAAACATACTGGTCAAGTTAACGATACTATCACAGGCGGATTGACGATTTATGAATTCCGTTGTACAGGTAACAACAGTACTGCACAAGATTTGAGCTCTCTAGCAGAATTGGGTAACAGTATTACAGGTGGCGATTATGTATATCCAAACGGACCAGACATTATTACAATGTGCGTGGTTCCGACAGAAACTACAGATCCAACACTGGTTACTGCACGTATTACCTGGACAGAATCTCAGGCTTAATCCGAAAGGCACCAAAAACCCCACTACACGGTGGGGTTTTTTTTTGAATTAGAAACTGCTAAATATTAGATAGGACTATAATAAAATGGCCGGAAAAGACATTGTTGCAACCAGATTGCGTTTATCAGAACCTGCTTCTAAATTAATTAGGCAGGGATCTAGAGGTGAAGTAACTTACGATTTTGAGTTTAACACTCTGCGACTTTATAATCAGGATCAACCGGGCGGATATACTCTGCTAAGATCTGATCTAAGCAATTTACCTACAAATATTACATTAGGAACAGTTAATGTTACTGGCAACATTTCTGCTAACGTGGTTATTCCACAAGGCGGACAATTAACTGTTAATAATGCTAGCGGAGTGGCAGGTACTATTAACGATACTCCACTTTCTTTTGAGATTAAATCCACAACTAATGTAACCAGAGTGGCTGTAAGAAATTCAGCTAATACAGCTAAAGTGTATGTTTACGAAAACGGAACACTGAGTTTAGAATCTAACAGCTCAACATCAATTACTGCTAATGGTATTAATTTAACATCGAGTGGTGCTCTTACATTAACTGCACCAGAAAAAATCGTCGTGCAAGGTGTTAGTATAGAAGGAACAGAATTAAACACAACAGATTCTAGCGAACTTAGAGTTTTATCCGAAATGCATCATTTTGGTAAAGTTCGCTTTGAAGATGAATTGATCATTCATAACACAATAGTACCTCAGTTATCTAATATTAACATTGGTACAACCTTAAAAAGATTTAACAATTTGTATCTAGGATCTACAGGATCCGTACAAATTGGATCACTGACACTAACTCGTGAATCGGGTACAGGTCAATTAGTTTCATCAGATGGATTCCATGCAGCTGATACCAGCGATTTAAGACATTTAAATTTAAGCGGTGTCTTTAACATTCGCGAAGATAACTATGACGGCAGTACATTCCCGGCACAGGTAACTATTACAACATCAAGTAGTGCATATACTGGTGGCGCAGGTCAAACTGTGTATTCTAACAACGCCACACCAGTGAGCGGAGTAAAATACGGTATAGTACCAGATACTAACAAAGGATATACTTTAGGTAACCCTAATCGTCTTTGGGATAAATTATATTCTAGACAGATTAATTTTGATGACGGCACAACAATGACTACAGCACCAGAAACTAACCCACTGGTAGCTACCAAAGTATATTCAACAAGGAAAAGCCTAGCACTCAGCATTGCGTTGGGTAGTTAATGGAGAAATAAATGGCAAAAAGAAAAATAGACAGTTACATATTTGCACCAGGAACATCGACAAATTCTAATGCATACCCTAATGCTTATGCTTTATTATTAGCAAACAGAAGTTATCTCCTAGCAGAGTCAACTGCCTACATACAGAATCAAATTTCTAATAATGTTCCTGCTTTTGTAGGATTTAATTATGATCCAGTGAAGTGCCAAAGAGACACTGGATATGTGATTGATGCATATCTTAATGATCTACGTTACGGCGGTAACAGGCAGACTAGAGAAGTAGTATCTTATTATTGGGATGGTACTACTCCTCAAATCGGAGGCACAAGAGCACCAGAGATAGCAGTTTACAATTGGTTAATTGGTGTTATAAACACATACATATTAACCAAAACTCTAGCACCTTCATATCAATTTTCTGTAGTACAGACAACAACAGGTTCGGCAGCTGAGGGCGGAGCTTCTGCAAGACTTACGACACTGAATACTATCACAGTTAATGTTATTACTAATGGACTATCTTCTTTGCCTGCATTGGTAAATGGTGTAGGAACATTAAAGATCCCAGAAAAGATCGATCTCGAAAATTTCTTATTGATCTCTAATGTAACAAAAAATGCTATCATGTATGATTTCACTGATCCTACAGTGGGAATTACGGTTGATATCAAAGCATCTAAAGATGAAAATTTTCCTACTGCTTTACAAGGTAACGATGGATTTACAGTTGTACATTTTGTAACAGATACTTCGACCTATTCTTCGGACGACGAGATACAGATATTTGTAGAGAATAAAGAACAGATCACAAGACCTTGGAATTTTGGTACAGATGCGATCGAACGTATGCGTGTAGCTGCTCCACAGGCTATGATTGACGCTGACTTTGAATATGGATTACAGCCGACTAAGTGGCAGGCTATTACATCAAACAGAGGATATCCATCTACATTTGAAATTCCAGGTAGCGATTTAATTGTTACCGATGTTAGAACAGACGCTTCAACAGGATCTAATAATATTGGACCTAGTCTAATCACCGTTACAACCAGCTCCCCTCACTTTTTGATTGCGGGCCAACCTATTACCATTAAAGCATTAGCATCAACTGTTTTAGGTTTTAGTCGAGCTGAAGGTACTTTTATTGTTAACACAGTACCTACTGCAACAAGCTTTACATATTATGCAAAATCTAAAGTAGGAACAGTTGATCAGGAAGTTGTAGCAACATCATACACTCAGCTAAGACGTGCAGGTTTTTACACTGGTGCTAGCTTAGGATCGGCTGCATTTACGGTTGATAGTCCCGGCAGCAGTGGTACAATCACTGCCAGTTTAAATGTTCCATCGGGAGCCAGCATTATTCCGTTTACTGGCACAGCGCCTCCCGTTAATGCTCCTATTACTTCGGCAACGAATATTACTGCTGGTACTCAGTTTACATCTATATTAGGAAGTGGCGGCACAGTAACTACTAAAACTATCGCAGAAAATAGCCAGATAGGTGATAATAGTATTACAATAGATAATGTTACCAATGTTCAAACTGGTCTAGTGGTTAACAACGGAACAGGATCTTCCGCAGCAGTTACTAGCGTGGTGGGAAATGTTGTGACACTTAATTCACCGATCACTGCATTTAGACAAGGTATTAGCGGAACATATACTGGAATTTCTGGTACCAGCATAGGTACTCTAGGAACAGGATTAAGCCTTAACTTGTATAATTCTGCTGGAACGTATTCACTATTAACTTTTAATAATCAAGGAACAGGTTATTCTGTTAACGATGTATTGGAGATTTCCGGTACTTCTGTTAATGTGTATGAAACTACTCAGTTGTTAATGCACTTTGACGGCGGTAATAATTCTACAGTATTCTTAGATGAGACTGGAAAAACTTTTACATTATTCGGAAATGCTGTAGTATCTACTACTCAGAGCGTTTTTGGGGGTTCTAGTTTTAGAGTTAATAATACTCTAGGAGCAACACCGGCCGCCGGTTATATTACTACTGCTACAACAAATAAATTACGATTAGGTATTAGTGATTACACCATTGAATTTAGAATAAGAATAACTACCGGTGGAAATGATCAGGCTATTTTAGATTTTAGATCACAGGCAGTCGATAACGCTTTATTAATTGGATTAACAAATTCTAACGCGGTATATGTATATTCTAACGGTGCAATAGTTGCCCAAGGTGGCTCTGCTCTAGCCCTAAATACTTGGTATCATGTAGCAGTAAGCAGAGCCAACGGTGACATTACTATTGCGCTTAATGGAGCTAACGACAATTTAGCTGGCCCATATACTGATACAAACAATTATAATATAGATGTTCCTTTAAGAATTGGTGCCGATTACAGCGGACAGTATGGTGCCGCAGCATTCGTAGACGAAGTCAGAATTACCTTAGGTGTAACTAGATATCCAACATATCCGTTTACAATTCCAGCAAGTGCGTTTGGCCCAGATTCAGTTGGTACTACCAGCAATGGTGCTATCATCAGAGTAACCGGAATAGGCCCATCTGGAGAAGTTGCTACTATACAGACATTGAATACTGGCACCGCACCAGGAAATAGTGGTCAAGAATACTATTACCTAAGTCCAACCCCGATACCTGGTCAAGGTTCAGGTGCGGTCTTTACAGTTAGAAGACAATCAGGAACATATTCTGTAGTAGCAGTAACTACTCCAGGTACTAATTATCAATCAAACAATAAAATACGAGTGTTAGGTACTGCTCTAGGAGGAGCAACCCCGGCGAACGATTTAGTCATTGAAGTTGGAGTAGTTCTAGGTACAGGAGTTTCTACTGCTAGTGCATTTAGCGGAACAGCATCAACCACAGGCACTTCTTTAGCATTTTTATCGTCGGTGTCATTGAATGCCGTAACAACTGGTGCTATTACCAGTGGGGCAACGATCACTTACGGTTCTCTAGCAAGAATACTAGTAAGTCTAGGATCAGCTCACGGGTTATTGCCAGGAAACGCTATTTCTACAGTTATTACATCCGCCGGAACAAATCATCAATTAGCAGCCGGACCTTTCTTTGTTGAAGAAGTGCCTAATCCTCAGACATTGAAATATAGTTGTAGAACTACCGGTACAGTTCAGGCTGGTTTAACTGGAATACTTTATCCTAGATCAGACGGATTCTTCGTACATAGACCTTACGACGGTGGTGTTCAATTAGGTACCGGTGGCCCACAACACGGCGCACAGGCGATTCGTATGAGTAAAAAATACATACGTTACCAGTCTGGTAAGGGAGCTATGTATAACACTGGTGCATTATTTGCTCCGAGCTATGATCTAAGATCCGCAACGGCTAGTGGATTAACAATAGGAAGTACTATAACATTTGTAGTAGATGATAATGATCACGGATTACAAGTTGGCGCTATAATTAATGTAACAGGAATAGTGAGTTTAGGATATAATGGAACATATACAGTTTCAGAAATTATAGATGAAAGAACTTTTAGAGTTATTACTTCTACAACCTTAAGAACTACTAGCGCAGTGTTGGGAGCTCAAAGTCAGATTTCTTGTAAATTCTGGCACGGATCAGTTGTTCGTTCTGGACCGTTTGACGATCAAAATGGTATTTTCTTTGAATATGACGGAACCCAGCTAGCAGTTGTTAAAAGGTCTAGCACTTTCCAGTTAGCAGGTACTGCTTCTATAAATGTAGATTCGAACTCATTGATCGGAACCAATACTCGTTTTCTAGATCAACTAAAAGTTGGTGATAGAATCGTTATTAAAGGAATGACTCACGTAGTTAGCCAGGTTAATAGTCAGACCAACATAGCGGTTACTCCTGATTACAGGGGAACATCAAATGCTGTTAATGCCAAAATCTGTCTAACACAAGATCTTAAGATCCCTCAGAGTCAATGGAATCTTGATCGTTGTGACGGAACTGGTCCTAGCAGATATGTCGTAGATGTTACAAAAATGCAGATGATCGGCATACAGTTTAGCTGGTATGGTGCTGGTTTTATTGATTGGATGTTTAGAGGTCCAAAAGGAGACTACGTATTCTGCCATAGACTAAAAGGCAACAACGTTAATACTGAAGCATATATGCGTACTGGTAACTTGCCTGTACGTTATGAAGTTCTTAATGAAGGTGCTAGAACTAGATTAGCCAGTGCAATGACTAACAGTCAAACTACTATGTCATTAGAAGATGGATCATTCTTCCCTAATGTTGGAACTGTGTATTGTGAAAACGAATTGATTAGTTATAGTGCTAAATCTGGAAATACACTTACAGGGTTAGTTAGATCGGCTAGCTTAACTAACTTTGCAGCAGGTGCTCAAAGATCTTATACAGCAGGTCCGGCTGCTACTCACGCTGTAAATTCGGGAGTTATTTTAGCATCAGTTACTAACAGTCCACTGATTAGCCACTGGGGTAGTGCTTACCTAATTGACGGTGGATTTGATAGCGATCGTGGATATCTGTTTAACTATCAGTTAACATCTTTCAGTGCTACAACCGCTAAACAGTGTGCATTCCTTATTAGGTTAGCTCCTAGTGTTTCTAATGCAGTGCCGGGAGATTTAGGTGAACGTGAATTACTTAATCGTTCTCAGTTATTGCTAAAATCAATTGAGGTTATTGGCGGTACTAGCGGCCAGACAATTGTTGTTGAAGGTGTATTAAATCCACAAAATTACCCAACTAACAGTGCGGTATTTACAGGTTCAATCAGCGGAACAACATTAACTGTAACAGCAATGAACAGTGGTGTTATCGTTGTAGGTCAAACATTAACTGGTGGCGGCAGCCCTTCTATTACCCCAACATTGACAATAACAGCATTGGGTACTGGATCGGGTGGAGTCGGAACATATACTGTTTCGTCTAGCCAAACAGTTGGTATTGGAACAATATTTGCAAGTCCATCAACTGTAAACTGGTTTGCCCTGAACAACGCAGCGCAAGGTGGTCTACCGTCGTTCTGTCAAATCGCATTGGGATCTGATACAAGTTTTGAAGGTGCTGGAACTACTGTTACCGCAGCATTAACGAGTAACTTGCAAAGTGGTAGAACTACAGCTCAGTTCTCTAATGCATCGGTGGCAGCTGTACAGGTTGGTTGGACAGCAACATCGGCTGCAAGCATACCATCTGGTACTGCGGTAACTAGAGTTCAGATCGATACTCCAACTTCGGGCACCACATCTATCACACTTAGCAAAGCGGCAACTGGCACCATAACATCGACTACAAACTTTTCATTTAGTGCTCCGGGATATGCGAACCCAGGTGAACAGGTATTTGCGTTCGCTGCTAACACAGGTGACCGTCAGATTCTAGAATTATCAGATTTGAAAGAATTAACTAACTCTGCGGTTGGTGGTAGAGGAGCGTTCCCGAATGGTCCAGACGTATTGGCTATTAATGCTTTCGTCACTAGCGGTGCAGCAAACACTGTGTCGTTGTTGCTACGTTGGTCAGAAGCTCAAGCTTGATTACAGAGAGATTCGAGTTGGTATCGAATCTCTCTTAATTTATGTCCATGTTCCTGGTGTTGTGGCATAAAGACCTTTATGTCACCGATGACCACGTTATGGAAGAAATAATCTAGTTCTTTAGCCTGTGCTAAGAATTGATTATAAAGAGATTCTGCTTTATCTTTTATATTTTCGTCTGTACATTCTTGTATAAATTTTTTATACTTTTCACAGTCTCTTTCAAATAGTTTATTTCTAGAAATACTAGTCGACATAATTCCTACTCATTACTAATATAGTTTCAATTTTACTTCTGATTAAAGAATTATTTAAGGTTGTTTTTAATCCCGTGTGTAGATTTTTAGGTAAATCGTCTAAGTCAGCCCAACATATAGTATTAATTTTAGTAGTCAAAAATTCACAGTCTACTAAGCAGATGTAAGTACTGTATTCGAACCCTCGATCTTCACTCAAATAAAGTTCGATTGGTATTATCCTACCTTCGCTGCCCTTAAAGCTAACTATCAATTCTTTTGCATCATCAAGTAAATTTGATTGATGTTCAAATGTAGGAACAGTCCACTTTAGATTTTCGTGGATTAGCAGTATTCTTTGGGTTTGACTAGAAAGAAAAAGTATACCTGCACGTTTTTGCATGTAGATACTTATTAAGGATTCATAACAAAGCGCCAGTATCCGGCAGTGTATTCGCCTTCAAAACTCTTAAGCCACTGTTCCCCGTCCCACTTATACTGTATTCCAGTTGTAAGATTTTGAACATAAACCGGAGGAGTTAAATTATTACCTTGACTATTAAAGATTATAGTCCAGGAACTGCCATTCCATTCGATAATATCATTAGCGTTCGCACGTAGATTACCCCAGGCATATACTCCTGGCAACAAACTTTCGCCAGCGCCTGTCGGGACTCCATCTTGATCACTATCATAAAATCCTACTGAGGGATTAATATCTTCTAAGATTAAAAATCTCGTACCCACAGCCGATCCTCTCGGATTAAATTTAATAGGATCGATAATAGCATCGATTGTAGTTCTTCCTGAAATAATAGTGTTAGATGGTTTATCTTCTATGGTCACAAGTAGATAGGTACTGTCAACTTCATTGATAACAAACGTTCCTCTTAATTCGTTACCGTTAGGTTGTAGGAAGAAGATCTGGCTAATTCCTGGTTGATAGGCTTCGTGTTGATCTAGGATTAGATGCCAATCTAGCCTATCTCCCATGCGTTGAGGAACATCTAATCCTAAATTCTTAACTGCTTCGTGAGCATCTAATAAACTCAAATCATAATCATTAGATTGTCCATTGTTGCTTTTGAGTAACAATACACCAAAATTACTAGGTGTGGTGATAACTTTAGAGTTAGGGTTACCGTTATACACAAGATTGTTAATGTTAATAACATCTCCATCCTCACTGAAGATATTCATTATAACACTCTTTACAACACCTAATTGTTTTACTTTTGCAGGGGGAGTGATGTATATAGGCATAGAACAATCTATAGAGCAAATATCAATATCGTTTTCTGTACCTTGAGGAATAGTTCTGCTTGAAAAAATTATGCTGTTTAGATCAACAACACTAAGGCTAGTCCAATCTATGTAGTTGTCTGTGGTTTGTATTTCTAAACTAGGATTAAACAACACTAACATTTGTTCTAACAACTGTAATTTTTGATCAGTATTCGAAGTCCAAATATCTGCCTTCATTGATAGTTTGTAAGGAGTTGGCATTAATCGTTCAATGGTATAGTTTGCTCCTTGAGAATTTCCGTAAATAGGATCTCCATTATTATCGAAACTATCATACTGCCTTTCTCGCAAATTCATCTTACTGACAAAACTAGCATCTGCTAGTCTTGACGTATCGAGTTCTAAATTACTGATGTAGCAGCTTATTCTCGGCACCGATGGCATCTTATTTTCTGAATTATCTTTGATTATCGACGCAACTGATCTAGATAAATCCCCGTACATTACAGGAACGTGGCGCAGCTCTCCATCGCCGGATTTATATTTGAAACCGATGAAAATACGCATAAACTGTGTTACGTATCTTCTTATTTGCCCGTCGTAAAAGAAATCCATTAATTATCTGCCTTTGGTCTTAGTGCTTTGCTCAAGCTTTGTTTTTCATTGATTTGTTTACCATTGATCGTGTTTACTGTTGTGTTATTAATAAATGTTGATCGTTGATTAGTTCTTGTAGGTTTGCCCTCAAAGCGTTCTCCTGACACTACATCAGATGGTCCTAAGTTACTCATCGTAGTTCTTACACTATCTTCTACCTTGATCCAAATAGAGCCATTATATCGGAACAATCTATTAGGAAGATAATCTGTTCGTAAACAATAATCACCCGGTTGTGCAGTTAACGGAAATGAAATTCCACTAGTAAATGGAGCACCATTGGGCGGAAAATCATTTCCAATCAGGTACCCATCATAACCTTGTTTTACTGCATTTTCTATAACAACACTGGCATCTAATGTACTTGATGAAGCATCTATAGTTTCGGCATCAGCAGTCAGCAGTTCGGGTCTACCGTCATCTCCAGTTTGCAATGTATAGAATTGAACAGTTTCATATCCGCTCAAAGGAGCATCCGCCTCAGCCTGATCTAAAACAGCTTTAGTGATCTGCATTTCTTTTTCGTAAGTAGACATAATGTCTCGAAGAGATTGAGTACTTCCCTCTTCGGCTGCACCATCTAAAATCTGTTTAAATTCTTGGCTGTCTACTAACGGTGTGCATTTTGCTCTGTATAAGTGAGGATACCATGTTGCCGAAAATCCTTCAGCAGCTCTAGTTACATCTTGAATTACATAAAATCTCTTGAGAGCAAATTTAAAATCATTTAATGCATTGTAATCTTTTAAGTGTGGTAATTCAATAACATCACCACTCATAAGTTTTCTACCTATTTTTTCTACAGTATCGTTGATATGAAAAGTTATAAAAATCGTGTCGTTCTGCAAAAATAAACCAAATTGACTTAGATTAAAATCTAAATCTTGTATGTTATAAACACCCCTTAACACATACACATCGGGAGAATATTTGCGATCTCTATTTTCTAAAAACAGTAGATCTTGTATTTGAGTTTCTGTAGTATTTCCACCGTAATTTGGTATAGTGGGAGAATTTTCTCCCGCTGGAACGGCGCCCGGCCCTAAATACTTGTGTACAAAAACGTCAGTACCGCCCACCTGGAACATTTCCCAGATAGTTTTATCGAAAAATTTATAGTCGTTACCGCGTTCGGGGCGATATAATGAAAGTCTTGGCATAGTTATATATTTACCGCTACGATAAATACTTGTATGAGCCAAATTGATCAAGACAAACAAGCGGTCTACGACTATTGCAAAGCCATGCTGGGCGACGGCATGATCGATATAGAATTGGACCCAATCCATTATGAAACAGCACTTAGTCGTGCTCTAGCGGTTTTCCGTCAACGCAGCGATAATGCTGTAGAGGAAAGCATGGTATTTCTTACAATGGAAACGGACAAAAACGAGTACATACTTCCAAAAGAAATACAGCAAGTAAGACAAGTTTTTCGAAGAAGCATAGGCAGCAGAAGCGGTGGTGGCGGTGGTGGCACTGTATTTGAGCCGTTTAATTTGGCATACACTAACACCTATCTTTTAAGCTCTACTAACATGGGCGGACTTGCAACATATGATCTATTTGCCCAGTATCAAGAACAAGTAGGTCGAATGTTTGGTTCTTTTATTAATTTTCACTGGATCCCTCAAAGTAGAAAATTAGTCATCCAGCAGCGTCCTAGGAGTAATGAAGAAATAATGCTATGGGTGTATAACACCAGACCTGATAGTGCTATAATACAAGACACTTACTCCGGACAATGGATCAAAGATTATGCACTGGCTAACTGTAAAATGATGCTAGGGCAAGCTCGTGAAAAGTTTGGTCAGATCGCTGGCCCACAAGGCGGAACACAATTGAACGGTGCTAGTTTAAAACAAGAAGCACAAGCTGACCTCGAACGGCTGACCTTAGAGTTGGTAAATCTAGTTCCTGGCGGTATTGGTTATACATTCATTATCGGTTAATTCAGGTTTGACCTAACACAAATTTTTCTAGTATACTTACACTATCACTGGAGAATTTATGATCATAGGTATTTGCGGATTTATTGGCAGCGGCAAAGACACAGTTGCCGACTATCTGGTTAACTTCCACGGATTTCGTAGAGAAAGCTTCGCTAACACATTAAAAGACGCGGTTGCAGCCGTTTTTGGTTGGGACCGCGTTCTCTTAGAAGGACGTACAAAAGAAGCTCGAGAGTGGCGAGAGCAAAAAGATGAATGGTGGAGCAATCGACTAGGCCGTGATATAACTCCTCGTTGGGTGTTACAATACTGGGGCACCGAAGTGTGCCGCAGAGGATTCCACGACGATATTTGGATTGCTAGTTTAGAGAATAAACTACGTAATAGCAAAGACGATGTGGTAATTTCAGACTGCCGCTTTCCTAATGAAATTTCTGCTATCAAAAAAGCCAACGGAAAAGTAGTGCGAGTTATTCGAGGTGCAGAACCCGAGTGGTATCAGGATGCAGTTAATGTAAATGCTGGTCCTACTGGTAACATGGCCTGGGCATTGAGCAAAGACAAGCTTAATAAATTAGGCATTCACGCTAGCGAAACATCCTGGGTAGGAACTAAATTTGATCACATGCTAGACAATAATTCTACGATTGACGATCTGTTTAGGCAGGTTAGAAATCTGGTACAAGATCCCCTTGACGCCAGTGAATCCCCTCTTTATGTAACAGTCTCTGACAGTTTGCACATACAGTCTTAAGATTACTATAACGACAGTTGTTAAGATCCCCGTCCACATGAAATACCGCAAATACTTCAGGATGGGGACTCTTAAACCCGCACTTATCACACTGGGTTTTTTTCTTATATCCAGCCCGCATCCATCTAGGTGTTGATACTTCTCCTTTATAAAGGCACTTTTCACAGAGCCTTCTATAAAAGGTCTTTCCATTTTTTCTATAATTAACGGCTGCTGGTCGCATACCGCACTTACAAAGCGGTCTCATGCAAATATTTACACCTTTTTGGCCCCTTTTAATCTAGTTCAAACAATGCATTTTTTCAAAATGCCGCTAAATATTATGAGTAGATTAATACCGGGAGATTTATCAGATGGCAACATTAAATTCACCAGGCGTAGACGTAAGCGTAATTGACGAGAGTTTTTACACACCGGCTGAGCCAGGAACAGTTCCACTCATTGTAGTGGCTACCTCACAGAATAAGAAAAACGGTGCTGGCACAGGCACAGCATCGGGAACGACCAAAGCTAACGCAGGTAAAGCAATCAAAATTACTAGCCAAAGAGACCTTGTTGATCTCTACGGTGTACCGTTTTTTGAGAAGACAGTTAGCGGAACTCCAATTCACGGAAGTGAAAGAAATGAGTTCGGTTTATTAGCAGCATACAGCTTGTTAGGTGTATCAAACGCAGCATTTATTGTAAGAGCTGACGTAGACCTAGCACAATTAGAAGGCACAACAACAGCCCCGGGAGCGAATCCAAGTAACGGCGACTGGTGGTTAGATACAAAGAATTCTTTATTTGGTGTGTTTGAATGGAACGGATCAGCTGCATCGACAGTTGGCGGTCAGAAATTTACAAACAAGATTCCTCGTGTTTTAACATCAGATGACGCTATCAATGTATCAAACGGAGTACCAAAAGATTCATTTGGCACTATCGGAGAATATGCAGTAGTTGTAGAAACTACAGATGCTTATTCTTCAACTAAAGAACCGGGTAGAATCTATTACAAGAGAGACACAGCTACGCTAGGCGTATCTGGCGCTTGGGTATTATTAGGTTCAAACGATTGGTATCGTTCACATCCTACCGTTAAAGGTACTGTTCAATCTCCAACAATTACCGCAACCAACACATTCTATATCAATGGAACAATGATCACAGCCAGCGGCACAACTGCTACTTCGTTAGTTTCTGATATTAATACTGTTATGAATGCACAAGGTGTTTATGCAGTTCGTGTGAGTGATAGGATTTATCTATATCAAAATGCAGATATTGATTCAGCAGCAGTAGATTCATCAAAGAGCAATGCTATTGTTATCACAGCAGGCACAGGACCGATCTTAACTAATATCGGTATTCCAGCAGGAACATATTATGGACCAGAATTACAAATGAGTCCACATTACACTGTTCCTGAGTTCAAGTCAGACGATACTACTCCGCGCCCAACAGGGTCTGTATGGGTTAAGACTACTGATGCAAATCTAGGAGCTAAGTGGAGCTTGAAGCGTTGGAACGGAACTACTCTGTTATGGGAATTAGTCGATGCTCCGTTGTATTCTAGCACACACTCTGCACTATATGGATTAGATCGTACAGGTGGCGGAAAGAACATTGCACAAAATAAAGCATTTGTTCAGTACAACTATTCAGAAGATATTGGTTACGATTCTACTCCACAGACTGCAACATTCAGAATCTGGAGAAGAAAGTCAACAAGCTCTACAGTGATTACTTCTGAGCCAATTACAGCTTCTACATTTACCGCAGGTTCTAATAATTTTAAAATGAGAGAAAGTAAGTCAGGTGCATCTGTTCTTAGTTCTCCGGCTGTACAGAGCGGAGATAGCTCATTGGTAACTTTTAGTCCAACTGGTGCTGTAGCTGATGCTGACAGATTAGCAAGTGCTATTAATGCTAGAGGCTACACTAACGTTGAAGCTAGCGTTACTACTGACAATAGAGTTGTTATTACTCACAAACTAGGCGGCGACATTAGATTTACTGACGGATTAAACAGCCCGTTAGGTGCAATCTTTACAGCGTTTAATCTAAACACACTAGAAGGCACCGCAAATCTTTATGATATGCCAGCGGGAGATGGTGGAACTTTCTTAGCTACTAATTGGATTCCATTAGCTGCAACAGATGTTAACTGGTCTGCTAAGTCTAGTGCTCCTAAGAACGAACCAGATGATGGACAACTATGGTACAATCCTTCTTTCAGTGATGTAGATATCATGGTCCATAATGGAACATTCTGGAAGGGTTATAGAAACGTATATCCTAACACAAATCCAACCGGTCCAATTGTTGCTGCAACAGCACCAACAACACAAACTGATGGTACTGCATTAGTTGATAAAGATCTTTGGATTAGCACTGCTGATACAGAGAACTTCCCAACAATTTACAAGTACGACGATAATAACAAGAAGTGGGTGTTAGTTGATAAGACTGATAATACTTCAGAAGAAGGCGTACTGTTTGCTGATGCACGTTATGGTTCCGACGGTACTACAGGAAATACAGCAGCATCGATTGAAACATTGACACAAAATGATTTCTTAGATCCAGATGCTCCAGATCCTGCTAACTATCCGAGAGGAATCCTGTTATACAATACAAGACGTAGCAGCGGCAATGTTAAGAAATATAGAAACAGCTATGTTGATACTACAGCATTGAATACTAGATACAATGGTACTAATGGTATTGCTAGTACAATCGGCGACGGCCAGTCAATGGCATTATATGCAACTGATCGTTGGGTAACTGCAAGCGGTAACCAGGATGACGGTTCCGGTACATTTGGCCGCAGAGCACAACGTCAAGTTGTAATCCAAGCGATGAAGAGTGTAGTAGACACTAGCCAAGAAATCCGTGACGAAGAACGTCGTAACTTTAACTTAATTGCTTGCCCAGGTTATCCAGAGCTATTGAGCAACTTAGTTAACTTGAATATCGATCGTGGTATTACAGCGTTCGTTATTGGCGACTCACCGCTAAGATTAAAGAGCGATGCAACAACATTAACTAACTGGGGTACAAATGCCAACGGTGCATTAGATAACGGCGATACCGGAATCGTAACATACGACGAATATACCGCAGTGTTCTATCCAAATGGATTTACAACTGACTTAGGCGGTGTTAACGCAGTTGTTCCGGCAAGTCACATGATGCTAAGAACTTTTGCATTGAGTGATCAGGTTAGCTATCCTTGGTTTGCACCAGCAGGTACAAGAAGGGGTGCTATAACAAACGCAACAGCGGTAGGTTATATTGATGCATCAACAAACGAGTTCCAGCAAGTGGCATTGAATGAAGGTCAAAGAGATACTTTGTATAACATCAAAGTAAATCCGATCGCATTCTTTAACGGTGTTGGTCACGTAAACTACGGTCAGAAGACTCGTGCTAAAAACTCTAGTGCATTAGATCGTATTAATGTAGCACGTTTAGTTGTTTACTTAAGAAGTCAACTTTCTAAACTAGCAAGACCGTTCGTGTTTGAACCAAACGATAAAATCACTAGAGACGAGATTAAACAAGCTTGCGATAGCCTGTTACTCGAACTAGTAGGTTTACGAGCAATTTATGACTTCTCTGTTGTATGTGATACAAGCAACAACACACCAGCAAGAATTGATCGTAACGAGTTGTATGTAGATATTGCGATTGAACCAGTGAAGGCCATTGAGTTTATCTACATTCCACTACGTATTAAGAATACAGGGGAGATTTAATAAATGGCAATTACCTCATTAAACAAATATACAGTACCTTTAGCTAGTAACCAGTCTAGCACCACACAAGGTCTGTTAATGCCAAAACTAAAGTATCGCTTTAGAGTGATACTACAAGGTTTTGGTGCTAATGGTTCAATTTCAACAGAATTGACCAAGCAGGTATCAGATGTAACAAGACCAAAAGTGTCTTTTGAAGAGATCGAAGTTCCTGTGTACAACAGCAAGGTATTCCTTGCAGGTAAGTACACCTGGGAACAAATGACTCTAACACTACGCGATGATGCTAGCGGAAACGTGCAGCGTTTAGTCGGTGAACAGATTCAGAAACAATTCGATTTCATGGAGCAAGCATCAGCACGTTCTGGTATTGACTATAAGTTCACTACTAAGATTGAAGTACTAGACGGCGGCAACGGTGCTAATCAACCAAGCATTTTAGAAACTTATGAGTGCTACGGTTGTTTCATTCAAAATGCAGACTACGGCGACTTGAACTACGGTACTAATGAACCAGCTACAGTGGCTCTAACAATCCGCTTTGATAATGCTATCCAATACAAAGGTGGCTCAATTGATGGAATTGGTCGTTCTATTGGTGCAAGAGTTGCTGCTGCCGCAGGCGGTACCGGTGGTGGTGCTGCAACAGTCGGTTAATAGTTTTATTACTATCAAAAAAGCCCAGATTAACCTGGGCTTTTTTATTGGATAAATATTTGTATGGCAGATAAATTCACTCGTTTCCTCGGCGAAGTATTAGGCGGTGCTCTTGCTCCTAAGGGCAACATGGCCAATTGGCAACACGCCACACGATTGTTTGTTGATAACAATTATGCTTTCGCTCCTAGAACCAAGTTCATGTACTATGTGTACTTTGAATTGGATGCATCCGTAGCAGGAGCTACCCAGTTTAAAGCTAGACACGGAGACATGGTAGGCATGTTGGTCAAAAGTTTAGACTTACCTAAGTATACTTTTGAACATATAGTTAAGAATCAGTATAATAAAAAGAAAATTTGTTATAAAGATATTAAGTACGATCCCGTGAACATAGCGTTTCACGATGATAATACTGGCGTAGTAAATGCTTTGTGGGCATTATACTATGGAACTTACGTAGCAGATAGACACTTAGACAAGATAGCATTTGCAACTAATGAATTATATTCTTCCGGTAAGGGTTATGCATATGGATTTGATACTGGACGTTGGGGAGATTTTATTCGTTCAGTAACGTTATATACTATGAGTCGACAACGATATAATGGTTATACTTTAGTTAATCCTAAAATTTTGTCCTGGCAACACGGAACAATGGGCAGTAGCGAAACGGGAGTAGCGGAAAGCACTATGCAACTCGGTTACGAAGCAGTTCTATATTCATCTGGTGTAGTAAAACAAGGACTGCCGGATGGATTCGGTAATAACTACTACGACAAAACACCTAGTCCTCTTACTATCGGTGGTGGAGGCACAGCCAGTATATTCGGTGAAGGTGGTACACTAGCAGGTGTTTCTACAGTATTTGGAAATATTTCTGATGGCACTGCATTTAACAGTTTTGGTGGATTTTTAAGTACAACAGTTGCGGCAATTAATACAGCAAAGAATTTCGAAGCTGCAAAAGCAAATTTTAAAAACGAAGCTCTTAACATCATAACTTCACCGGCGGCTATCGACGGAGCACTTAATGTGGTCAGCGGATTACCAGGCACATTATTTCCAAAAAATACTAATGTTACTCCGGATGTAAATGGTGCAGCTATTCCTGCATATAAAGGTGCAGACGTGCCTACAAATGTATTTTCGAATCCTGACGCAGCAGCAGGTGGAGGCTTGCCTCAGAGAACATTCCCCTCAGCAGGAGGTGAAAATCAAGGATGAGAACCAACCTACCATCACCTACAGACTATGATAGTTCCACAGGTACTAAATTATTTTTTGATAGTTATGGTCAAGCCCCGTTAGAGTTTGGAGCTAACGAAGTCAATTCAACAGTAGCATTTTTTCAAGAAAAAGGATTTGATGTCGATGCAGCATCAGTAACTGCGGCTGTTTTATTAAAACAGGCTAAGATCGACAACGTTCCTATTTTTCAAGTGCTAGATGGGATAAAAAATCTCGATCAAGTTAAGCTAAGTGCGCTAGTTACAGAAATTCTAAATAATAATAGATCTATCACTTCAACTCTAGGTTATAGAACCAAAGATGTTTCTAACGTACTGATAACCAGAAATATATTACCGTAATGGGAAGATTTGCACAGGGGATCTTCGAAATGAAGAACCCAGACAAGTACATAGGAAAAAAGAAACCACTGGCTCGCAGCAGCTGGGAATTTATCTTTATGAAAATGTTAGATGAACATCCTGGCGTAGAAAGTTGGGCCAGCGAAAGCATACAAATTCCTTATCGTGATCCATTGACTGGAAAATACACAATTTATGTTCCTGACTTTTTCGTTGTATACAACGACAAGAATGGCAAAAAACATGCCGAGGTCGTTGAGGTAAAACCAGAAAATCAAACCCTAAGAGAAAAGGTAGGCAAGCACCCTTACAATCAAGCACAGTACATAAAAAACTTAGCTAAATGGGAAGCTGCTGTATCTTGGTGTAAACAACAGGGAATACGATTTAGAGTAGTCAACGAAGGCGATATTTTTCATACAGGCTCAAAAAGACGATAAGTAATGTTATGACTAAAAAATTAGAAGATCTATTCAATTTAGCTGACAAAGAGGAAGTTCCTGAGGTTCCCGTAAAGGAACACGAGGACGTAAAAGATCTTGATAACAGCTACAAGCAAGTAGAAGAAATTACTAAAAGTCTGCCCGTTATCCCCGAGCTAGATAATTTAGATGAGAAAGAATTAGATGACTTATCTAAAAAAGCTGAGGACGCATACGATGATCTAATGGATCTAGGCATGAATGTTGAAGTGCGTTATGCTGGACGTATCTTTGAAGTAGCTGGCACAATGATGAAAAATGCTATTGATGCAAAAGCAGCAAAGATCGATAGAAAATTAAAAGCAGTTGATCTTCAACTTAAGAAGTATAAGATCGACAAAGAAAATACCGGAGAGGATGATGTGCTACAAGGGCAAGGATTTGTAATAACAGATCGAAATGAGCTCATTAAAAAACTCAGCGGAAAGGAATAAATATAGATATGAAAACATTTAAAGAATATCTAACAGAAAGCCAAAAAACCTGGTCTTTTAAGATCAAAGTTGCTGGCCCACTTCCAGAAAATTTTGAATCTACTGTCAAAGAGAGACTGGAAAAATTTGGTGTTGCTAAATTTGAAAAAGCAGCACAAACACCCATTCAAAAAAATGCTGTAGACTTTCCTCAATTATCAAATGTAGAAGTTACAGTATTTGAGGTAGAAACAAACTACCCAACTACACCTCCAGAAATACATACGATCGTAAAAGGATCTAATCTAATCAAAGAAGAATATGTGCTAGTTAGATACGCTACAGAAGAATTGGCAGCATTAGATGTTGAACCAACTTCAAAAGCACTATTATCAGATTCTAACTACTCAGAACAAGAAAAGATCAAACACAAAGATTATTTCGGGGACGAGTATAACAACAGTTTCTTAAAAGATCTTAGCAAAGCTGCTAAGGCACGTAAAAAAGAACTAGGACAAGACAAGGGAAAACCAGACGTGTTAGGTTCTGCGCTCAAAAATAAACAAGACAAATCTGGCGCAAAAAGTGCCATAGGGAGTTAAAATGGATTTTCATCAGTTGTTAGCAAGAATGAAAGAAATAAATCAACCGACTACAGAGTCTACGGTTGATGAGTGTGGGGAGCCAATGGGCATGCCTGGACCATCTGCTCCAGAGACCCCTCCTCCTACAGTTAGTATTAACATGAATGCACAAGGTGTTGAAAATATTTCTAGCCTAATGCAGTTATTAATGAAAGTTAATCCAGATCTAGGTCCAAAGGCAGGAGCAATGGCTAAGCCTGCAATGACTGATCCTGTTATTGCTATTGGTACTACAGACGACGAACAAGATTTTAGTCTAGGTAAAGACATGGATAGTGACGACGACTTAGACGGAGAAATTGATCCAGAAGGCGCAGATCAAGATGGTGGGTATGGAAATGAACCAGATGAAAAGTACGCCGATATTGATGACGTAACTAAAAATGCAGGTGGAGGAATGAATGGTCCTAAGAACCCAAAAGATCTTAGAATCAAAGATCCCTCACCGTACGAAAACGAAGCATACGCTAATGAGCCAGATGAGGAATACGAAGATCATTTAAAAATGATCAAGCATTTAGCAGGTGGCATGAATAAAGAAAAAGAAATGGTCAAACACGGTTATCAGCAAGGCGATAATCCTAAGTCCATGAAAGAGAGCGATGATCCTTTGGCACAAATTAAAAATGATCTATACGCTCGACTACAAGAATTTAAATCACGCTAATTAAGGATTGACCCCATGGGCAAAAGTCTCGACGGGGTCTTGATCAAAAAGGCCCATAAACCCCAACGTTATACAATAGAAGAAGTCCGACACTTGGAAAAGTGTATGGATCCTGTTGACGGTCCTTTGTATTTCTGCAGAAACTTTCTTAAGATACAACACCCGGTAAGAGGCGCAATTGATTTTGTACCATATGATTATCAGGAAAGATTAATAGAAGCGTACCATAATAACAAACAATGCATTGCTATGTTGCCTCGTCAGATGGGTAAGACAACATGTGCCACAGGATATCTATTATGGTATACGATGTTTGTGCCAGAAGCACAGGTTTTGATCGCTGCTCACAAGTACGAAGGTGCGCAGGATATTATGAATCGTTATCGGTATGGTTATGAAAACTTACCTGACTTTATTCGTGCTGGTGTGTATTCGTATAACAGAAACACTATTGAATATGATAACGGTGCTCGTATTCAGGCAACCACTACTACAGAAAACACAGGTCGTGGTAAATCTTTATCATTAATTTATTGTGATGAGTTTGCGTTTGTGCAACCTCCAGAGAAAGCCAAAGAATTTTGGACCGCCTTAAGTCCTACATTATCAACAGGCGGTAAATGTATAATAACTTCTACACCTAATTCAGATGAAGACCAGTTTGCTCTTATCTGGACTGAAGCTAACAAAAAGTTCGATGAATACGGCAACGAACAAAAACTAGGAACTAATGGTTTCTACAGTTACTTTGCACATTGGAGTGAGCATCCAGATAGAGATGAGGATTGGGCCAAAGTAGAAAGAGCAAAGATTGGTGAAGAACGGTTTCGCAGAGAATTTGATTGTGAATTTTTAATCTTTGATGAAACCCTAATCAACGCAGTACGTCTTGCAGAATTAAAAGGTAGTGATCCAGTATTAACAATGGGTCAAACAAGGTGGTATAAAGATATCGATCCGCGATGTACATACCTAGTAGCATTAGATCCTAGCCTTGGAACAGGCGGAGACTACGGTGCTATCCAGGTATTTGAAATGCCTAGTATGACGCAAGTAGCGGAATGGCATCACAATCTTACTCCGGTGCAAGCACAAGTAAAACACCTACGAGAGATTTGTAAGTACATACACGATCGGGGTGAAGAGTTAGGCGCTGCACCTCAAATTTACTATTCGATTGAAAACAATACTCTAGGCGAAGCTGCTTTAGTTACTATTAGAGATATTGGTGAAGAAAATATACACGGACTGTTCCTTAGCGAACCTATACGTAAAGGTCATGTTCGTAAGTTCCGTAAAGGTTTTAACACAACACATAAAACAAAGATAACTGCTTGTTCAAAATTAAAACAATTATTAGAAATGCAACAGATGAAAATCAGCTCAAAGCCTTTGATTTCGGAATTAAAAACATTCGTAGCACACGGAGTAGGATTTGGAGCAAAAACGGGAGAACACGACGATCTCGTATCTGCTTCATTATTAATTGTTAGAATGGCAAATGTGCTGGCAGATTGGGATCCAAAAATCTATGAAAAAATGACGGATAGATTAACCGAAGAGCAGTTGCCTATGCCAATTTTTATAAGTACAGGTTTTTAACTAAATATAATATGGACTCACAAAAAAGCATTAGTACAGATTTATTTTTCAAGATACGCAGCCGTTTTCAAGGACTGAAGCTGGGCGAATCCGCCGGTGCTATAACTATCAATCCAGAAGACGCAGTTTTCTTTGATTTTGACTATCTAGATGAAGAGCAAGTATTAGGGCATGTTTCTATAAGCCTAGCTGAACCAACATCTATGAAGGTGTATTTCAGCACAGGTATTGCGGAAAATATGAACCCTGTCCAAAAACAACGTTGGTATGATTTTCTTTATGAACTAAGATTATTTGCCAAGAGAAGATTAATGAGCTTTGACACAAGAGATGTGGCCAAAGACAATCTCGATAAGCGAGATTTTGAATTTTTAAGTCAATATAATAAACCAAAGCAGCCAGAGGAAAACGCTATGAATGAAAGCGCACTATACGGAACAAAGACCGTAAGCTATCAAAAATTAGAAGATACAAGACTGATCATTAAGCATAGTCAAGCACTATCAGATGACATGCAGCCGGGAGCAAGGAGCAGAAATATTTCTGCACTTTTTGTCGAAAATTCAGAAGGCGAACGATTTAAATATCCTTTCATTCATTTAGCTGGTGCAAGAGCAATGCAACGACATGTAGCAAACGGTGGCGCACCGTACGATGCTATTGGAGAAAGTATTATTAAGATGAGCGAAGAAATCGCTCAACTAAGAGGCTTTGGTAATTATGTTGTTAGAAACGATTTAATGAATTCTGATACAAATTCAATAGTAGAAAGAAGCACAGAGGCACTTAATAGATTAAGAGAACAGATCACCAAGCTGTCAAAACAGAGCCATTACGAGGCATATAGAGATTCTTTCCAGGCACAACAACCGATGGAAGTCCCACAAGATGTAGTAGAAGATTTTACAGAAAAATTTACAGTTAAAAACTTCAAAGAGGATATTAAGTCTGTATTCCCAGTGTTATATAGACTTATGAAGGAAGAATCCAAGCCCATAGGCTACGACGACATAGTCGCTTTAACAAATACACAAGAACAAAAAGTCGATGAAGAATCGGCTGTTCAAGATCCATTCGAACAGTTTGAAGATTGGGTTTTAACCTTAGGCGAAGAAGCAATAGAAGAAAACGATACAGTAGTAGTAGAAGACTCAAAAGATCCAGATCATGAGTTCGAGGAAGTTGATTTAACTGTAGAAGTTTATTGGCAAACTGAACCGGAACTTAAGATTACTAGCGTAAAATTAGGAGATTCAGAGATACTTCCAGTAGTGTATCCCGAATATATCGAGCAAATGATTGAAGCGATACAATCAGGGGACATGACTGAGCAAGGATCAGAATTTGAAATGATCGAAAACGTTGGTGTTGACTACGAATACGAAGAAGCACAAAGAGGCTCAAGAGAAAGAGGTACAGGCTTACAGCTAGAACCAGATTATCCAGAATCATACACAATTACGGCTGCTTATATTTCACAAAATGGCAAGACTGTAGAAGTTGAGTTACCACAACATACTATCGATTGGATGGAAGAAAAGTTAGCAGATGACAACGCCGGCAGCGGATATGATGATTACGATTACGATGATTATTATGATCGTAGAGGTGATTATGAAGAAGCTAGCGATCCTACACATCCAGAATATGACAAGGCCGATGATTATGATCTTCCTCCTAGCAAAAGAGGTAAAGGCACAGATCAATACAAGTTACCAGATTATGAAAAACACGATTCAAGACACAAGAGAGACTTCCAAAAACGTGCAGGCACATACAAAGATGAAAGTCTAGATCTAAAAGAAGTCGCAAGATTTATCTATAGTTTCTTTGACCGCGTCAATGAATCATTCCCTAAAGGCAATGAAGGTGTAGCCATAATGGTTGGTAAAAAATTTGGTCCACGAGCAGAAATGATTGCACGTGAAATGATCGAAAGGCTAGCACCACAGCAAGATACAGCACATATGGTAACAGATTCTGGCGATAATCAAATGCAACCAGAAACATTAGAATCTTCAGATGTTAAAGAAGGTCCAATGTGGGATAAAATTAAAGGCATCGGATCAAAAATTTCTAGCTTTGCAGACAAGCATTTAAATGATCCTAACTATGCAAATCTAGACGATCCTAAAGTACAGCCAGTAGTGGGCAAAGACGGCTATGTAACACATTACGTTAAGAATGGTAAGGTAGTACATAGAGTTCCTCCAGGCCGTAAAACTCTTAGCGGAGCCCAATCTCAAAGAGACTGGGAAGCCAGAAAAGCACAGCGTCCAGCGTCTGAATCCAGTGATGAATTGGCAAGAATCAAATCTTTATCAGGCCTATAATTTATAGAAACTAATACAAGGGCACTTAGGTGCCCTTTTATTTTGGATAAAATAAATTTAACTTTTCTGTCAACCAGTAGTCTAACCGAAACGTTATTATATTATGTTAGGAGAGAACTACTATGAAGAAGTTACTAGCAATTACGTTTGCTGGTCTGATGTCAGTGACGACAGTAAGCCAGGCAAATCCTTATCACAGGCATCATCATGGACATCACAATCGTTACGACTGGGTTGCTCCGCTTGTGATAGGAGGCGTAGTGACGTATGCACTCACGAGACCGCAACCAGTTATAGTACAACAACCTCCGGTAGTATATTATCCTAACCCGCAACCACCTGCACCATTCGGTTATCATTACGAGCAAATACTCGACGCTAACTGTCAATGTTACAGACTGGTACTTGTTTCAAACTAACCTTAAAGGAAATAAAATGAAATTAATCGCAACTCTAGTAGCATCATTGTTCGCAGTAACCGCTTTCGCAGCAGAACCTGCCAAGAAAGAAGAAAAGAAGGTAGAAGCCAAGCCAGCAGCAGCCGCACCAGCAGCATCAGCAGCCAAGGCCCCTGCCACTAAAAGTGACAAGAAGGACGCACCAAAGGCTGACGCAAAGCCAGCCACTAAGTAATCGAAACTTAGAAGACAGTGACTTTATCGTTGACGACGAAGTCACTTTTGGACGTAATCTAAGAGCTAACAAATATGGCAAAATCGTCCAGGATGATTTATCAGATTATGTGAAGTTTAGATTATGGCTAGCAAGACAATTAGCACTAGCTAAGTATCGAGAAAAATGGGCTGCATAAGCCCTTTTTCTTTGGTTAAAAAAGTCGCAAATAGTGTTGTTTTTTATTGACATTGCTAAATAAAAAACGCATAATAAACATTGTGCGATAGGCATACATTTTAAGGCAAATTATAGGAGGCAAATTAAAATGGCAACATTAGCAGAAATCCGTGCGAAACTTCAAGAAGCACAAACAAAATCCACAGGCCAGAACACTGGCGGCGACAACGCAATTTATCCCCACTGGAACATGCAAGAAGGTAAAGAAGCTATCCTTCGTTTCTTACCTGACGGTGATTCAAACAACACATTCTTCTGGGTAGAACGTGCGATGATTAAATTAGAATTTGCTGGCATCAAAGGCGAGTCAGAATCTAAGAAAACAATCGTACAAGTACCTTGTGTAGAAATGTATGGACCAAACGAAGTATGTCCAATTCTTAGCGAAGTACGTGGGTGGTTCAAGGACAAATCGTTAGAGGAAAAAGGTCGTCAATATTGGAAGAAGCGTTCATACATCTTCCAAGGCTTTGTCACTGATGATCCTTTGAAAGAAGATAGTCCACCAGAAAATCCAATCCGTAGATTTATCATTGGTCCTCAGATCTATCAGATCATCCGTGGCGCATTGATGGATCCAGAATTGGAAGAATTGCCAACAGACGCATTACGTGGAGTTGATTTCCGTATTGTAAAGACTAGCAAAGGTGGTTTTGCTGATTACTCTACTTCTAAGTGGAGCCGTCGTGAGCGTTCGCTTACTGATGTCGAACAAGCTGCTATTGAAAAATATGGTTTGTTTAATTTGAAAGATTTCTTACCTAAGAAACCAACTGATGTTGAACTTAAGGTTATTAAAGAAATGTTTGAAGCATCAGTTAATGGTGAAGCATACGATCCAACTCGTTGGAGTCAGTATTACAAGCCAGCAGGCATCGGAAGCCAAACTGGTGATCCTTTAAAACAATCTGCATCTAGAGATGATGACCATGCAGACGATGAGCCAGCATCTGCTCCAAAGGCAGCTCCTGCTCCTCAAGCATCGTCAGCAGCATCTGGTGACAGTAGCAGTCGTGCGCAAGACATCCTTGCCATGATTCGCAATCGTCAGAAACAATAATAATAAACAAAGAGTACGGGTTAATCCCGTACTCTCTTGTCAACAAAGGAGATCAACATGGCAAAATTAACAAAGTTAGCGAAAGTAAACGAACAGATCACCATTAATCGTTATGATAACGGTTGGATGGTAGAGATTGGCGGCCGCGATAAGAAAGAAGAATGGAAAAACACAAAGACAATGTGTAATACCGAGGAAGATGTTATCGCTGTAATTAAAGAGTGGAATTCAATGGAGTTAGATCAATAATGACTAAAGCATTTGATATTTCTAAATTCAGAAAGTCGATTACTAAGAGTATTGAAGGTCTTAGTATTGGCTTTAATGATCCTACTGATTGGGTCAGCACAGGCAATTATGCCCTTAACTATTTGATCAGCGGAGATTTCCATAAAGGAGTTCCGTTAGGTAAAGTAACTGTGTTTGCTGGTGAATCAGGTGCGGGTAAAAGTTATATCTGCTCTGGTAATTTGATCCGTCACGCACAAGAACAGGGCATCTATCCTATTCTAATTGATTCAGAAAATGCTCTAGATGAAGATTGGTTAAAAGCACTTGGTGTTGACACTAGTGAAGATAAACTCTTAAAATTAAACATGGCAATGATCGATGATGTTGCTAAAACAATAAATGAGTTTATGACTGAATACAAAGCAATGCCAGAAGACAATCGTCCTAAAGTGTTATTTGTTATTGATTCACTTGGTATGTTGTTAACACCTACAGATGTTAATCAATTCGAAGCAGGTGATTTGAAAGGTGACATGGGTCGTAAGCCTAAGGCATTGACAGCACTTGTTCGTAACTGTGTAAACATGTTTGGTAGCAATAATGTAGGATTGGTAGCAACTAATCACACATATGCTAGCCAGGATATGTTTGACCCAGACGATAAGATCAGCGGTGGTCAAGGTTTTATCTATGCATCAAGTATCGTTGTTGCTATGAAGAAACTAAAACTTAAAGAAGATGACGATGGCAATAAGATCTCAGAAGTACGTGGTATCCGTGCTGCTTGTAAGGTTATGAAAACACGTTATGCTAAGCCATTCGAAAGTGTACAAGTGAAGATTCCTTATGAAACAGGTATGAATCCGTATAGCGGACTGGTCGATCTGTTTGAAGCTAAAGAGATGCTCAAGAAAGAAGGTAACAGTCTTGTATATGTAACATCTGATGGTGAGATTATCAAACAATTCCGCAAAGCCTGGGAACGCAATGATAATCAAGGACTTGACAAACTAATGGCAGACGTAGGATCAAAAGATGGCGAAATTTCTAGATCTGAGATAATTAACAGTATTGAACCGGAGACTGTTGCAGAATGAAAGAAGACCTTATCGCCGATATCTGGAATTTGATGATCGAGCATATTCCAGAAAAATCTCGTAAAGACGTTGCTAGCGATTTTATCAATACTTTGTTAGATTATGGAATCAAAGATTCTACTATCGAAAGTTTGTTAGGAATCGATCCATATCTCGACGACGCTATTAGTTATTCTATAGACGGAGAAGAGATCATGGATGAGTATGATGATGACAACTATAACGAAGATGACGAATGAGTTGGTACGAAAAAGTTTCTAAAGATATCTCTTACATTCCAGATGCTGTAGCATTCTATGAAAAAGAATTGTTAGATGCAAAACTGGAATGTAAGATCTTTGGCAACATTGAAAAAGCGTCGGCAAATATGCCGGGTGTAGTAGAGAATCGTTTTAATCAATTACAAGAGATAGAAGCGATTCTTGAATACCTTAACATAGAATTACGTAGGCTAAAGAGCCAACATTTTCGCAAATATCTAGAAAACTATCAGAGGGCACTCAGTAGTAGAGATTGCGAAAAATTTGTTGACGGGGAAGCGGATGTCGTTGATTTTGAAAAGATTATTAACGAATTTGCATTACTTAGAAACAAATGGTTAGGTATTATTAAATCATTAGATCAAAAACAATGGCATCTAACTAATATCATTAAACTGCGAATAGCAGGAATGGAAGACGCAACCATTTAACAAAGGTCCCCAGGGACCTTTCTTTATAAATATCGCTATGAAAATAGTACTAGTAACAGGTGGGTTTGATCCACTTCATAGCGGCCACATCGAATACTTTAAAGCAGCAGCAAAATTAGGAGATACTCTATTAGTCGGAGTAAACTCTGATGAATGGTTGCAACGTAAAAAGGGTGCAGCATTCATGCCTTGGGCCGAACGTGCTGAAATAATACGAAATCTAAAAATGGTAAGCGGTGTAATATCGTTCAATGACGACGATAATACTGCGATTGATGCTATATTAAAAGTAAGAGAAGTTTATTTCGGAGATACTATTATCTTTGCCAACGGCGGAGATAGAACCAAAGACAACATACCTGAAATGGGGATAGCAGATCCTGATTTATTTTTTGCATTCGGAGTGGGTGGAGAAGATAAAAGGAATTCTAGCAGTTGGATACTAAATGAATGGAAATCTCCTAAAACTGTAAGACCTTGGGGATATTATCGTGTGTTACATACTGTGGGACGAAATGTAAAAGTTAAAGAATTAACAGTTGATCCTGGAAAATCTTTAAGTATGCAAAGACACAAGTATCGCACAGAATTATGGTTTGTAGCAGAGGGCGAAGCCGATACAAATTGGAATCCAGGCCATACTAAAATAAAAGAATTTAAGACTGAAGTTATTAGGGCTGGCGAATGGCATCAGTTACATAACACAACGGACGATCCATTAAAGATTATAGAAATACAATACGGCGAAGTCTGCGACGAGGAAGATATAGAAAGAAAATGAAAGACATAATTCCTATTTTTATCGGTTATGATCCGAGAGAAGCTATCGCTTATCATACATGTGCTAACAGCATTATTAGAAATTCAAGTAGGCCTGTTAGCATAGTTCCAGTAGCTCTAAATTTATTTAAAGACTATACTGAGACACATACCGACGGTAGCAATCATTTTATCTATACAAGATTCCTTGTGCCTTGGATGATGAGTTGGGCTGGACATGCTATATTCATTGATGGAGACATGATAGTTAGAGGTGACATAGCAGAATTATGGGCATTAAGAGAAACAGGTAAAGATGTCCAGGTAGTCAAACACGATTACAAAACTAAAATGCCTGTGAAATATCTTGGAGCAAAGAATGAAGACTATCCTAGAAAAAATTGGTCTAGTGTTATTTTGTGGAATTGTAATAGCTTTCCTAACAGGAAACTTACCCCTGAATTTATCCAACAATCCAGCGGCAGTTTCCTCCACCGCTTCTCGTGGTTAGACGACGAGCGCATAGGTGAATTACCTAAAGAATGGAACTGGTTGCCAGACGAATATGGTCCTAATCCCGATGCTAAGTTATTGCATTATACTTTAGGTACTCCTTGCTTTCATGAATTCGCCAACACACCAATGGGTGACGAATGGCATCGTGAACGCATATTAACTGAATATTGTCAACAAAGAAATATATGAATTGGATATTTCTAGATAACACAGAAAAATCACAATATGTAGAACTATTTGCAAAAAGTGCCGGGAAACTTATTACTCCTTACGAGAATTTTGTCTATGCGGATAGCAACGATCCGTTAGTTATCAGAGGAATTCTTAAAAATAAATTAATAAAACAATGTTGGAAAGACAATCGAACATTTTATTATTTTGATACTGGATATGTAGGCAACGACGTTTATCAATCTAATCCTAACGGTTACAAATACTGGCATAGAATAGTTAAGAACGATCTGCAACACGGAAAAATAATTCCTAGACCAGACGATCGCTGGCGAAAACTAAACAAAACAATTAAGCCCTGGAAACGATCAGGCAGCAGAATAATAATAGCTGCACCGGACGAAAAACCCTGTAAGTTCTACGGAATAGAACTAGAGCAATGGTTAACAAACTTAGTCGACGAGTTAAAAAAATATACCGATCGTTCTATTGTAGTACGTCGCCGTCCTGCTAATAGAATGGACAGAAAACAAAATATCCCTTTAGTTCAAGAATTAGAAAATGATGTTCACGCATTGATTACATTTAATAGTATTGCTGCAACTGAAGCAATAATAAATGGCATTCCCGCATTTACTCTTGCACCCACAAATGCTGCTAGTCCTGTTAGTTTACAAGATATAAGTAGTATAGAGAATCCGTACTATGCTGACCCCGAAAAAGTGTATGCTTGGGCCTGTCATCTAGCCTACGGACAATTTCATACTGAAGAATTGAAAAACGGTACGGCATTAAACATTTTATATAATGACTAGCATAGCAGTATATCACAAATCTGTCCCTAATGGTAAGAATCAAGAAAAAATTGATATCTTGAGATTCTTCTCTCTCGGAGCAAAAGTTAAAGGTGAGGCTGTGATAGACGTTGACAGTTATACTTTACAAAATCCCGAGGTTGCTGTTATACAGGGTTGGGTAGCAGATGATCAGCCATTGACTCCGCACGGAGATCTTAGAGCACGAGTTATTAAACATCAACTACAATGGAACAAATATGTCGTAGGAGTTGACAGCAATCTATTTTTGTATGCTAACACAGAAAATCCTTTACATTATCTAAGATATAGTTTCAACGGAATATTTCCAACAACTGGAATATATTGTGACGATCAACCAAATCCAGATAGATGGAAATCTATCAAACAAGATTTAAATTTAGAATTAAAAGACTATAGAACATCGGGCAATCATATATTATTGTGTATGCAGCGCAATGGCGGGTGGAGCATGCAAGGCCTTGATAATCAAGAGTGGGCTATTAAAACTATCGCAGAAATAAGAAAATATACAGATAGGCCAATAGTGGTAAGACTGCATCCAGGAGATAAAGAAACTAAAAGAATTGTTAAATCAGGTGGTCCTCTTTGTAAAATAAAATTTGATTACGGAGTTATTCTAAGCCAGAATGATAATCTTTTAGACGATCTTAAAGGGTGTTGGGCAGCAGTCAATCATAATTCTAGTCCTGTAGTAGGTGCAGCAATTGAAGGCTATCCTATCTTTGTAACTGATCCTAATAACAGTCAATGCAAAGACATAGCCAATATCAATTTAGCCTATATTGAAAAACCGAGATTACCTGATAGACAAGCCTGGGTCGAACGTATATCAATGTTCCATTGGAAGTTCGACGAACTTAAATCTGGTGAGTGTTGGGAACACATGAAGAAATATGTTAAATTGAATTATGATTGATATACAGATTTTAAAGCAAGAAGAACAGGAATGGTATCACATTTATAATAACAATTATCGTGTGACTGTAATTGATGATTGGAAAAATGTTTCTACAGATGTGCCAGTAGTTTGCACCGGTAATCTTTTGTACGATAATGTTCAGCATTGGTTAACAAAACATCAGCCTGCTGTCTACTTTGCTAGAGGTTATGTAGGCAATCATTTGTACAAACACAAAAAATTTTGGAGATATTCTATCAATGGTTGGGCTAATACCAGACTATCAAACATTCCTTATTCTAGGTGGAATGTACTAGGATTAGAAAGACATCCCTGGAAAGTTAAAGATGTAAAAAAAGTATTAATTGCTCCTAGTAAAATGACTGCAAGAATATGGACTCCGGAACTTGATACTCTGTGGCCAGAATCTATGTTAGATAAATTTCCAGGGGCAGAAGTTAGAATTAGAAGAAAAGAGCACAGACCTTGGTTAAGATGGAGCACTTTGTGGGATGACCTAGACTGGGCCGATCTTGTAGTATCCCAGAGCTCTGCCATAACAGCTGAAGCATTTTGGTATGGAAAGAAGGTCATCAGTTTAGAACCGTGTCCTACTTGGGCTGCAAAAAAATTTACTTTAGAAGACTGGCAAGATCCTAAAGAACCAGAACTCAGAGATCAATGGCACGAACATCTTGCTTGGTGTCAGTATACTGTAGATGAAATAGAATCCGGTTCAGTATTAGATCTTTTACAATTGTATTTTGGTAATTTGACTAATTATAAGTCCAAACAAAAGTATAATTTAATTAGAAATTAATTCTTTTCTAAATAGAAGACATGCTCAATATTATATTGAGTTGCCGTTTTTAAATCAAACTCAGTTTTATATTTTATATCGGGAAATTCTGAAATAATATTTAAAACTTCCGCTAATGGTAACGAAATATCAACCATGTTCTTTCCGGTATTACACCAGTTTTCATAAACTTTAATAATTTTTTCTTCTTCAAGGAATGGAGTAAAAATTGTCAACACTGCTCTCTTATTAAAACTTTTTAAAACATTTCTTAAGATAGGTCTCCACTCTTGATTATGTTCTAATACATGTCGTATGTGTATGGCATCCACAGATGTAGTGTAAGTAACTAAATCTTCAATTTTATCAACAAACACAGATTCAGATCCGTCGACCCCAACATATGTTTGATGTTCTGCTACATATTTCTTAAATCCGCCAAACCCACATCCCCAATCTTCGATAGTTAAAATATCTTTTTGATTGAGCCACTTGCTGGCTAGATCTGCTGTATGTGGGTCTGAATATATTTTTCTTTTAGTTCTGCCTTTATAATATTCATTCCATAGTCCTACTTTAGATTCTGTATTCATTTTTTTACCCTTAATAAATCTTCTATTGTGTATAATTTTTTCATAAACTTTGAAGGATCAGATAATACGCTAACCTCTAAATCTCCTTCTCTCCTTGGACCAACTTCGACATCGAAATCTGCATCATTTACTTCTTTAAATATATCAACCATTTGTCGCACACTGGTACCAACTCCGTGGCCTAAGTTTTCAATTCTATTTGTAGACTTGTCAACTCCCCTAATGACTGCGTGACATATTTCATTTACGTGCGTGTAATCTCTGATGCAAGTACCATCTTCAGTATTATAATCATCACCAAATATTGTAAATTTCCCAGAGTCAATCGCAGCTATTAGGCTAGCAAACAGTCCGTCTGGATTTGTTGGATTTATTCCGTCGGCTCCAGTAACATTGTAAAATCTAAAAATAGTAAAAGGAATTTTATGATTCTTACAATACTCAAAAACAATGTCCTCCATTGCACGTTTACTAATACCGTATGGACTACCTAGTCCTGCTGCTGCTCCGGTAGAAGCAATCACTAATCTTTTTGTTTTTATTTTATTAAGAACATTTAATGTTCCGATAGTATTAGTTTGATAGTATAGTGTTGGAGTTATAACACTTCGTCCTACAGCAACTTCTGCTGCAAGATGAATTACACAATCAAAAGTTTCTGTAATATTCCAGTCAGTATCTTCTGTAATGTTTTGTTTATAAAATTTATCCACAGGCAACAAAGGATCTTGTTTATCTAATCCGTATACAATCCAATCCCGATCTCTTTCAATCATTTGACAAAGATGACTACCGATGTATCCAGAATTACCTGTGATCAAAACCTTTTTTGCTCGGTCATTTCCCCAGAAGTTATTCTTACCTCGTACTAGAGATTTTTTTCCGTCTTCGCCAATTAAAGCACGACCCATTATATGACTATGTACTTGTATTTTTACAATTAGTGCTGTTATAGCATTGTCGGATGGTAGCCAAGTTTCTTTGTACATGTCAACTAACTTCTTTGCTGCCGCAGGAGTGATTGCATATCCTGGAGTACCTGGCATAGATCCTTGCCAATATTCTTCTGCACGTGGTTCACCGGTTGGATTGTCAAGATAATGCCAATATTTTGCTGCTTTAGTTTGATTTCCAAAAACAGTTATTAACACTTCTTCAAATTCTACGTCCTCATATGGCCTAGTAAAAATTACATCGTCCTCTAATATCATTATAGGTTCGTTTAGTTCTATGCATTTTTCCCAAAGTCTATAATGACTGTCAAAGCAGCCCATTTCACCAGGATTTTGTTGGTCATCTCTAAACTCTTCAGTAAAAGGATTCAGGGGCCCGTTTTTAAAATTCCAAGGATGATACCTGCGACCAGTTTCCTGATATCTTTTCTTTGTTTCGTCTCCATACGATCCCTCAAATAGTTCTGCATCCATTCCATATTCGTCAAGGGCTTCTTTGACTTTGAGTGCAGTGTCTAAAGAAGGTTTTATCTTAGACAAACAAATTATAAACGCTTTCATTTCCAATAATCCTCTGTTCTGTTGATTTTTAAATCTGATCTTTTACTCTTACCTAACATTTTTCTATCGCCTTTGAGGTGATCAAGGTAAGCACCCCAGGCACTGTTAATCAATGGATGACCTTCACCTGTTATTATTCCTTCACTCCAGTTAAGTTGTTCTAGAAACGGAAATTTTACTCGAACAGAATCAAAAACAAAACTGTCGTGCCACTCATCTAGTAAAAATATTCCTGCTTCTGCACGGTCATACATTCTCTGGAACTCATTGAGGAAATTTCTAGTCATTTCTGATCTTAAATTTAAGGAGTATAGACCGCATTCACTATATTTGCCCTGACGTCCTAAATAACATAGGTCATAATTGTTAGGTATTAGATTTTCTATCTGTTCTAAGGTAATAGGGCTGTGACATACAGTGTCAGCATCCATCCATATTAAAATATCTGCGTCAGTTGTTTTTGCACAATGGAAAATTGCATAAACTTTATGTGCAAATCTTACAGCATCCCACTTGAAAGGCTTATGACTGTCCTTCCTAGCGGCCAATCGGGGAAAACTTGATATATCTCCGTTGGCGTGTGGAATATTTTTCCATTTATCTTTAAATGCTATTAGATCTGGCACACTGGTTCTCATGTCAGTTAGCGTGATCTGCGTATGATCTGGTACTGCTGGATTTGTATCTTCGGGGTATAGATGTAATGTTACTTCCTTGGGCCAATTTTTACAAAAACTGTCAATCATACGCTGGCCATATGCTTTTAATCCCTTATCGTTAAACGTTGTTACCACAGCGTATTTCATCGTTTGATCCTATATATGTAAAGAGTGTCTCTAGTTTCAGCTAACTCGTAATGATTTTTTTCTAATGCTCGATTTATCTTCTTAGAAGGTATGTCTTGCGAAACAACTATTATCGGAGTCGAGTTTTTATGGGCCATAGGTATAAAATTTCCAATTTCACAATGATACTTTTCTTCAACTACGATAAGATTTATAAAAGGTAGCAATTTTGTGTCGTCAAATCTTAATTTAGGAATAAGATTTTTTCTTTTAACTGAACATCCGTCCGGGTCATAAACAAAAACATTTTGAAAATCGGATAAAAGATCTTCTAATGCAAAAAATTCGCTACCTAGCACCACAGCATTGTCTACTCTAGTGAGATATGAAGATAACCGTTTAACAAATTTACTCATCTTTTAAGAATTAAATACTGTGTTATTTATTTGAAGGTAAAATGAAGGTCAAGCTATATAGACAGCACGGTGCCCTTGGTAGCAAAGAAGTTTACGATGCTGTTGAACAAGGGCTTAGATATCTTGGACACGAAATCGTCGAAGAAAATGAAGATTTGCCAGTGATCTGGAGTGTGTTGTGGCACGGAAGAATGCAACCAAATCAACACATACATTACATTTCGAGAAAAAATAATAAACCGGTAATGATAATTGAAGTGGGCAGTCTTAAAAGAGGTACCACGTGGCGCATTAGTCTTAACAACATTACTAGAGATGGAATTTTCCCTCAAATTTTGGACTTTGATAAAAACAGAGACAAAAAACTAGGAGTGTTCCTCAAAGATTTTAGAGAAAAAAGAAAAGACACAATTTTGTTGTTAGGTCAACACGACAAGAGTCTTCAATGGAATGGACTGCCTCCGATAAAAAATTGGATCGAAGAAAAAATCCAAGAAATTAGGAAATTTTCTGACCGTAAAATTGTTGTAAGGCCTCATCCTAGATGTTTCATACCTCAGTTGAATATCAAAAATGTAGAAATTGAAAATGTTCGACCTTTACCTAATACCTATTCTGAATTTGATATAACATTTGATCATCATTGTGTAATAAACTATAACAGTAACACCACAGTACAGGCAGCAATAGCAGGAGCACCTATTATTTGTGATCAAACTGGAATGGCATTCCCCGTTAGCAACAGATTAGACACCATTGAAGATATCAAAAATATAGATAGGGCCGAATGGTTTGAAAAAATTGTCCATACCGAATGGACATTAGACGAATTAACCCAAGGCGATCCTATAAAAAACTTGATTTCTCTTGCTTAATATGTTAGAATATATCAATGAGAAATTCTGCCTACATCGAAGATATCTTTTTAGACTTTGCTCTGCTAACAATGACTGGGGCTGTAAACATACAGCCTCAAGATTCGTCACCTGTTAGTAGTTTTGAAAATGCTATAGTCCAATCTAAGAAATTAACGCAAGCACAGGCCAATTACATTTTAAAATTATTGACAAAATATAAATTTTCTGCGTTTCGTGCAGGATTAGATTATGACCAACATCTAAAAAATCCACAATGGAAAACCCCGTTTAGAGTATTGGACACTGCCAAGCGAATTTCTGTGGTAGAAACAGTCGATGGTGTTCAAATTTTAATAAAATTTCCATACAATCTTAAAGAGACATTTGACAAGGCATTCCCAGACCTTTCATCATCTTGGGACTCAGATGCCGGTGTTAGAAAGATAGATGTCAATGATTGCAATGTTGTAGCACTAGCTGAATTTTGCCTCGAAAATGGCATAGAAGTTGACCAAACTTTTTCAGATTTACTATTACAGATTGAAGAAATTTGGAATCAAGAAAAAAATATTATTCCGCAATCTAAAATTTTAAATGATCAGGTTGTACTGATTAATGCTGATGAATATTGTCAAACATACTTTGATGAGCGTAAAAAAGATAAGGTAAATTTTGACCTATTTTTGGCAAAATCTATGGGATTTTTACTCAGTGATATATCGGCACCGTCAAACACATTTGAGAAGATAGCGACCAGTCCGACAAATATTTTCTGGGTAAAAGAAAATAAAACATTTTTTGATATCTACAAAAATTTAGAAGATAGTAAGATTGTATTTTTATTAGATCGTAACTGTGACTACTGCGAAGAGGCAAAAAAATTCGTAATTTCTGCGATGGAAAACGGCGTAGACAAATCAGATATTCGTGTTTGTTTTAGGCTCGATACTGAAGAAGAAAGAAAAAGGAATTTTAATAGTTGGGTCAAAGAGCAAGGTGTTAGTGGCGGTGTTGATGATGGTAAAATTTTCATATTTTTACATAAACCAGCTAAATGGTTGTTTTCTAAAAAGGTAGATGTTAAAATAATAGCTACAAATTCACTGTGGCCTAATACTACATTAGGCATTGTGAACTGGATCGAAAGTCATCCTTGTGCTGTTTACTTAGGGGATCATCGACCTTCACTAAAAACTAAAACAAAAAAGGAAAAAGGCGTTGTCGACTTGTAAATTAATCATTAAAGATGAAGTAAACATCAAAGCTGAAGGACTTGATTTAGAAACTAGGAGAAAACTGGTCAATAAATTTAAGTATACAGTCCCTTGGGCTAGACATCAGCCTTCATACAAACTAGGAAGATGGGATGGCACAGTAAGTTACTTTGGTCTAGGCGGAAACGGTTACTGTTCTCAACTGAATGAGATCGTCGAAATCATAACATCCAGTGGTTATGAAATAGATGTTGAAGATCTCCGAACACCATTTGATCTTTCGTTTAACGAGATACTGCCTACCTATTGGGCCGACCGTGGCAAGGTATGGCCAGAAGGTCATAGATTTGCCGGTCAGCCTATTGTGTTACGTGATGACCAAACTGAAGTTGTTAATACTTTCTTAAAAAATCCACAATCATTGCAAGAAGTCGCTACTGGTGCAGGCAAAACTATTATGACTGCAACATTGGCACATATCTGTGAAAAGTTCGGACGTACAATCATTATTGTCCCCAATAAGGACTTAGTAACACAGACAGAAGAAGATTTTGTTAACGTAGACTTAGATGTAGGTGTTTATTACGGTGATAGAAAAATGCTGAATAAAACACACACAATCTGTACCTGGCAAAGTCTAAACATATTAGATAAGAAATCATTCGACGATGATGATGCGTTAACACTGGCAGAGTTTTTAGATGGGGTACAGACTGTAATAGTAGACGAAGTACACATGGCCAAGGCAGATGTGCTGAAAAGATTATTAACACAGAACATTTGTAATGCACCTATAAGATGGGGCCTCACTGGTACTATTCCTAAAGAAGATTGGGAGTTTCAATCTATTCGTGCTTCACTGGGAGAAGTTGTTGGTCAAGTCACTGCTCATCAATTACAACAGCAAGGAATACTGGCACAATGCCATGTTAATATACTACAAACTGTAGAGATAAAAGTTTTTAGAACATATCACGAAGAATTGAAATATTTGGTCACTGATGAAGATCGAGTCAAATGGATCTCCAGTCTAATTAAGACTGTCGCAGAGAGTGGAAACACTCTTGTGCTGATAGATCGATTAGAAACAGGAAATATGTTAATGGACATGATCGATGAAGCAGTGTTTATCAGCGGTGCTGTAAAATCAACAAAACGAAAGGAAAAATATCGTGAAGTTGCGACGAGTGATGACAAGATTATTGTGGCGACTTATGGTGTGGCCGCTGTGGGTATTAATATCCCTAGGATTTTTAATCTGGTTCTTGTGGAGCCCGGAAAAAGCTTTACTAGGGTTATACAATCAATTGGGCGAGGTATTAGAAAAGCGGACGACAAAGACTTCGTCCAGATCTGGGACCTAACAGGAGGTACAAAATATGCTAAGAAACACCTCACTGAAAGAAAAAAATTCTACAAGGATGCCCAATATCCTTTTAGTATAACAAAGGTAACTATATGAGAATATTAACATTAAACAATACGGCATTCGATCTAAACGAATTGCCAGAAGAAGTGGAGGATGATACTAGATTCAGTGTATTAGATAATAGCAATCCGCAAGATCCTGATTTCTTTTTTATGCCATTGATCTTTTTAGAATCATTCAACAGTCCTGCAATTCTATTAAGGATAGGTGAAGACGAAGTACAAATGCCACTGGATTGGTGTATGGTAGTTGGAGACAAAGACTGCGGTATGGATCCAGAAGTATTGCCATTGACTAGTATAAATGAACGTGGTTTTGATGCTATGTTGTTTAATCCTATTAAAGGGTTCAAGATAGACTACAAGCCAATTGAGATCATTAATATCTTTGCTGATGTTAGATGGTATTTTCCTAAAATGAAAAACGGACAATTGTTAACTGTACCTATACGTGACGGTCATAATCCGCCGTGTGCATATTTTGTTAAAGAAGTCAGCAGGCAAAGTGAGATCCTGCAATTACATAAAATTCTGTAACACATGGGACAACTTAAACCAGGAGTCAAATATGTTTACGAAAGGCAAGACGGAACCGTCTATGCTAGAGAGTTTGGTGCTGACCCAAGCACAAGAGTAGCTGTTGGCTGGGATTGGGAACCAGAGAGTAATCCATCTAGAGTTCGAAGCGCCTCGAGAGAAAGTATGTTAGAAAATCAACTTTGGTATGAAATTAGACAAGAAGCCAAAACTAACAAACCTTTGCAGGATGCCTTAGATCATGCTAAACTAATATATCACTTGAGTAAAAAAGAATGTCAGAAAATTTAAAATTAACAGAGATACTGGCAGCAGTTGATACTGACCAAAAAGAAATATGGGGCTTACTTGATGCACAACAACAAAAGGCATTAAAGAAAGACCTATGGAATTTAAATAGATATATCAGTAGCGCAAAAAGTCCTAAGAGAGAAGTACAAGAACACTTTGTTTTATTAGTAAATGAGTTTTACAACCGCCATTGGAATGACATCAAAGACCATCCAGGCTTACAATGGAAGTTGTTGTGTATGTGCAGTTACGAAACTAAAAAAGTTATGTTTCACGAATGGATCAAACTAGTTCGTAAGGCAGAAGGTAGTTCGAAAAAAGCCAAGTTCTTAATGCAACTGTATCCCAACATGAAAATCGACGAAGTCGAAATGTTGGCAAAAATGACTAGCGATAAAGAAATGAAAGAACTGGCTAAAGATCACGGATTAGATGATAAGCAAATTAAAGAATTTCTATAATGTACAAATGTGCATATTGTAATAAAGACTTTGCCAAAGAAAAGACATTGGCAGTACATATCTGTGAGCAGAAAAGAAGACACTTGAGTAAAACAGAAAAGCATGTACAGGCAGGCTTACTCACGTATCAAAAATTCTTCCAGTTTGCACAGAAAAGTTCAAAGTCCAAAACATTTGATGATTTTGCAAGTAGTCCTTATTACACAGCTTTTGTAAAATTTGGTAGTTTTCTTGTAAACACTAATCCAGTATATCCTGAAAGATTTATTGAATTTGTAATCAAGTCGGGTGTTAAACTAGATCATTGGTGTAGTGATGACTTATATGGGTTATACGTTACTGAATTAGTAAAACAAGAACCAGCCGACGGTGCTGTACAAAGAACCATCAAAACTATGATAGAATGGGCAGATGAAAAGAAAGCAGTTTGGGAGCATTATTTTTTGTATGTTAATTTAAATAGATTAACACACGATATAAAAGAAGGACTAGTAAGTCCTTGGCTAATTTTAAATTTAGAATCAGGAAAAACAGCATTGCAAAAAATGAACGATGAGCAATTAGAAATCATAGGCACTATAATTGATCCTCCGTTCTGGCAACGAAAATTTAAAAATTATCCAGCAGATGTAGAGCTAATTAAGGATGTTATCCGAGAGGCAAATATTCAATGAGTATTAAAAAACGTAGAGACGAAGAAGAACCAGAATTAGAAGAACTGGCAGAAAATGAAGATCATATATCTAGAGATGATCTTGACATTGAGGTTGCACTTAGTGAGGAAGAGCCAGTTGTATATGTAAAATTTTCTGGATTTGAAGATCATGAAGATGCTGAAGAATACGCAGACTTTCTAGCCAGCACATTGCCTTTATTGTTATTTGAAACTACGAGATTGCAATAATGCCAGACATTGATATCGACTTTCCTGATCGACAAGCAGCCTTGAGATTGTTTAAACATTCTCAAGCCAGTCGATTGGAAAACGAAAAATTAGTTCCGCATGCAACCGGTGTATATTTTCATCAGGTTCCTATAAATGCAAGAACTAATCTATGTGCTGTGCCGTATGATCGGGCAGAGGATCAAGGATTTTTTAAAGTAGATTTTTTGAATGTTGGAGTTTACAAAGGTGTAAGAGATGAAGCACATCTCATTCAACTAATGGAGACTGAACCGTTATGGGATCTATTGGAACAAGACGATTTCACAAATTTACTATTCCACGTAAATGGTCATGGCTCATTGATGAGACAAATGAAACCACAGAGTATAGAACAGTTGGCAATGTGTCTCGCTTTGATCCGCCCAGGAAAGAGGTACCTAGTAGGGAAGACCTGGAACGAGATTGGGATGGAGATTTGGACGAAACCAGAGAATGGTGAATACTATTTTAAGAAGGCACACGCTGTAGCTTATGCAACTTCCATAGTGGTGCAGATAAATTTAATTTGTGAACAAATTAGCTACGGATATAGTTAAGATGGTCGTCTAACTAATACTATCGATTTTCTCTTAATACGTTTTGTTATTATCTGATTTAGGCTAACACAAGGCCCTAGCATTAATTTAACATCTTTAGTTGAAAAATTCCTAACTGCGTATCTAAACGGATTTATCTCTTTTGCTAGGAAAATATTGATAGGTATTTGTCTGTTAGATTCCCACCACCACGCTTCGCCTAGCTCTAAAAATCTAGTTTTTTCATCATCAGATTTAAGTGCTTTGTAATCGTACATGCTAGTAACAGCAGCATCCTGATTTATGATAATACCCACGTATTCCTGATCAACGTAGTTTATTACGCTTATAAATGGAAAATTTTGTTGTAAGTTTTCTGTTATTCTCATCTTATAAATATACTTAAAGGACCAATATGCAATTAAATCCAAGTTATTTATACTCAAACAAAATGGACGTCTTTAGCACACTTGGTACCTGGACTACTGAGAGGTATCGAAAAGTGTATCAACGTAACTTTAAAGTGTATCGTGGCGTCGACAACCGCTTAGATTTCCAAATACGCAACTCGGATCAAAAACCACAGGATATGACTGGGTATTCTGTGATATTTAATCTTTTTACAAGAGAGAGTCAAGAATTGGTGACTGTTAGGACTTGTGAAGTACAAAGTTATAGCGGTGGAAAATTCTATGTGATTCTTAGCGAAGCAGACGTTCAAAATTTAGACACAGGGTATTATACTTTTAGTCTACATGCATTAGACTCAAATGGATTAAAAACAGCATTGTATGGCGACAGCCAATACGGTGCAACAGGAACTATTGATATTGTTGGCAGCACATATGCAGAACCAATTGATAGTTTATCTGTATCTACATTTTCTTTATACGAATCTATCGTGCCTCCAGAAACTTACAGAGTAAGCGAAGTGTTAGATGCAAAACCACAATTTAATTCTAATGCTGCACTGCATACGTTTGCTATGTACGGTAAGAACTTTGTTGGTGTTGCGACTGTGCAAGGAAGTTTAGATCCTTACAATTCAATCACAAATTGGATAGATTTAGCAACTATTAATTTTAATTCAGATCCTATAAAATATCAAAATATCGAAGGTGTATGGAGTTATTTTAGAATCAAGCTAGATGTAACTTCGGGATCACTTGACAAAGTATTGTATAGATATTAAAATTAGTCTATGGCCTTAGTCATAGACATCTTACGAGATCTTATCCCATATAAGCGAAAAACTACTCCTAGTGGTTGGACTAGTTTTGATGCCCCTTGCTGTCATCACAGAGGTCACAATCGTGACACTAAGATGAGGGCTGGCATAATGCTGAACAATGAATTTGTATATCACTGCTTCAATTGCGGATTTGCAACAGGTTGGAGTCCAGGTAACTCGATATCTCCAAAACTTAGAGATCTATGCAAATGGTTAGGTGCATCAGACGACGATGTTAAACGATTAATTTTTGAAGCACTGAAAACTGAAGGCGATAATTACGTTGCTAAAGAACGAGAAATATCAGTAGACTTTCCGCCAAAAGATTTACCAGAATCATCTATGCCAATATCTAAATGGCTAGAAACGTATGACGACATGACGTCTGAATTTTTAAATCCTGTAATAGAATATCTGATCAATAGAGGTTGTAATCCATTAAGTAATCATTTCTATTGGTCACCTGCAGAAGGTTATAGTGATCGTGTGATTATCCCTTTTAAGTATCAAGGAAGGATAGTAGGTAGTACAGGAAGAAAGATCACTAAAGGTAAACCAAAATATCTTTCTGATCAACATCCTAATTTCGTCTTTAATGTAGATGAACAATTAGATGACAGCAAATACGTATTTGTTGTTGAAGGTCCGTTTGATGCCTTAGCAATTGGAGGAGTTGCCCTATTAAGTAATAATATATCAGAGCAACAGGCTAAGATAATTAATAGGCTACACAAACATGTGATCGTCATACCTGATCAGGATAAAGCTGGTCTAGATGTAATAGACAAGGCTAGAGATCTTGGTTGGTCTGTAGCGTTTCCTACTTGGGATAGCGATGTTAAAGATTGTTCCGATGCTGTTAATCGATACGGAAAATTGTTTGTAATAATGGATCTTATCAAGACTGCAACAGAAGGATCTATAAAAATAAATCTCGCCAAAGGTCATATGAAAAGAAGGCTACAAAATGCGCAAACTAATTAGAATTATCTTTTTACCTTTTATACGAATAAGAGAAAAATATCTGTATAAGAAGAGATTGAAAGAACTACGTAACAGGGATCCGTTTATCTACAAATGATTACTTGGGGAATATCTGCTAACAGCCACGACGCTGCACTAACCGTTTTCTTAGATGAAAAGATAGCCTTTGCTAGCCATAGTGAACGATTTAGTAAAATAAAAAATGATCCGGATCTAGATCGAGATCTAATAAATTATGCGCTGCGATGGGGCGAACCTCAACGAATCTACTGGTACGAAAAACCTTTTAAAAAATCACTAAGGCAATTAATTGCAGGTCAGGGATTCAATTTTGCTGAAAATAATATTAAAGAATACTTAAGAAAATTTAATATTAAGCAACCGATCACTTATGTTGATCATCATTTAAGTCACGCCGCCGGAGGATACTATACCAGCGGATGGGACAGTGCTGCAATATTAGTCATTGATGCTATTGGAGAATTTACCACAGCAAGTATGTGGAGAGGACAAGGCAGAGATATAAAACCCTTGTGGAAAATGAAATATCCTAACAGCATTGGTCTGTTTTATTCCGCAGTTACAAAAGCTGTGGGATTAAAACCAAATCAGGACGAATACATATTAATGGGTATGGCAGCATACGGTGACCCTTACAAATTCTATGATCATTTCTTTGACAACTACATAAATCTAGATGATCTAACATTTAAGCAGAACTTCCATAGAGGTATCAGTGATCTCGAAAATTTAATCAAGACAGAAAAAGATAAATTTGATATCGCAGCCACAGCACAATTATTTTATGAAGATATGTTTGATAATCTTTTGTTAGATCTGTATATCGAAACGAAAGAACGCAAACTGATTCTTAGCGGAGGCTGTGCATTAAATTGTTCTGCAAATAAACTAGCATTTCAGTGGTTTGATGATGTATGGATAATGCCTAACCCGGGAGATGCTGGTAGTAGTTTAGGCTGTGTATTAGCACATAACAAATGGCACACCTATTGGCCCGGACCGTATTTAGGTTACAACATACCCGGAGAGTATCCGGTGCAATCTATAATTAAAGAATTAGAAAACAACAAAATATGCGCAGTGGCTAGTGGCCCTGCAGAGTTTGGTCCAAGAGCATTGGGCAATCGCAGTCTGTTAGCTGATCCGAGAGATCCCGGCATCAAAGATCGTGTTAATGATATCAAACAACGACAAAAGTTTAGACCATTTGCTCCTGTAATAATGGAACACTTAGCTGAGAAGTTTTTTGATATGCCTGCTAAAAGTACACCTTACATGCAGTTCACGGCTGTGTGTCGTGAGCCTAGCAAATATCCTAGTATCATCCACCAGGATGGTACTAGTCGTGTTCAAACAGTTAACAGAGATCAACATCCTGGATTATACGCTGTACTAGAACATATGTGGCATAAACACGGTTGTGCAATGTTATTGAACACTAGTTTAAATGTCAAAGATCAACCAATGCTCAACGACTTAGTCGATGCCAAGAATTGGACCAGCCAATACGGTTTACCTGTTATATCATAAGATGCTAAAATATTAATATGTCAGAATCAAGTTACGATTACGAAAAACAAAAACTATATCTCGAAATGATGTTATCAGATGCCGAGACATTTGTCAGATGTCAAGGTATTTTTGATGCTAGTCTTTTTGATCGAAGATTAAAAGATGCGGCAGATTTTATCAACGAGTACACAAAACAATATTCAGTTCTCCCAGACTACGACATCGTCAATGCTAGTTGCCGAACAGAGTTGAGAGAACCTAAGAATCATCCAGAAGGTGCACAGAACTGGTTAATGGATGATTTTGAAAAATTTATTAGATACAAGAGTCTAGAACGTGCGATCATAGAATCAGCAGATCTATTAGACAAACACGACTATGGCGCTGTTGAAACAATGATCAAGCAGGCTGTACAAATAGGTCTAGCCAAAGACATGGGTACTGATTATTTTGCAGATCCTAGGTCACGATTAATGAGCCTCAAAGATAAAAACGGTCAGGTAAGTACTGGCTGGACTACAATGGATAAGAAACTGTTCGGTGGAATGAATCGAGGAGAGTTGAATATCTTTGCAGGTGGCTCAGGTGCAGGTAAATCTTTGTTCCTTGCGAACTTAGGTGTTAATTGGGCTACTGCTGGACTGAATGTAGTTTATCTAACATTAGAACTTTCAGAAGCATTAGTCAGTATGCGTATTGACAGTATGCTAACTGGAGTTTCCACTAGAGATATTTTCAAGAACATTGATGATGTTGAAATGAAAGTTAGGATCGTTGGTAAGAAGTCCGGGGCACTACAGGTCAAGTATATGCCATCGGGTAAGAATGCTAACGATATCCGAGCATATCTAAAAGAATTTGAAATCAAGACTGGTCGCAAGGTAGATGTGTTATTAGTAGACTACTTAGATCTATTGATGCCTATTAGTAAAAAAATCTCAGCAGAAAATTTGTTTATTAAAGATAAGTTTGTATCGGAAGAACTGCGAAATCTAGCAATGGAATTGCAATGTGTGTTTGTAACAGCCAGTCAGTTAAATCGCGGGGCTGTTGAAGAAGTAGAATTTGATCACAGTCATATTTCAGGTGGCTTGAGTAAGATTCAAACTGCTGATAACGTGATTGGTATCTTTACTAGCCGTGCTATGCGTGAACGTGGTCGTTATCAATTACAACTAATGAAGACTCGCAGTAGCAGTGGAGTTGGACAGAAATTAGATCTTGAATTTAACATTGAAACACTGCGTATCACAGACTTGCCAGAAGATGAACAAGACAACGGCAGTGGATCAAGACCAGCGAATAGCGTACTAGATGAAATTAAGCGTAAGGCAACAGTCAAGGCCAGTGTAGATCCGGATACAGGCGAGATCGATCAGGATCCTACTAAAGGTATAGCCGTTGGTAAAATCAAAGCCGCAGTAGAAGGTTCTAAGATGCGCGAGATTTTGGCCAATTTGAATAGAAATGAAGAATAGGAAATATCAGTTAGTCGAATGGTACACTGAAACTATACCTACATCTTTTGATGATTTTAATTGGGATAAAATACGTCAACTGGTAGGCAACGATCATATCGATTGGATAATGAATCGTCCTAAAACACAGTGTCAAATAATCTACGAAACAACCAATAGGATTTCTAGATTAGTAGCAGAATTCTATTGTGAACGCACAGAATTAGAGTACTGTTTAAAATGGGCTAAATAAGCTAATTAACAGTACAATTATGTGGCTAAGAGAATTTGATTCAAAATTAGGTATAGTTCGTGTAAACAAAAGCCTCAACCCTAGGATTTGGGAAGGTGGTGATCTCAAACCTGAAGTAGCAGCTAAACTAAAAGAAATCGCAGAAAAGTTCTATGATTTTATAGGTGTTGAGCTAGACGTTATAGACTATACTATCACAGGCAGCAATGCCAACTATACATGGACCGAATACAGTGATCTGGACCTACATCTTATCGTTCCCGGTACGCCCTCGCCGGAACTACGTGAGCTTTTTAATGCTAAAAAAGCTCTTTGGGCCGAACAACACGAAATAACAATCAAAGGCTTACCTGTAGAAGTTTATGTACAGGGAGAAGATGAACCACATCATTCAACTGGTGTATACAGTCTCAAAGACAGCAACTGGTTAACAGAACCCCGCAAAGTCAAACCCAAGGTAGATGATGCTGCTGTACAGGCCAAATACTACAGCGTTAAACACGATGTTGAAACTGCCATCATAGGCAACGATCTTGAACAATGTCAAAAAATCAAAGACAAAGTAACACAGATGCGCCGAGCAGGTTTAGCCAAAGCAGGCGAATGGTCAACAGAAAACCTGGTCTTCAAGTTATTGAGAAACCAGGGTCTGATTGATCGTCTTACTGAAAAAATACGTGATCTAGAAGATCAGGCGCTGAGCCTAGAACAGGCCCAGCAGTTGGATTAATCGTTATTCTTTACGCCAAACAATTGCAGCAGATTTAAGAATAGATTGATAAAGTCTAGGTACAGTGTTAGCGCACCAACGATTTCTACTTTACCGTCGCCTGTGTCTACTGAAACGATTTCACGGATCTGCTGTGTGTCATAAGCAGTAAATCCTAAAAAGATCAGGATAGCGATCGCTGAAATAACCATTTGCATCACTGAACTGCCAATGAAAATATTAACGATGCTGGCAATGATGATAGCGATCAAACCCACAAACAACAAGCTGCCTAATCCACTAAGGTCTTTCTTGGTAAAGTAACCATAGCCACTCATTACAGCAAATAATATAGCGCCTCCCATGAATGCTGAGAAGATGCTGGCTGCTGTATAGATCACGAAGATAGTGGCAAAGCTCAAACCCATTAGGGCAGCAAAACCGTGTAGGGCCAACTGTGCCTGTGATTTAGTCAAGCTTTCTAGTCCAAATGTCAAGGCTAGGATAGCTACCAGCGGTGCAAATATCACCACCCATTTCATTGCACCAGTAAAGAAAAACTGCACCAGTTCTGCGTTGAATCCCACAAACATACTGACCAGCATCGAAGTCAAAACTGCTAGTGCCATGTGTCCATAGACACGGCCCATTGCTGAATTGATTTCAGTAGCTGAACGGTAAGTTAATGCGTCTGCGCCATAACTTGTTCCAAACATAAGATACTCCTTGAAGTTTATATAATTTAATTATGCAGTCAACAGAATTAGTTGTCAAGATCTAGAAAAGTTGACATTTTCAATAAATACGCATATAATGTAACAAACTCCCGGAGCACGAAATGTTAGAACGTATCACCGAACTTACCGAAGACCTAATCCGACTGATCAAAGATGATCCGGTCCGTCCTGAAATCACCGCTGATTTCCGTGTCAAGGATGGCCGCGTGTATGTGCTGCGTGATGACGGTACTAACGAACCGCAGGCTGTGGTCTGTGTTAAATTCTGCCCGGAAATTCCCGATTCAGTAGAAAGCCTAGCCAATAGTATTAGTTCAGGCACTGCTGCGGTATTCTATACCATTTGGTCATATGCTGCGGGTGCTGGACAACGATTGATCAGTGAAGCTGCTGCGGACATCAAGAACAGTGAACCCACTGTACGAGAATATGTGACCTTGAGTCCAAAAACTGAAATGGCTCGCAGATTCCACCACAAAAATGGTGCCAGCACCTACAGAGAAAATAGTGATTCAGTTAACTATCGCTACACTGAAAAGATCAATCCAGCGTATAAATCACACGCGAATGATCAGGCCAGCGCAGCATCCACTGTAGACCGTGCAACTGGTCTCTAAACAGCAGATACCAATCTAAAGGAATAGCCGCATTGTAGTCCTGCGTATTGGCCCAGCTGCGTGGCCAATAATTGACCCACAACCGCCACTCGATCAGCAGTTCCTGTTGGGGTATCTGCAACTGTTCAGTGTAAACTACCAGCATGCTAATATTTACTTTCTGGATTAAATATCTATGGAGGCAACAATGGCTAAAATCGCGATACTGTTGTATTTTTTCATAGCATTTACTCTCAGCTTCAGGATAGGTCAGCCTGAGTTGGTAATGATATTGATACCTATTTGGGCCTGGTTGTTTAACTGGGCGGAAGAGATAGAGGACTAACATGGACAGCAAAGAATTAGCCTGCCTATTGATCACGCTGGCCTGGGCACTGTTTATCGTCTGGGGACAATTTGGCGACGAAGATTAAATAAATGTATGCACATAGAGTTCAACTTGCCAACAGGAGCGGGTGGACAATCAGCTCTATATTTCAACACCGTGCTAGACACAGAACTGGCAGAGTGGAGTGTTCAGTATAATGTGGACTATCGCAAAACACTGACCTACTACAAAGCCTGGGTTTGGTTGCCCGAACCCCGAGATTACACACTGTTCGCTCTGACCTGGCGTTGGCCCACACCACGCTGGATTATTGAAGAAAGGGATTGATATGTTACTAGGAGCGGTAGTAGTGGCCCTGAGCATAGGCTCAGTACAGGATCTAAGTTCAGCAGAATTGCAGCGTTATTATTGGGACTGTGACACACTGTTCATGCGGGGTGAACTAGGCGGACAGGATTTCCACAGTTGTCTAGCCATTACAGAAGAATTCAAAGAGCGAGTGTTTAAAAACGATCGAGAACTGTTTATGCAGTACTGGCGCAGACAAAACCTCACAGAATGGTACAAGAGAGGATTTACGCCTAGGGTAGAAGATCTGCCTCGATATAGGCACCCACAATGAAAGAGCTATGGAGTTTTGAGTTCGATCTAGAACAGCTGGAACGAGCGCACGACTATGTAAATACACACAGTGAAACCAACATCACACGCATCATTGCAGTACACGAAATCCGTGACAGCTATATCACACTAGTACACTGCGACGAATCCACAGCGATCCTGCTGTATCTATTATAAAAATAACATGAGATTAGAATTTACCTTGCCCCAGGGCGCGGGCGGAGCAGCAGCTGGCACAGCAGCAGAACGATTAAAACGACAGTTGAAGGATTGGTGCTATCATCACGCAACCACCTGCACTACACGAGTCGACGGCTATAAATTGATCGTAGAATTGGCCCGCGAAGCTGACTACAGCCTGTTTGCCATCAGCTGGAATATTGAGCAGGGACTAAAGCCCCAGTATTGCCTATAAATACCCAGTAGCCCATAGAGCGCGAAGCGCAGCGCGGTTTTTTTAAAAAGCGCGAAGCGCACAGCGGTAGAAATTTTTTAGCCATCATAGGAGCGGCCCGGATGGATCCCGTAACACTGTTTGCACTGGCCAACGGAGCAGTCTCCGCAGTTAAGGCTGGCTGTAAACTGTACAAAGACATCAAAGGTGCAGCGGGTGACGTCAAGGATGTGCTGAAAGATCTAGATCAGCAGTTCCATAACCTATACGAAGGTCGAGGCCGCAAACCTCCACCTGAAGCTGTCAAACAGTTAAATGAAGAAAAAGCCCGTGTAAAGGATCTAAACAAACGTTCAAATGAAACTACCAATCTGTATCAGGAAATTGGCAATCACCTTGGCACTTACTATGACAACTACTATAAGTGTCTAGCTGTATTTGAAGAAGAAGAGCGACGCTCAAAAACCGAAGTATACACTGGTGATTCAAGTCTGGGTAAACGGGCTCTACAGCGTGTACTGATGCGCAAGCAGCTGGAAGCAATGAGCACAGAACTGCGTGAGCTAATGGTATATCAAAGTCCTAAAGAACTAGGAGCACTGTATACTGAAGTTGAAGAAATGATGAAGCAAATGGGCAAAGAGCAGAAAACTGCTATTGCTGAACAGATGCGTAGATCAATGCGTCAAGCTGAAATCGATCGTAGGCGCAGAGATCGCATAATACACAGATCGTTAGTGTTGGGTATTGTAGCTTTTAGCCTAGTGGTGATAGTTCTTATGTTTAGTACAGTCGTAGAAAGCCGTATACGCAAATATCCAGAGTTGGGCAACTGTGCTGTGCCACGCGGCAGTTGGTTATACTACAAGTGGACTAGATTAGAGTGGGCAACCTGTCATTGAACTAAACCGAGTCCGGGTGGGGGGTATATTGATAAAAGTCTTGCCCAAATGGGGGTACAGGGGTAAAAAAATTAGGGCGCAAAAAAATTAAGGTTTAACTACTTTTTCATCATGGTGGTGATTCTGCTACCCCTTGTTGCGTTTTTACAACACTACACACATTACGCCCCCCACCCCCCTCCACCATGCCTCACCCTCCCACCCCATCCTTCAGAAAAATCCCAGAATTCCTGAAATTACCTAAAAAACCTAATCTAGCCCTCAGGGGGGTAGGATAACCCTGATCCCCCCAGGGTCTTTCGGTGGTGAGAAAGGCGACAGCACAGGGGCTGTAAAAAAACACAGTGTTGCAGTAGCGCAACACTGTGCAAAAATGCAGTGTTGTTAAAACACTACACAGCAGTAATAGTTACAATGTTGTTAAGCGCAATAGTGCGGCAAATAGCATTGTGTGTAATGTTGTGTGTAACATTGTGCGTTTGTGTGTTGCGATTAAACAACTGTTGTGCTTGCGCAGGCGTTAAGTATTGTGCAACGTCTTGCTTAGTTGCAAGTGTGTTGTTAATAAAATACATTGTGCTAGTTTGTGCGTTGTTAAAAAGCGCATACAAGTATTGTGCTAGCGTTTGCTTGTGTTGCACTACGCTATAGCAGTTAGTATGCTCAAAATAGTTTTCCTGCGCTGTAAACGCTTGCACATTGTTAGCGTTGTTAGTGGGGATAGCACTAGCAGTTTGTTTAACTAGCGTTGTGTATTGTGCGTTACTGTTAGCGTATAGCGTTACTGTTGCTTGTGTAACTTTTTTAATAGTAACGTCTTTGCATTTTGCGCTTGTTTTTACATTTGTAACATATGTAATTTGTGCGTTTTGCTGTTGTGCGTTGTTTAACACATTTGCTACGCATAGCGCAGTGATGTGTTGCTGTTGTGCGTGTTGTTGCAGTGCTGTTTGTGCTGTGTGTAGTGTTAGCATTTTGCTAGTCCTTTTTTTTGTTGCTACACAATGTTGTGTAGTGCAGTTAGTATAGCACCGTTTTGGCTGTGTGCAACAAATAATTTAATAACATATTTTCTCAAGGGTCTTTCTCGGATACGCCTACCCCGACGCAGCAGCTGAACATGTGTCCACGGGGTTAGGTGCTGTCCCGGCGCATGCAGCTCACATGTGCTGTCGGGGTTGCATGCCTTTTGTCCCTGTGCAGTGATGTTGTGCAGCAGGATCGCCCTGGGGCATGCGTCGTGCTGGCGTCCATCGAGGATCCTTGCGGGGAGGATAAAAAAAGCCCGCCGGGTCTATTCACCGGACGGGCCAAAGGGGGAGGAGTAAGCCCCCGAGCACACTACGCAAAAATCAAATCATCTGCTGTCCAGCCATTCATCGTGGCGGATCATGACGGTCCCCACCCAGGCTATCAGAAGACCGCCTAGCGATATCAGCACGGCTCCTAGTAGCATTGTGTCGTTGAGGCTGTTCTCTACGCCCCCGACCCCGAACATGGTTACGATTAATCCTACGATGAAAACAAACATACCTCGCTTCATACCGCCTCCACTGCTTGAGTAAAATAATCTGTGTTGAGATAGTCGTAGACTTCCAGGAGGCTGTCATCGTCTAACTCTCGGATACGCTGCTTGATGGTTTCCAGGTCCCAGCCATCCTCATCGAGATTGATAACCCCGAGGTCGAAGTCGAGGGCATACTGGAGAGCATCCTCGTTAGCATCGTCCCAGTAGAGCTCTAGGATCTCTACCACGGTGTCCTGTATCCTGGTCTTGATGTCGCTCATCTTGTGCTCCTTTAATTAAACAGTATCTAGAGTTTAACAGATTTTTGGATCCTGTCAACCAAAATAGGCCGCTGTGTAGCGGGGTCTATGGTGGTGTTGCACTAGCGCAACAGTGTGCGCTAGTGCTGTGTTACAGTTTAAGTAAACAAACGCAATACAATGCTGTTTTGTGTTACTACAATTTGCGCATTGTGTTTTTTAGCAATTTGCGTTAATGCTAAACAAACGCTTGTTGTGTTGTAAATTGTAACAGTTGCAAAGCGTTTACGAAAATTAGTAAAAATACGCTTTGTAAAATATTGTGCTTGCGCTGCTAATGCTAATGCGCTTAACTGTGCGTGTTGCTGTGCAGTATACAAATTTGCATACTGCGCATTTTGCTGTTTAGCGTGTAGTATAGTGCGCAATTTACTGCGTGTGTTTTGTGTGTGCTTTGTGTGCTGCACTTGCACTTGTGTTTGTGTTTGCATAGTGTGTGCTGTTTAAGTTGCTGCATAAAATTATGCAGTAACTACACTATAACACAAATTTAAAAAACTTTAGCGTTTTTAGAAACTTATTTTCCGTAGGGTCTTTATTGCCACAACTGCTGCTGCCGCTGCCAGCATGAGGGATTGCTCTGGGGTGTGCCCTTGCAGTTGAGATTCCTGGATTGACGAGGGGGGACCTGTTCAAACAGTGCGTGGCCAGGCTCCGGATCCATGTGGAACCTCTGAGGGGCGCAGCCGGCAAGGATCCCGACGAGGACCCCGATGGTGACCATGGATGAAATCTTCATGAAGGTGTGTGGGGTTGGTTGATGACCGCCAGGCCACGTGCCCTGGCATCCGCTTTAAGATATCTCATTAGTGCTCTCTGGATTCTCTCTTCGACGAAAGCCGCTTCCGCTGCTGTGAGCTCGGTCTCGGGAAGTTCGTCGTTAAGGACTTTAAGGACCACAGCCTGGCGATCAGCTGCCAGTCCCTGTGGTGTGAAGGTACACTTGCGCCATGTAGTCATGTTTTCATATACTCCGCGCCCAACTCCTGTGGAATCGTCACGTTGGTTCCGGTGGGGAATTTCTGTGCTATCAGCTGGATCAGTTGCTTGGGATCATTGTGTTGCCCCAGGAAGCGATCACTAGGATGTTCGTAGGCGTAAAGGGTGTCACCGTGCCGCTCGATCTTGACCGTGGCCTGTGCTTCAGGTTCGTCTTGTGATTCGATGGCTGCTCTCAGCTTCTGCTCTAATTCCCGGGGATCGATTCCCGCGGCACGCAGCGCGGACTTCATCATAGATCTAATGACGATACCGTGTACGGCCCAACCTAACCAGAATGCGAAAGCGAAAAGGATGATCAGTTCCATAATTGTATTTACTCCAGGTTGCTGCTGCCTTGCATGTAGCGGGGTCTATGTTCATAGTATAGCACACGACCTGCTCACCTGCAAGTCGTGTGCTGTTGTGTTTAAGCCACAGCGTATTGCCGCAATGCTTGCTCAACTGCTATTACTGCTAGTTTGCTTCGGCCGCCAACGTGCCAGTCTGTAATGTGCTGTTTAGCAAGCCCTGCTTCGCCGCAGTAATTTTTGCCATCTTTGTAATTGTAGATAGTTGCAACAACGCCGTTGCTAAATTGCAACTCCCATTCTGCGTCCGTCTTGTAAGCGTCCCCCTCGCTGTGCTCTGGGCCAAACACGTCTACAAGTGTTGCGTAATCTACATTAACATAACCCTGCAAGCTAGTGCCGTTTACTGCTTGCCATTTTGCTTGTTTAAAAGTTAGCATTTTGCGCTCCTGTTGTTCACTGCGTTATTGCAGTGTGTTTATAATAGCACCTGTTGTCCAAAATGTCAACCACGTAGACCCTGTAGATAACTCTCACGCAGGAGTCGACGCTGTTCTTTGTAGCGTAGCTGTCTGGCCAAAAAGCCCGGAGATTCAAACCAATCTTGTAGGCAATGACGGGTTTGTCGGCGACGCCTTGCTCTCATCTTCATGTTCGCTCCTTGTCTTTAACTGTCAACCAAATTAATATGCAGCTTCGTCTGGTGCACCCCAGGCGCACTCACGTTCCTGAGCGCGGATCATCTCCCACTGATCACGGATCACAAGCTTGGCCGCAGCCACGTCCCCGTTGCATTCTTCGAGGATGTCGTTATAATCTGCTGCGTCCCAGCACTCTACGATCCAATGACCGCCTGCTTCGTAGTTGTCCAGGGCATACTGATAAAGTTCGTTCATTTTGCGCTCCTTGTTGTGGAGTTCATATAATAACACATTTTGGGCTCAGTGCAACCAAAAAAAAAGGATAACCCTACGTGCTGTAAGGTTATCCTTGGAACTGCTACAGCTTCCCGGGAGCGAATCGGTTTAGGCCATAGCTGCTTCTTTGGCTGCTGCCTTAGAAGTCTTTGCGGGAGCGTACTTGCTCTCAACGTGTTCAATCGCGGACTGAACAGCGGCATTTCCCTGACCGTAGCCGATGCTGCGGAGATGGGCCACGATTTCAGCCTTGGTCATCTCGTGTGGGAGATTGATCAGGTCCACATCGTTGTGGCCGTTCTTTGCCAGGATCTTGATTCGCATCTGATCGTTGGCGAAGCGCAGCTTGGTCTTGCCATTAAGGGTTGAAACGCCTGCTACTGAAAAACGCTTGTCTGTCATTTGAGTTACCTCTCTGTGTGTTTAAAAAAAGCACCAAACCATTTGGTACGTTATTATGTTAACACCGGTTTGGTTTGGTGTCAACCGTTTTTTTGCCTAATTTGGCAAAACTTGTATCGTAACGCTTTGGGTCTCTCCCAATGCGTTCACGAAAGCATCATCGTATACTAGTTCCTTGAAAGTCAGATCCAGCATCTCTTCAACCATCGCGAGATCAGCAGATCCATCTGATGCGCATTCGATCGTTAAACGGAATTCATATGTTCTCATCGTTGCCAGCTTTCCCATTTAAGAAGATACAGTGCCAATGCTTCTTCAGCCAGATACACACTGCTCTTTTCACTGTCCCATGCCCACTTAGGTTGGGTCCCATCGAAGAAGTCAGGACGAGCAAATGCCAGCTCAGCACTGGGTCCAAACTGCATCCACAGCCAGTTACGGCTCTGGATCCATTGATTCACCCTCTCGTCTCTACCGTAGAATTCTACCCTATGGCTGAATCTGCCATAGCCATCATATCTCCGGTCTAATTTAATAAGTTTCATCATACATGCACATGCGTAGTAGCGGGGTCTATGAGTTGACTGTGTTATGAGGATCGTATTCCCCAATCAGCCCTACAGACTTACGCTGTTCCGCACCTTCCTTAACGAATGCATAGAGTTCTTCCTCCATGCGTTGCTCTTCTTCATACTCAGCGAGATACTCACTGATACCAAACATCTCGTCCAGCTCTTCTGGAAGGATATCACGAGCCTCTTCACTGGTCTGCCATTCGGTCCAGCAGTTGTCCTCACCATCCTCATAGACTCCAGCGAAACACATGCCGGGCTCGTAATACATAGCGCGGATCTTGTAGCCTTGCTCTTCCATGATGGGATAGATGTTCAAAGGCGGCGACCAGGCAGTATCAAAGTTCAGAACGATATTGTTCTCATCGATACGGCTGTCTCCTCCACGCTCGCCACAGTCCCACTTGGTTCCCCAGTTGCTGGTCTGCCAGTCATACCAATCCTTAGCGCCAAAATACTTGAGATTCAGTTGCTGTTTGAACTGATTCAGTTCCTCAGCATAACTGTCTCCCAGATAACCGGCCACGGTCTCGTGCAGTTCCTTAGGGCAAGGTTTGATGTAATCCAACATCCGCCCTTGTCTGAATGCACGACGTAGACCCGCGATCTTGCGAGGATCTTCGTGGCTGACTTCCAAATGATTGTTGCACCAATTAGGCATAACTCGCTCCTTTCAAAGTATGCGTATATTATACGCTCATCTTTTCAAAATGTCAACCAATTTCTGGTTCTGCATATCCTGATAGTTGCGAGCCATCAGTTCGTCGAAACGATCGATCATGCGATCTTCGATACGACGTGCATTCATGTCAAAGATCTGACCAACCGTCTTAAGGATCTTGTGCTGTGCCATGAGTGTTGTGCCGGGATCCTCAAGCACTGCCATGGCCCGTTGAATGTATTCAAACTCTTGAGGTGTCATACGGGGAGATCTCCCTTGTTGATTCGCCGCAGCAGACAGGTAAGAGTAAAGTCTCGATTGACCATGAACTTCTTAGGCCAGTCACGGATCTCCCAATCATCCAAGTTCATGGTCTGGTGACGCTTGACTTTGCCACGAGGACCAACAACCTGGATTTCCCAAAGTTTGCTGTTTCGGCCAATGCCACCCATCTTGGCCGTCACGACATTGTTCTGATGTTTCACAGTGTAGGTCTTGGTCTTGGGATCGTAGGAATGTTCATAAGCCATCAACTGATCACTGATGGCCTTCTGTGCATTGCGGATCTGTTGATTGCGTAATCGATTGCCAATGCTGGTCAGATCGTTGTGTGTGAGGCCGTAGAGTCCTGCCATCATCAGGATCTTCTCTTTGGCTTCCTTCTTGGCCTGTTTCTCTTGCAAGTCCATGTCTGTTCCTTTGTGCTAATAATAACAGGGCCCTAAGGCCCTGTCAACTCAATCAACTACATGCACTTCCTTAAAGCTCTCGTAGCCGTATTTCTTTTCCCACGCGGCAATAAAGTCCCCGTCTACGTCTAAGCTAACGTAGTTGTCTCCCTGCATGCCCTGCTCGCTGTAGTCTGCTTCCGCAAGGCCCTGTTCTGCGAGGAATGCGTTAAGCTCTACTAAAAAGTTGCTGTCTGTGTAAATTAGTCCGTCTTCGTTAACGTCCCAATCGTCTGTGTTAAAATACACGCACAGCTCGCCAAAGTCTTTGTCGTCTACAACATAGCCCAAGTCTATGCCTGTAATACGCACTGCCTTAGACACTTTGCTCCAGTAGCCGTCGCCAGCAGTGTTAAAAGTTGCTCTCACTGTTTGCATTGTTTCGCTCCTGTGTGTTAATGTTCAAATAGTATAACAGGGCCCTAAGGCCCTGTCTACCAAAATATTAAATACCCTGGAACTTTGAAAGGACTTCTTGTGCGCTTTCATCTAGCATAACTGCGTCCATAGCCTTGCGCTTCTCAATGTCAAGCTCTGCGCGGTATGCTTCCATAGCCAGCTTCTTTGCTTCCATTGCGGGCCAAACTACATCTTGCGGGTTGAGGTAAGGACCTGTATAATCTTCCTTTTCCTCTTTAAGTGTGATCTCGCCTGCTTTAATTGCTGCGAACACTTGTCCCCAGGTAGGCTGTTGAGGACGACCGCTAGGACCAAAAAGTTCTACAGCCTTAGACTGTAGTTTATCTGCAACGATCTCCTCCAAACGGCGGATGAAGTAAGAACGTTGTTCTGTGGACATTGCTTGCATATTGCGCTCCTAAGTTTCACTGCACATCGCAGTATCATTAGTATAGCACCTGCAGGGTTTGGGTCAACCGTTTTTTTCAATACCCGACTTAGTTATAGGGTTTCTCTTGCGGGCTTTCTTTCGGGCGGGCCTGCGTTCCTTGAACTCGTTAGCCACATACCACGCGACCAGTTGCCGTTGGATCATCGTGACCAGATCGCCGAAGTCATCTGGAACTACAAAACGGACCGGACACTTGCCCCAGGTATTGTGCTTGACGAATTCTGCATAATACCTACGATGCTGTTTATTGCTAGCATCGAATGCTACAAAAGGGCGGCCGGTCAGTTCTAGTTTCATTTTGTGGTTTCTTTAATAACCCCTGTGGCCACAGCGTTGGTTGTATCAACGGCACGGCCGAATAGTTCTTTGGTCACTGCGGGGTACAGTACGGCCAAAGTTAAGATCACTCCTAAAAGAATTTTGCCCATGTTAGGCCTCCTGTGTGTGTGAGTTAGCGATCGTTAGCAAGAACAATTTACGACCGAGCTTTCGGGCTTCGGACTTAGCTTCATTCAATGCTTCCCATATTATATCATCAATCATTCCGTCTGTCAATACATCTTTGGAATCCTCATAGAGCATGCCCCCAAGGTGAGCCTCTCCTAAGACATATTTGTCAAACACGCAACGGACTCTCAACATAAACCAATCGAGATCGCCCCGATCGATCTGTCTGCAGATATCCTCTATATCATACACGGAGTCATCGAATAAGTCTCCGGGGTGTGCATCTTCCCAGCTCTTTTCCACGACTACAGTGAATCCTTCACGATCGAGTCTTGCCAGTTGTTCCCAATGACGTTGCATGTTCGCTCCTCCTAAGTAACTACAGTATAGCACAAAAGAAAACCCTACTCAGTGTAGGGTTTTGTGTCTTACTCCTTGAATTCAATGTTAATATCGAGATCACGTGCCAGTGCGTACTGTTCTACGACGTCCATGTCGTAGTCATTGAGAACCAGCAGCGTGTTGCCTGTGAACATGACATCTAGGATGTCAAGTCCTTCGAGATCTTCTAGGATCTCGCGTTGTTTAGAAATCGTCATCATTGTCATACCAGTGCTCCGGAAGGTTTGCATCTTGTTCGTCTGCCCACTCGTTGTATTCCTCCTGGAACTCTGCATATTCCTCAGGAGTCATCTCGTAGTGTGCGGGAATGAATTCATCGCTTTGAATGCTATCAAAAGGACCCATTTCGCTCTCCTAGTTAACTGCACATCGCAGTAATCAAATAATAACAGGGCCCGAAAGCCCTGTCAACCAAATTAACCCTCCAGCTGGTAGGGTTTATTCCACTGCCCAATGTTCACATCAATGTACCAGCCTACGTCAAAGTAATCTGTCTGCGCATCGCTGCGATCGTGGTTACCGTCATTCATCGCTGGGATTAGCTCCTTGAGCAGCTCCAGGGGCCGTCCAGTGAAGTGCTCGTGATACCAGTAAGGGTTGACCTGGATGCGATCGCCTCCGAAGTCGATGGATCCCTTGCTGATGTTCACCACTAGGGTGCTGTGGTTACGTACCGCGATCGAGCCCTTGACCCCGTGCTTCTTGAGGATGGTCTTGATCGCAGGTGCCAGCTTGGCTTTCTTTTCCTGACTCATGTATGCCATGATTCTCTCCTGTGTGTGTTCAGCTATTTTGCAATGCCTGCATCTCTTTGTCAACCAAATAACTGGCCAGGTTCAGGGCCATCATTGCCGCTGTGATGGCCGCTACTCGCTCCCCACCTGTGTGCAGCATGCACCAGTCGATGAGATCCTGCGAGGTTGTGGGTGTGTCAAACAGACTGCTGTTGGGGATTGGGTTTTGCATGGTTCGCTCCTTGCTGTTGATCGTACAGCTAGTATAGCACCTATTTTGGCTCCTGCAAGAGAATCTTTTTAAATATTTTGGTTGACAGGCTGTCCAAAAAAACGCATACTGTAGGTATGCGTTCGATCGGGCAGTCCGGGGGTGGACGGCGAGGCTGCGCGAGTGGTTCTTAAAACCCCGCGGCGGCTTCCAGCTGCTGCTGAAGGGACTTGAGAGAGTCGAAGGCGGCCTTATAATGCGGGTCGATCTCTTTGTTGGGGGTGAACTGCTGATCTTGTCCTGCTATCATGCCTACGGCCCAGATAGCTCTGTTGACTGCTTCTCTACGGACGTTTAGTATTTCTTCTGCTGTTGGCGGTGTTTTATCTTGTGCGGTCATTTGTGTCCAATCTTCATATAACGGGTAAATCCCCATGTAGGGTATTTAAACGATTTCTCGCCCGTATATAAAGATTGTGACATAGGCCAACAGTTGCTGAACTCGTCTATGCTAGTGTAGCAGTGTACGTGATCATCATGGGGCATGTCATTGCCCTGTAGCGCGATCAGTGTCCCGTTGGGAATGCGATCGTACCACTCGCGGGAATCAATGTGTTCCACGCTGGTGTTGATGATTAGATCAGGAGCAGTAGTCCAGGTCAGCTGATTAACATCTGCGGTTACTGCTGTAAACTCACCCTGCCAGTGCCACAGACGGTTCACGTGTATGGCCGTGCTTTCGCAGCTAGGATCTATGTCGTAGCTGGTAACATGTTGTATGGGTAGAGTGTTCTGTGTGCGCAACAGCAGGTTGGTAGTACAATACCAGCCCGCAAGTACATGTATGCGTAAGGGTTGCAGCGGGGTCAATACCTGTGCTAGTGTCTCCCCGAGCCAGAGCTTGGATCCTATCTGGCCTGAGGAGAAACTATCCCAATTCACCCTTCTAGATTCTCGTAGATAACAGTCTGTCCAAAGGGTGCTTCTGCAGAAGTATTGCCCTTGACGATGAACAGGGTTTCACAGTATTCTTCGTCACCCCAACCACCGCAGGGATAACCATCTGTGAACATAATGAACTTCTTCGGACGGAGATCACGCTCTTTCATGTATTCCCAATTGACTTCGAAGTCTGTGCCGCCGCCACCTTGAGGTTCATAGCTCAACAATGCGTCACCGTCGTCGTGCGTGAAGCGTTGTGGGTTATAGATGTCTGTGTCAAAGCACCAGATGTCAATAGCGTAGTCCTGATACTGATCCATGATGCCTTTAACCTCTGACAGGAATGCAGTTGCATCCTCAGTGCCAATTGAACCTGACATATCAATGCCGATGGCCACGTCAATGGTCTCATCGTTCTTCATTCCAGGAAGGATAGCGCCACTGTGCCAGCTCTTGCGATTAGGACGGGTGAATGCGTAGTCATTACGCACGATGCTCTGGATGTTCATCTGCAGAACATCACGCCAGTTCATCTTAGGTTCAGTCAAGTCCTTGAGCAGACGTTGCACACCTGCGGGCACCTTGCCAGCACCTGCGGCCGCGGCACTCTGGATCATTGCTTCTTTGATCTCGTCACGCAGTTTCTCTGCTTCTTCCTTGGTTAGTGTAGGCTTTGAACTTACACCCTGGCCACTCTTGCCTTGTTTATCGCCGCCTGCACCAGGACCCTCTTCTTCGTTGATATGTTCATCAAGCAGGTCGCCCAGTTGCTTGAGCAGTTGGCTCATAGGAATCTTCTCAGCCTGCTCCCAGAGCTTGTCGTAGATCTCTTCCCAGGCCATGCCACGATACTTATTGTCCTGGCAGATCTTGACTTCAGTAATACGCTCGCCGATGCGATCATCTACGAGGATCTGATTCACAGCGTAGTCCTGCGCGATGTTGCTGAGCTGACGATCACGGCTACCAACACGGCCAAAGTGATCAAAGACACAATGCAGGATCTCGTGTGCGAACAAGAACTCCAGCTTCTTGGTGTTGAGCTTCTTGACAAACTCAGTGTTGTAAAAGAAATTACGCCCGTCAGTTGCGGCAGTAGGGCACCAGTCGTCTGCACAACGGATCTGCATACGGGTGGCCATGTTGCCAAAGAAGGGAGCCTTGAGTAGCAGTCCTACACGGGCTGTGATTAACTTTTCTTCGATTGCTTTGTCTACGGTAACGGGCATTTCGCTCTCCTAGTTGCTCAGTGTCTTTACAGTATATAGTCGCAGATTAGTTCTGTCAACCAAAAAGGTGGGAGGGGAACCCTGAGCAAGCCCCCCTCCCTAGCGCACGAGGTCTTAGTTCTCCATTGCGCTCAAAACATACTTGCCAAAACGCTTGTGGAACTCGTCAAAGTTCTTGAGCTTGGTGGCATCCAAGGGCAAGTTGTAATTGGTAAGGGCTGTCTTGGCACCCATAACCACCAACTCAGTTGGGAAGCAGTCCATCATGTAGCGGAAGAAGTTGTCTGCCTTGGCATCCCAGTCCTTGACCTTCTTGTCTGCCATGTCCTTGAGCTCATAGCAGAGGCTAACGGTCAAAGAATACATCGCCGACACTTCTTTGATAGCCAAGTCCTTGACCTTGCCTTCGAGGATGTCGATGGCCTTGGGCAATTTGCCTGCGATCTTGCGGTGTGCCATAAACTTGTGTGCAAGTCCATCACCCACAGCGCCTGCGATCAGATCAGTCAGCGTGGCTTCGTCAGTGTCATCGTCCTGTAGCAGATCGCTTACGAACGACCAGGAGCGAGGCGTAGCGAATGCGTGGCTGGCGCTCTTAGGATCAAAGTCATACAAGTCCTGCTTGGCGAAACCAACATAACCAACGACCTGCTCGTGGATACGATTCAGGGTGGCCCAGTCTTGCCAGTCGTCGAAGTCCACTTTGGCTTCCAAGTGCAGGAATCGATTAGCCAATGGCTTAGGCATACGATAAGTCACGCCACGGTCACCATCGCGGTTACCAGCGGCAACGATATCTACACCCTTAGGTAGCACATAAGTGCCAACACGACGGTTCAGCACCAACTGGTATGCCGCGGCTTGGACTGCGGGTGGAGCAGAGTTCAGCTCATCCAGGAAGATGATCGCACGGCTGTCTGGATCCTGCGGCAGTTCTGCGGGAGGAGCCCACACCATGGTCTTGGTGTCTGCGTTGTAATAAGGGATACCCTTGATGTCGGTGGGTTCCCAAAGGGGTAGTCGAACATCGATCACTTCACGACCGGTGTCATCACCGATCTGCTTGACGATATCACTTTTGCCAATGCCTGGAGGGCCCCACAGGAACACAGGACGGCGCTTTTGGATGGCCTTCAGGATAGCCTTCTTGGCTTTCTTAGGACCTACGGTACGGATTGATTTGTCGCTCATTTAAGACCTCGTAAAGTTGAAAAAACATTACCTCGCTCAGTTGCTCAGTGTCTTTATTATGCCGCCAAACAGTGGACCTGTCAAGCGATTTTAACGTAATTTAATTGTGTTGTTTTATCGCCACGCTGGCTCTTGATCTTGCCTTTGACAGTCACAGTGCCCTTGATATCCTTGGGATACCAGAAGTCCACGTAGCTTTCACCCATGCGAGCGAAGATGCGATACTTCATGTATTGTTCACTGAAGTAGCTGCGGTAGACTTCTGCGCTGCCCACCACACGATCTCCCTCGTTGCCCGCTAGCTGCTCTGAATCCCGGATGCTGGCATCGATACCCTTCTTGAGGATGTCTCTACGCTGCGCTTCGGGGAGGCTGCTGATGATGGCAAAGTCCAGCATGTCACGGCCCGTGAACTCGTCCTTCTGCGCGATCTTGAGTACACTGCGCTCGAAGTCGTTGATCTTCCCGCTGAGTTCTTTCAGCAGCAGACCCTTGAAGTAGTGGCGCACTTCAGCACCCTTTTCTAGATCACCCTCTTGCAGCACAGAGAAATCATTGGCCTGCAGCCAGGACTTGACCATGCTCTTGTTCTCACGTGTGGCGATCTCGCCCGTGGCCTGATCGTGTACAGGATATTTGTAGTATCCCTGATTGATGCGATCTGCTGCGACCGCCAGTGCCCAAACCTGATCTGCTGTAAACATGTCACGCTCCTTTGTGTAAGTATCTACACTATAGCATCAGTATTTAGATGCTGCAACCAAAAAGAAAGGGCTGCGACGGCTAAGTGCAGCCCCTTCCAAAACCCGCCCCGGGAGCGAATCGGATTGGATTTTGTACGCTAACTCAATTAAGCGAAGATCTGCTTGCGCTCACCGTTAACATCGCGAGATGAAACAGTGTACTGGGCGCGGCCTTCAGTGTTCTTGTACTTGCGTACACGAAGTCCTGCTTGGCGGAACTCAGTCATGCGAGCACGAAGGTTCATGATGCCGTAGGTAGCAGCAGCCTGGGCTGAGCTCAAGCTATTGCCTGTACCGCGAAGATAGCCTTCGAGAAATTCTTTTTGAGTTGTTTTAAGAGTAGTAAATGCCATTTTTAAAGTTTCCTTAATTAACGGCTGTTGTTCAACAGCGTGAGTTAATTATAGTATAACCCTGGGAGCTGGTCAACTCCCAGGTTTACCAATCACTTCTTGACCGTGACCTCTGTCTTGAGATAGGTTCCGATGACCACCACGGCTAACCAGGTCCAAAACGTGTACTGGATAGCCAGCACGGGGAACAGTGTATTAAGTGCCCAGATAACCACCCAGGGGAACAGGACCACCCAGATCAACAGTGCCAGGATGATACCAATGGCACCCAAACGAGTTAACAGATTAAACATATCATGCACCTTTCATGCAGGTTACTTCAGCCATACTCCGCCAGTTGTCAGGAAAGCTCTTGCGCAGATCTGACACCTTCAACACCATGCGCAGGCTGAGTTCGCGCATACGTTGTTTATTATCAGTGATGAATTCGACCACCTCATCGCGGACGGATTCTTCGAACTCATATGAATCCAGCATACCATCCTCTACGATCTGGCGGATGCGCAACATCTTCTCACGTTCCGTGTCCATGGTCAGGTCCAGATAGTGACAGCGACTTTCCAGGGCCTCGAGGTGATCACGTAGCTTCTTTGAACGAACGTGTTCAAACTTGATGTTAGTGATGAAGATAGCACCCGCTTTAAACTCAAACTTGTCAGGTACGCCCTCATTACGTAGCACCCTAGAATCAGTGTTCCAGCTAATGGTACGCTTCTTACTACTGTCCAAGGCCGCCTTCAAGATGTTCAAGCTGAGATCATCCAGCAGGATTGAGTCACAGTCATCGAACACGATAACGTTACCCTTCTCTGAATACTTGTACAATTGCGAGTAAAGACCCACAGCACTCATGGCGCCCTTGATCACTTCGTACTTGGGCTTGCGTTG